AATTGAGCTAAACTACCTGATGGTTTATATTCGCTGCCGTCTGGATTGTATATTGCCATATAACTATTTAGTGTGATAGCAGTATATAATTTTATACACAACTGCTTTTTGGAGAGTGCCAATATGGTAGACATCAAAACAAGCGAAGCAAATCCTGTAGGTCAAGTTGTAACCGATGAATCTATTGATACGTTTATTGAAGATGCTAAAGTTCAATGGGACGAATCAAATAAAATAGAACAAGCTCAACCATGGTATAAATTTTGGACTAAGAAAGGAATGATAATTAAAGCAACAAAATTTATACTGCATTGCTTAGATCAATTTGTTGTTTATGTCGATGAAGCTCTAGATAATAGTGCAGATAAGAAAGCCACCGTGATATACGCCACAGAACAAATTTATGATCATGTGATTGTTGAAGCAATGCCGATATGGCTCAAGCCATTTGCTCCTAAAATCAAAGATGTAATCTTTAATAGCATTCTGTCGCCATTTATCGATTGGATAGTGTCCAAATATCGACAAGGTTGGAAAAAACCAAAAAGCCTATTGAAACCTTTAAGCTTCTAAGGCTTTTTGTATATTATTTTTCTATCAACTCAAGCTTAACTTGCTGGTAATTGAGATACTGCCGCCACCACTGGGAATTTCAAAAGCCGAAGTTCCAAACTTCTCCAACCACAATAATTTGTCAGAAGTGTCTGTTATATAGTAACCATAAGCAATTGCACTTCCGCTAAATGTAAAGGTCTGCTCAGAATAAACAGCCGTGGTCACCCCGCCAACTTGAGTTGTTGTCCAATTGCTAGATAACAATGTGATCGGCACATAACCAGCAGCACTGCATTCAGTTAAATTGGCCTTGACCGTATAGTCGGTAGGCGTGTGATCATTACTGTATAAATGCAATACCGGATTGCCTGCTACTGTCATTCCAACAATATATTGCAACAAAAGAATCTCACCATGAACGTCTGGACACACTATTGTCATGAAAAAACCTCCAAAATTATATGTTTATTTATGCACATGCGGGGTAAAAATTCAAATTTTTTTACTCTATATACAGCATGACAAACAAACTTTATGAAATCATGATGGGCAGTCTTTTGGGAGATGGTTGTTTATGTCTAAATAGCATTCGTTCAAAAAACGCAATGTTTAAAATAAAACAATGTGAAAAATTCGAAAAATATGTACATTATCTTTACAAACAATTTGATTCATATGTGTCTTGTGAAGTAAGAATGGGCATATCGAAAAAACCCTCCAGAAGAGATGGAAAAATAATCCATTCTCTTGAAGAATGGAATGGCGAATATTGCAAACATTATTATTTTTGGACCAAATGCAATCCAGACTTCACCAAAATTTGGGAAAAATGGTACAAAAATAAAACTAAATGCGTTCCGTCTGATTTAAAATTGACGCCTCGTATTTTGGCCCATTGGTTTGTACAAGATGGACAAAATAACGTTTGCAGTAAAAAGAGATGCAAAAGCGTTATTTTACATACTCAAGCTTTTAGTGAAAACGAAACCCAATTTTTGGTTGATTGTCTTAAAAATGAATTCAACATCACAGCTAAAACTTGCAGAACCAAAAAAGGAATGATAATTAGAATATCGGCAAAATCCTATTTTCATTTTATGAAAATCGTATCAAAATACGTCAAAGAATTTGGCGATTGCTTTGATTACAAGATAGATATAAGCTTAGCACCCAAAGACAAACAAGGAAAATATTGGTCAGGACCGATACTAAACAGAGAAAAAGCCAACAATATCAGAAAATTAAGGTCAGAAGGCTTTTCTCTTAAAAACCTAGCCAATACTTTTAATGTAGGTGTGTCAACTATTAGCAAAATCGTAAATAACCAAATGTACAAAGAGTCTGGAATAAATATTACAGGCAAAGCTGCGACAAAAGTCGGATATAAATATGGCAATTAAAAATAAGGATGGAAGCGTCTATAAATTAGTAGGTCCCAATCCGATAATACAACACCAAGATAATTGGGATATTTCTCAAGTAAGATTGATTAATATGCGATTTGGATCAGAGGTAATTAAAGATAAAAACAATCCAGTTGAGAAATTCAAATCTGATTTCAATGTCCTTAATATTTCTGAAAAATTAAACCTTAAAACCAATGATACCTACATTCCAACTAAAGATTTTATCGAAGAAATCAAACAACCTGAAATCGTAGAACAACCTGTCGAACAACCTACAGAGCCTATTGTAGAGCAACAGCCCGTCAAACAACCTGTGCAATTAGAAGCATTATTTAAAAAAGACGGAGTTAAATTCTTCTGTGCCCCAGCAATAGGTACTTTAACACATGTTGATTCTTTATATGGATCAACATACAACACAACTCAATATGGAGACAAGTTTATTTTTGAAGCAATCGTTGTAGATCAGTCCGATTTACAACTGCAAATATGGTCGTTAAGAGATATTACAATAAACTCCATTATCCACTTGAAAGTAAAAGAAGGAGCCGAAAGATGGTGGAGAATTAATCAAAAACTACCCAAAACGGGGGGATATCTTCTAACAGCCATTTCATCCGATAGTTGTCCAGATTTTAGTTAGATCTAGGCACAATGTTAATGGTTACACCTAGTTTTTCGAATTCCTCACGGTAATCATCCACTGCTTTCCTATAAGCTCTTTCATAAATCGTGGTTATTAACCGTCCACAATCTTGCAAATCTTTTTCTGTAGCTAAAACTGTAGCTAAACGCTCTACAACATCATTAAAAGGAAGATAATCTTCTTTCAATAATTCACTAAACCACTTCTTTAGAGTATAAGCTTTGGGATTTGAAGCATATTTGAAAAAATCGCTCATATTGTCACTTTCTTTTTTTGTGTTTCTTAACTTTTACTTCTCCTTCAACGGAAACTCCCATAGGATCGCCTACTGTTCCCCACCAATTATACCCACAACCGTCTTTTACCTTTTTTCCATCATAAACAGCATATGTTTCTACGGTTTTCTTCCAAGCTTTATAATTCATGAGCCTGTGTTCTTTAACATCATCAAACAAATCCACCCTCTCTTCGTCATCATCAAATAGATCCACTCGTTCATCTTCATCGTCATCAAATAGATCTACTTTTTCAATCGGAGTTTTTCCAGTAATAGGTACATTCACACTAAAACTCGCTGGTTTTGGAGGAGGAATCACAAATTTACTAGGCAAAGTTGTCGTTTTGATTGCACTGGGTAAAGTTGTCGTTTTAGCACTTGGAGGTTTTATTGTTGGAATATTTGGCTTTTCAACCTTTTCTGTTTTAAACGAATATCCGCAGGCACACTTCCTAGCTTTAGGAGAGTTCTCTGTTTGACAGTTTGGACATTGTTTTTTAGGAAGTTCTTGAACTTTTCCTGTTTTAAACGAATATCCGCACTTGCATTTAGAAGTTCTCATGCTAAGACTGTTTCCGCAATTGGGACAATCTGATCTTTTCTTCTCTTGTGTGCTTAAGATTTCTTCAGGATTATTTGCTCTTGATTGCAATATATCTTTAGATTTTGGAGCAATCTGACGTTGAACGTCTTCTTCTCCTGCCGCATCATATGTTGCAACAAGATTCTGTGTGAGTTGATTGTATTTTTCTTCGTCCCCGCCCGCCATAGAAGAAAATGTAAGTTCTTCAGATCTATCTGTATTGTGTTTTAGTACAGTACTTCTAATATAAGCCTTTCTTGCATCAAAAGCATTTTCGCCAACAGCTTTGACTACTTCTGGAGGAAAATCGTTGTTTAAATCTTCCCAAGTGTAATCTTTCAAACGGCTTTTTTTAATCAATTCCCTTACATATTGCTCTTGGTCTTCTGGGCTAATACCTTCTTTTTCTAAACAATTAAAAATATTTCTCTTTGAACCCTTGTTTAAATTACCAAATTTAAAAGCAGGATTGCCAGTAAACCAGTACAAAGCTAATAATCCATCGCTTTTAATCTTTTCTGCGGGTATCAATTCTTTATTTTTAGTGTATACTCGTATTTGTTGCTTTAATGAGGCAAGATCATTTTCATCATCTACTGGTCCGTTTGGCTCTCCCCAATCTCCTTGCATCAAGTCCTGTATTAACTGTCTTCGTTCATGTTGTCTTCTAAGCGGAAATATTCCTAAGCGATCACTAGGAAAGCTAGATACAGTCAGTGGTTTTCCTGTTTGATTTCTGGAAAGCATAGCAATGCTAGTATCGGAAAATTTTCGTTCAGGATCGTTTTCGTGAACAATCTTATAATTCGGGTACTTCAGTATAAATCGTCCATCATCTAAAGCCACCACTTTGATTGCATCATAAACATCCCCTGATCCATATACTAAAGCTCCTTCTTTGCCTTTGACAGGTGGATTGCCAGAATTCCATCGATATCCAAGCTTGATCAATTTTTCTTCAATATAATCCAGAGTAACGGGCTCTTTAGTCAGATCTGATAACTGACACTTATAAGTATATGAAGACGAGTCAATTCCCAGTACTTTGTGCAAGCTTACTTGACGTACATTTTGTGTAAATTTGGCTTGTAAATCGGGAAATTTAGCCAATGCACCATTAAAGAAATGGTAAAAATATCCTCTCCAATTGCCTATTTTGGTAGGATTGGCTACTTTTTCTATAGATTCGATGCTTTTTCTTATTTTGAGATCATCTTCAAGCCAATTCCAAGTAACATACAAAACGCCTTCATCTATGTCTTTAGTAACATAGTTGTACAAATCTTGTTGTTGTTGTTCGGTTAAATACAAAAGATAGCAAGGCTTTTTTCTAAAAGTAGTTTCTTCTACATTTCTGAAATAGTCGGTACTGCCATAGAAATGGTGATAAAAGTCTTTGCCTATTCTTATGGGAATTTCTTGAATGCCTTTTCGGAATATTTCCAATATAATGTCTTTGTTTTGCACAAGATCTGGAGTAAGCTCAAATTCCTTTTTCTCTCCTTGCTTGCCTATTATGTTGGTTATATTGTCTGGCTTAATTTCTTGTGCTGTTTCAGGTTGTGTTTGAAGACTATGAATGATGTTGCTTATTTGGCTTCTGGTTTCTTGATCAATTTCTTTGCTGATATTGTCGCCCACATAATCATTAAAGGCAGTTCTGGCAGCAGAAGCTAGTCTTTGAAACTTTTTAAGACTTTTTAACATTGTGCCACCATAAAACTCAGCTTGTACTTGTCCTGTCTCTTTGCCGCTAGGATCGGTGCGATATGTTATTTGTGCTTGTGACAAATCTGCATAATGTTGCTTATTTCGGTCATGTTCTCCATGTTTTTCATCGTCTGGTAGCCAATCGCCTTTTTCTACATATTGAAGATAACCATCTACGCCACCATATTTGAATGGCGGAAGATTTTTTGATCTTAGAATGTTATTTATCTTTTTGATTTCATACCCTTCATGCTCTCCATTCATAGTGGGAATGTAAATCCATAAAGGTTCTTTAAAAGCAATATCAATCCAACTTGCTGCTGCGGATAAAATGGGATCTTTTTCTCTGGCAATATTCGAAAACAAATCACATGGGTGAATATCAGCAGGATATGCTGATTCATATTCATCTCCAACAGAAACTATTCTTTTGGCCTCTGCTTTAACTTCATCATCATATCCGTATATTCGATTTCTGACCATATTGGCTATATTTTCTGGCAATGGCATCAATTTTCCCAAATTTGGATGTGGGTCTTCTTGATCGTTTAACAATGCACAGAGTCTATCTCTATACTGAGAAGCTCTTACCATGCCATCTGTCATTAACCATTGCAATACTTTTGCTTGATGTTGGTAAGAACCAGGGATTACAGAGACGAAACAAGCCATTGAATCTGTCATTGGGAAGTTTAATGTATCAACATCCCATAATGCTGCCATTTCTAACAATTTTTTATTGTCTAGATAACTTTTGTAATTTATCATATTTCAAACTTCCGCTTTTATCTATATATAAATATTATGGCAAATTGTAACAATACATTAGCAATTGGAAGACCTTCTCAACAAAGTTACAACAATCTTTGCGGAAGCACCACCAAAACCACCACCGGCTGTGAAACCAGTGGAAATTCATGCAAATACGTATCTGCTCATGACCGCAAGTTAGGCAGCAGAAAACACCGTGAAAAAGTCAGAGAAGATATTAAAGATTATGTTTTGCTCATGCTGGGAGCCCCAGTTGTCAAAGTTGAATTAGATGAACAAAATTTAGATCTAGCAGTCAATCAATCTTTGAAAATTTTTGAAGATTATGCTGGACCAGAGTATTACGACTACTATACGTTTCGCAGCATTCCTGGCAAAAGTGTCTATAAATTGCCTGACGACGTAGGCATGGTACGCAATGTATTTTATAAAGAACATGGAACTTTTGCTTTTCAAGCTTCTGATCTTGATGGATCGATTCCTATTGAGTATTTTTACCCAGGTGGAGCTTATGCCTCCATTCAAGGTGGATTAATTGATCCTATTCAGCCTATGTGGGGAAGAATGGGAGAATGGGTATTATACAAACAGTATGAACAAATGTTCAGTAGAGTCAGTTCAAATATTGGTGGTTGGGAGTGGGTATCAGATTTAGGTTGGATTAAATTGTATCCAACGCCTTGTCGTTCTCAGTTGGTTATTGTTCACTACCTTCAAAAGTGCAAGGATTTCCGTGAGGTGACACAGGCTATGCAGGAAGGAGCTTTGGCCCATGCGATGATCATGTTGGGTCATATTCGTGGTAAATTTTCAGCACCTCCTGGTCCTGGCGGGGGCATGGCGTTAGATGGTGAGTATATGAAGACCAAAGGATGGGAACTTAAAGAGAAATGGCAAGAAGAGCTAATAAATAAGTTCTCAGATTTCCAAGGACCAATTACTCTTGACTAAAAATAAAACTTCTACATTATATAATTGTAGAGGTTATTGTGTTAAAAACATTAAAAAGAACAACAGAAGAAGTGGCTGAATATTTTCTCCAGCAAGGATGCGAGTTATTAGATGAATATGTTGGCTGTCAAAAACATATGAAATACAAGTGTTCATGTGGCACAATATCACATATCACATGGAATAATTTTTCACGAGGTAGACGTTGTGGTTATTGTGGTCTTACTGGTAGAAAGAAAAAATACTCCTTAGAAGAAGTAAGGGAAATATTCCGTGAAAGAGGGTGCGAATTTCTAGATACAGAATTTAAAGGAATCCATCATAAGTATCACTATCGTTGTAAATGTGGTCAAGAAGCAGAAATAGATTTTGCTGCTTTCTATCATCAAAAACAAAATTGCAAAGAATGTGGTTTCGAAAAATTAAGAAAATCAAGATTAAAAACGAATTTCAAACGAGGCTCTGATCACTATTGCTGGCAACCAGATAGAGAACAATTAGCACTCAATAGAAAATTAAGACAGAAATGTTGTAAGATGTTATCTTCTACTTTAAAAGCAACTGGCAAAAGTAAAATCGGACACACAAGCGATATGTTAGGTTACGGACCAAAAGAACTTCAAGAACATGTTGTCAGCCATCCTAATTGGAACTCTATTAAAAATGGCAGTTGGCATCTTGATCACATATTTCCTATTCAGGCGTTTATTGATTATGGAATCACTGATTTGAAGCTAATCAATTCTTTGGATAATTTACAACCACTTACACAAAGTGAAAACAACAAGAAAAAAGACAAATATAATAAAGATGATTTTGAGCAATGGTTAAAGATCAAAAATTACACTGTAAGTACTAAATAAAATATGCGAAGTTTTATTGGTTGGTTAAAAAATGACTTGTTAACAGAATCCGACACACGATATAGTGTCGAGATTAACTATAGAACCAAAACAAATGAAGTCTTAAAACATGCTGCGAAAATCACCTTGGGATATGCTTCAGCAGCTTTGAAAAAACAAAATTTTCATGTAAAGCAAGTATTCGAACAAGAACCCTACCGCATCATGGTTTCTTCTAGAAATTGGGATGATGGAGAATGGGTCTGTATCGTATCCTGGCACCCAGAGCATCAATGTTATTACATCAGTAAGGGTTTTTACAACAAAGATCGCAAAAGCGTATCGATACCTTCAAAACCTGAACATGTACAAAAATGCGAAGCCGATAATGCTTCAGAAATTGTAAACAAAGTAAAGAACATTATGCATTCTTTAAAAGATAAGCCAGATCGACATATCGAAAAACTTAAAAAAGTACCTCTTAAGAGGGGTCCAAAATAAGTTAACTATTTTTAAGTTTATCAAAATCTTCAATAGCCAAGATTAGTCGATTATAAGCATCTGGATAATTAGGACAAGTATTAAACCTCAAGAAAAGCATGGTTTCTTTAGCAAGATTCAAGCAATTGCTTTTAAATGTTTGCATTTGCAAGAACTTTTCCTGTAATCTTACTGCATCTCCCATAGCAAACCAGCCTAATGATTTCTGGGCATATTCTAGTTCATCTCTAATTTTATTGATTTTCTCTTCAAGTTGAGCTTTTTTAGATTTTTCAGCCATTTTGCACCTCTCTTTAAACTATATCAGAAACCTTTTAGATTTCAAATAGAAAATTTACAAATTGACAAAAGAAATAAACTTTGTTACAAACACGATTATGACAAATCAACAAAAACTAAATTTAATTGCCGAGAAGATTAAAGCATGTCAAAAGTGCAAAGAGTTGGCTGAAAACAGATTGTTGACGGTGCCAGGAAGCGGCAATCCTAATGCTAAAATAGTATTTTGTGGAGAAGCCCCTGGAAAAACCGAATCTGAGCAAGGAGTTCCTTTTTGTGGAAGAGCAGGGCAACTTTTAGACAAAATCATTCTTTCTTGTAATCTTAAAAGAGAAGATGTTTTTATTTGCAATGTTTTAAAGTGCAGACCTCCCAATAATCGACCTCCTACGCTAGAAGAATCTGCAAATTGCAGACCATTTTTTGATTTACAATTAGAAACAATTGCTCCAGATTATATTGTGTGTTTAGGTGCTACGGCAACAAAACATCTTTTGCAGACAGAAATTTCAATAACTGCGATGAGAGGCAAGTGGCATTATTACAATTTGAAATCCAAAAAAGTAAAGGTTCTTTCGACATATCATCCGGCTTATTTGCTAAGAAATCCTTCTGCTAAGGAAGAAGTATGGAAAGATTTACAATTATTGATAGAAGATATTAATAATTTTCAATAAATACGACTATATTATAAGGACGCTTTTTAAAGGAGTGCATTGTGAAATATAGAAAATTCACGAAATACGAGGCAAAAGAAGTTAGAAAAGAACAATTGGCAAATGCCATGCATGGAGAGGGTTTGTATTTATTTAAAAACTCTTTGAATGCAGAATTAACTCTGCCTCGTCCCACTAAAAGTGGGAAAAGAACCGTAGGTCCTAAACAAGAATTTCAGGGAGACAACTATTACATGCAATTGGTTCAACAAGGACATTTGCGATTAATTAAAGTTCTTCAAACACCAGAACAGGAGAGACAAATTATGGAACAAAAACTAATTTTAGATCAGCCAGATACAGTTACTACCAAAGGTAAGGTAGAACATGTTGTTGATGAAGAAACCCCAAAAGCTAAATTGAACGAAGCTGATAATCAACCAGATTCCGACGTTCTTCTCAATGAAGGTCCAGTTGATGGCGGTTTTGTAATTTTGGACGAATAGGCTTGCATATTACAAAAAGATCATTATAATAATTGTTAGGAGTACAAAAAAAATGAAGCCCAAACGATGGACTGATGTTTATCCTTACGGAACAAAACAGGGAGATGAAGAAGCAAAGTTTTTCAAAGCTCTTGCTAGGCATCCCAAGTATGACTATCGCAGCACTAGTCAACTCATGAAAGAAACTGGATTATCAAGAGAACGCATTGAAGAAATCATTGATAAATACACCAGTTTTTCTCCACCTTTGATTTATAGCCATCCAACCAATGAAGATCACTGGTCTTACTGGGAAAGATGCCAAGATCGATTAGGAAAAGACAAAAGAAGTCTTAGCCAAAAAGATCAAGATTACAGAGTTGATCGACACTTGAAGGGTTCGCCAAATCTTATTCAAAATGAAGGCGATGACGCAGATAGCTCTAAATAATTTAAGTAAGATTTAATCCCATATCTTAAATCAAAGCTCGGAAAGTAACCTAGTTCTTTTCGAGCTTTTTCTATATCACATTCGGTATGATTTTGATATTCTTCCGAAAAGGGGCAGTCCACATAAATTGGCTCAATGTTCTGATTCGTCAACTCATTTATTATCCCTACAATTTGATTGAATTGGCCACTAGAACCACTGCCAATATTGTAGATTCCGCTTTTTTCAGATTCTAAAGCTAATAAATTAGCTTGAACCACATCATCTACATATACCCAGTCTCTTTTTTGTTCTCCCCATTTAAATAATTTTGGCTGTTTTCCACGAAGCATGGTTCTGATAATTTGCCCTATCATACTCATGCGTTTGCCTTTATCTTCTTCTCCTGGCCCATAAATGTTGCAGTATCTTAGTCCTATAATCGGAATGTCTGCTTTTTTGTATTTTGCGATATGTTCAAAAGTAATTTTTGATTTACCATAAACAGTCAGGGGGTTTTCAGGGGTTTTGCCTTCTATATAAGGAGCAGGAGCATCTCCATAAACCGCAGTGCTTGAAGCGAAAATGAACTTCTTGCAACCATATTCCACAGCCCTATTTAACAAGATTAGTGAATCCTTTGTGTTTGCTCGAAACATTTCCTTATCATCTTGACAACGAGTATCGTTATTTGCCATGAGATGTATGACAGCATCTTGATTTTCTAGGGATTTCCAATCAATGCCTGTCAATGTCATGTAGGTGACTTTTTTCACGCCAGGAATTTGAGGTTCGGCACCTGTAGAGACAATAGTGACTTCATGACCTTTTTGAATTAAACTGGCAGTAAGATTTCTGCCAACAAAACCGGAGCCTCCAGTTACAAAGATTCTCACATCATCCTCCTACATTAAGATAGTAGGGGTGATAAAAAAACCCCTGCTGGTTGTACAACAGGGGGTTCGGTTTTGTTAGAAATTAGCCTTTCGACTTAACCGACTTGGCGTTCTTCAGATCCAAATAGGCTGAGGCTGAAGTTGGAGCAAAATAGGCGTCTGGATATTGGCTACGAACATAACCATCGGGATACTGACCACGAATTCCAGAACGTGTCGTGTTTTCGTCCGTTGTCGGAAGTGAAAGATTTTTATCTTGGCACCATTTTACAAAATCTATCATAATTCATTCCTCGATAAAGTAAGCTTACACTTTATATAGTGTTTTGTGTTATTTTTTTTCACAATGTTTTGACAAAAGATCTGCGATACATTATATTTACGTTTTTGGGTCAAAATTTTGATCAATTGAGCAATAATCAATGAAAATCAAAAAAGTAGAAGTGACACTGTTATCGAACGCCAGTGGAGATGATCTCTCTCCCCACATGTATCGCAAATGTATTTTCTGTCAAAAGACCGTTTTTTTGAATCAAGAAAATCTGTTCTCTTGTGATAAATTGAGTGGAAAGGGCAAATTCTTTTGTCCGTTTTGTATTAGAAATAGTTTCCACTTAAGCGAACAACATGTTTTAATATTTTCCTTCAGAGCGATTTTTGGACACTACTATTACACTCATTACAATGGCACGAGTGCAAACAAGCTATATTTAAATGAAATCAAAAAGATGATTTATCAACATGAAAAAGCAGGACTGAAACACCCTGGTTTTTCATATGATTCTGAAGATTATCTTTGGTTTGTAAATTTCTCTAAAGTATTGCGATTTGAAGAATCCATTCAAATTTTAACTAAAATCACTCAATCTTTTAGAATCGAAGAAATATACAATGAAGATGTTTACAATACAGTTCTTGGAAAATTCGCCAATTCATTTAAGATTTTTTACAGAACAAGAAAAAGACCAAACAGCGAAATCCTAATCCCTACCTTCAAAGGGTGTTTCGCTCAAGAATTTGAAAACAAATATTATGTAGAAACCAGATTATTTTCTCCAAATTTACTCAAAACATATTGACAGAATACTACATTAAACTAAAATTCTATTTACGTCAAATGAAAGGATAATGCCATGACGACATTGAATGTTACTGTTAGATCGAAGAAGGATGCCTTTGAAGGGACCGTTACCATTCCAGGGCTTCAAACAATTAAGTTGGTAAACAAGGAAGGCAAGACATTGTTTTCTAATACGAGTTCGTTGAAGAATGTAGCTCGTAGTGTAGGTAAGCGACTAGGCATGGAAGTAACTTATGTTGAGCCAGCAAAGGCCACAAAAAAGCCAGTTAAGAAAGTCACGAAGACTAAGACAACTTGCTGCCAAACAACAGAATGTTGCAATAGTTGATGTTTATACCAACTAAAAAGGCGTCTTTCGGGACGCCTTTTTTTTATTGACTTACTAATTTATAATATGGAGGAATAAAATGCATCATAAAGAATCTCACATCGAAACAAATATTGAAGAAGCAATTGAATTCGGAATGCCTAAAGATATAGGAAAATTTGGCGACAAGGTAATTCTAAGTTACGAAGCTATTGAAGACGCATTATTTAATGAAAGAATGCTAAGTTGTGTTAGATCAAAGCCATTTACCGAAGAAGAAATGGAAGAATGGAAAAAAGCAGATGAATATCTTGACAACTTAAATTGGGAAGAAGCCAGTAAAAGAGTTCAATTCATTGATAGGCCACAACAACCCGATTATGACCCTTGGGATGACAATGATAGCTAAGAGTTGATTTGTTTCCAAATAAGATCCAAATATAACAGTTTCTCAGATCCGGTCTTGGTTTGAACCAAATTCCACAATTCCTTTATCTCATTAAATCTGCCACTATTTGCTATTTTTTGTGATAATTCGCTGTGCATCATACGAATAGCCCAATCTTCAATTGTCATAAAATCTACTAACTTGGAGAATTCTAAATCCACATGACAAGCTCTCCCAGGAATACAAACAGTTAACGTTCTTTTATGCTCTAAATTCAAATCCGTAAAAATCAATGCATCTTGTGGATGCGAATCCTTTGTGTGTCTATTCCAAATTTCTATATCTGATCTCAATGTCTTGACTAGTGTTCCAAACGTCATACAGGTAGAACTAGTGTATCTCCAATGAGAACTTCTGGTTCTGACAACTTTAGAAGATTCGCCACCATCATAAAAAGCAGTGTACTTGTCAGGATGATCATACAAAGTCACATAATCTGCGTGTTTAATTCCCTCTTGTAAAAATTTAGGAACATCAGGTAAATGAAGATAGTCATCCTCAACAAAATAAACCAACTCATCATCCTTTTCAGATAATGCTTTTTCTAAAGTAAAACGTAAAGAACCAGCATTGCCTAAATCTGTTTCTACATAAGGAATATCAAAACCTTTTACAGTTTTCATGGTTTCTTTGCCACAACGATCCGCAATAATCAGACCATTTTCACCAAAAGCTTCAATAAAGTTGTGTAAACAGGTACGTTTGCTTGCTCCAATCAACTTGTGTTTGACATAACTTTGATCACTTATTCTGTAAAAGAACTTCATTTAATTTCCCCTTTACCAATTCAAAAGCTCCTGCCCAATCGTCTCTCTTTGGCTGTCTGAATAACAACACACTATCATACCAAGGAGTTGTGTCGCCATCTACTTGCCATCTCCAATCAGAATTGTACGCATTAACAATCCAACACGGCACACCCATAGCCCCTGCCAGATGAGCAGTGGCTGTATCACATACAATTAAAAGATCTAACCCCATCAGCACTGTTGCTGTGTCTTCAAAGTCCTGAATGATATTGGTTAAATCAACCAATTTAAAATCCTCACAATCCTCAATGTAATCTATGATTTCTTTTTTTGATTTAAAGGCGGTAATGTCTTCTGGAGTGTTTACATAATGTCCATAACACCTACGATTTTGATCAATCTGCAAACTAAACAATTTAACGCCTTCTATGTCCTTGATAGGACGAAAATACTTAAGAGGAATTGATCGTCTTTTGTCGTGAGGATGAGCAGGACTTCCTGCCCAAACAATGCCAATATTAAATGTATCTGAATATTTTTCCATCAATTCCTTGAATTTATCAGTGGATGCTTTGATGTAAGGCTTGCCAGATATTTCATAGTTATTTAATAGATTTGGTAAGCTAATAATGGGGACTTGATAGTCGTACTCAGGAAGTGTACTGTTATCATCAGAATTAATGTTAAAATTGATAACTTTTGTTACCTCTTCCAGTCTTTCAAAGAGCCTATTTAATGAATTGATGCAATGCAGATATATAATGGCTCCACGTTCCTTAAGATGCTTTAGATACCGCACAAAATGAATCGAGTCTCCTAATCCTTGTTCACAATACACAAGAACTCGTTTGCCATTTAGGTCTGCAACACCATCCCATCGCTTATTTTGATCGTAATTTTTCAAATACCCTTTCATTTGAGGGTAAAAATCAAATCTCCACTCGTATTCCTTAAATCCAGCTTCCCAATTTCCCTCTAAAAAGTAGTTGTAACTTAGGTCGATATGGGCAGCGATATAGGTTGGAGAGATTTCCAATGCTCTTTCAAAGCATTCACGAGCTTTTTGAAGCTCTTTCATTTCTCCATAAACCCCACCGAGATTAGAAAGAACACGAGGAACTTCTTCAATTTCCAGAGCTTTTTTCAAATACATAACCGCCTTGTCATAATCTCCTATATGTCGATATTGTAAAGCCAAATTGTTATTAAAGAGAAATTGTGTTGGAGCCAATTCAATGGCTTTTTCAAAACATTCTATAGAACGCTCAAAATTCTCTAAAGCACTGTAGGCCAACCCAAGATTGTTCCAGTTTTCTGCTGAATTTGGATCAATTTCAATGGCGGTTTGAATAATTTCAATAGCTTCTTCAGTTTCCTCCAGTCGATATTTACACAATCCTAATAATTGCATTGCAATTTTGTGTTCTGGATCACATTTCAAAAGTTGTTTTAAAATCAATTCTGCAACTCTCGGCTTGTCTGTGATCATTTGAGAAGCTGTTTCAATGGCTTGATCTATGATTTCTTTTTCATTCATGTGAAATTCCTTTACGATAATATAGCATCCAAAAACATAAATATATTAGCGAGGTGTATATGGGATGTGGATGTGGAAGAAAAAGTGCTCCCCCAAGAGTTATGGGAAATCGCATAATCAGACCTTCGGTTGGCCCTAAGTCAATTGCAAGAGGAACTGCCGGTCCTTCGCCTGCTACCTTAAGAGCTTTAGGGCTACAATCAGCCCTTTCTCCTACAGAGAGCGTTAAGCTTGATGAGAAACGAAGAACAATAGAAAAGCTCCGAAGAGAAGCTGTCAAGAAAAAATTCAATAAGTAGAATCCTCTGCCATATTAATCTTAGGTTGTATATTAGGAATTTCCCAATAATCCGTAGAAATTTCTGTGTTAATTAACGGATGTTCTAAACATACGAGCAACTTACAATCCTCTTCAAACCAAACATACAAAACCTCTAATGGAATAATATCTGAACTTTTCTTGATTTCTACCAAGGCTATTGGCTTGTTTTGGATATCTGTTAGGAAATACCCCTTAATTCTTTGAGAATATTTATCCATCATTATAGATTGATGGATTGTGTCTCCTATGCTATTGCGTTTATTGCAAGTAACTAGCAAATCTTTTTCAGTTTCTGCAAAAATGGCATTTGTCACATCAACAACATCGATTCCTAAAGAAGACTTAATAAAAATGGGATCAAAAGGCGTTTTTAACCTAGTTTTTTCAAAATCCTCATGTTTTGCAAAATAAAGACTAGGATGTTTATCTCTTCTTGACCAATACCAAAAATATTCTTTGTTAGATCCCAAATCCAATTCCAAACCAAAGACGGATTTGATAAGCATTCTGAAATTAAGGTCTTTGTCGTAAGCTACTTCTCCTGTTAACTTTACCGTCATTCCGCTTCTAGTAGTGTAAAATGTGGTTTTCTTACAAATCAAACTATTGATTTTTTGATTCTTTCCATTAATCTGATCGATAATTGGAGGAATGGTTTCTACAGGCTTTAGTTCGTTGACGTTTATTTCGATTGTAGGGACAGGATTTATGGATTGTTTTTTAATATAAAGGACAATGCCCAAAATATTCACACAAACAATGATAGAAATAATGAAGATCTTCATATTTTTACAATAATAATTTCCACAAAAAAAGGCAAGGTGAAACCTTGCCTTTTTCAGGATTATTCTTATAAATGTTAAGATTCACTCATTAGGGTAAATTTTGGGGTAATGTTCAAAATATCGTCTTGAGCAACAATACGAGCCGTAGCAAAACGTTCTGCCCATAAAACCTGATTGGAATTGCTTCCGTAGACAAAGTAACCATAAACAGTGTTACCTACCGTGCCGCATGTCCAAGCTTGTACTGTACCATATGAACTTTCTGCATATGTGTTTGTTAATACAGCAGATGTCCAACCAGCACGAGTTAATGTTTTAACCACATAGTTGGTAAAGTCACATTGTGTAAATGATGCAGGAACAGCGTCATTGTCACCAGGAGTTTTATCGTCTTTATACAAGGCCAAAATGTAATCTTCATTCGTAGACAAAGCGTCCTTTAACAATTTATCAAGAAGTTCAAGTTCTCCCAATGATGGTACTTTTAGTGCCATAGCCTATCTCCTTTAAATTTTTTTGCAAAAATTCAATTTTTAGTCTTATGTATAGTAGTGTAGTAAAACCAATTTTTAAACAATGTTTTTATGTTTTTTTAACCGTCACTACAATCTAAATTAAAAATATAAAGTATATATACGAATATTGGGTGGTTCTGAAATCACAAGGAGAAATTAATGAAATATACAGAATGGCAATTATTGACAGAATCTTTAGGTTCTAATTTCAATTTGGGTTTGGGCAAGCCCAATGTTGTTGGCGGTTTAATGGGTCGTCATACACCTGACGAAGACATGGGTGACGAAGACATGGGTGACGAAGACATGGGTGACGAAGACATGGGTGACGAAGACATGGGTGACGAAGACATGGGTGACGAAGACATGGACGACGAAGACATGGACGACGAAGACATGGACGACGAAGACATGGACGACGAAGACATGGGCGACGAAGACATGGGCGACGAAGACATGGGCGACGAAGACATGGGCGACGAAGACATGGGCGACGAAGACATGGGCGACGATGGAATGAAAGATACTTTAGCCAATATAGACCCATCTTTAGCAGGGCTAGATGACGAAGACATGGGTGACGAAGACATGGGTGACGAAGACATGGGTGACGAAGACATGGGTGACGAAGACATGGGTGACGAAGACATGGGTGACGAAGACATGGGCGACGAAGACATGGGTGACGAAGACATGGGTGACGAAGACATGGGTGACGAAGACATGGGCGACGAAGACATGGGCGACGAAGACATGGGCGACGAAGACATGGGCGACGAAGACATGGGCGACGAAGACATGGGTGACGAAGAAGATTATGGCTATGATGATGATGGAGAAGACATGGGTGACGAAGACATGGACGAGAAAGATCTTAAGGCTCAAGATGTCTTAAAGAAAATTAGTGATTATTGCAACAAATACATGTCTAACGAAAACACTCAAGAGCTAATGAAGCGTGTAAGTGAATCTATGTTGCTTAATGACGAGTGCAAGTGTGGCAAAAAAGAATGCAGTAAATGCTGCGACAAGAAAGCGGAAAAATGTGATAAGAAAGCAGAAAAGAAATGCGACAAAAAAGCAAAAGATAAATGCGAAGAGAAGGCAGAGGATAAATGCGAAAAGAAATGCAGTAAGGATATTAAAAAAGAAAATGATGATTTTCTAAATTCTCTATACAAACAATCAAATGTGCAAAAAACTTTCTATGATGGAGTAGAACCAGCAGGGCCAGGAGATGTTGGATTTGCACCACAAGGCAAACTCGGCATGTTAGGTGGTTTTTCATCATAGTAAAACCCTACCTTTGAAAAAGAGCCGGAATCCGGCTCTTTTTTTTTCTAAATTTTTTGCTATAATCACAACATGTCTACACTCGACTACTTTGACATGTACTATTTAATGGGCTTACGTCCCGTTCCGTTGATTATCAACAGCAAACGACCCTATGCTAAGCGTTGGTCTAAATATTGGAACCTGCAAGAATCGAGAATGAAAATTCGCACGATGCCAAGTTCCAATCTTGGACTGCTTCTTGGAGATATAATCGATGTAGAGAGTGATACCGAAAAAGCCGAAGAATTACTTGAAAAATTGATCGGCAATTATCCTCATCCTTGTTATAGAAGCATTAGAGGAAAACACCACCTTTTCAAATCTCCCGATAATAAATTAAGACTTTTGAAATACAAAGGGATAGAATTTAGAGGAAATGGGCATATGTCGGTTGTGCCGCCCAGTTCTTTTCATGGCCATTATTACAAATGGATACAAGAAATAAAACTGCCAATTCCAAGTATGCCCAAACAGCTATTAAGACTTTACAAATTTGTCAAAAATGGACAATGCATGTTTGTAAAGCCAGGGCACATCAAAATTAAATGTGAAATTTGTGGAGATTATTGTTTACTAAACAAGAAAAGATTGGAAAAAGAAATATTGGCATTCAAATCCATGAACATGAAATGGCATTGCAAAAAATGCCGAACGGTTGATTTGAGACCATTATGCAGAAAACATGAAATTAGAAGCCATCGAGCATAATTGCTCGATGGCTTTTTTTGAATTAATTCAACATCCAATTTGAATAGAATTCAGTATCTTCTTGATTGATCATCTTTCTCAATCGCTTGCTGATACTGATAGGCAAGTAACGGTAGACAATATCCAGGTATTCGGATGCAATGTTCTTGTCTCCGGTATCGATAGCCTTTCTTAACTGTTCAAAATCATAATTTAAACATTGCCATCCATCAGCCAAACTGTCTCCTTCATAAGCTTTGTCTTCGTCAAAGCTCCAAAACTCCCAAGCCTTTCCAGATTGTACAAATTCAATAACAAAACCACAGATATCGTAAATCAATTCTGTACATTGTGGACTTTTGAGCCAAAAATTGCCTAGTGATCGATATTCAATCCCATAATCTTTCGCTCGATATCTGCCAGCTTGTCCGTATAATTTCCTCCTAATACTGGAAGTTTCATCCTTGTCCAGCCATAATGAGGGAATTCCTAAAAATAAATCCAGCATGTAAATCGACAAAATTGGCTCTGCATCATCTGACGACAACATGCTATTTCCCAAATGAATATGCCCTCCACAAGATCGCAAATTTCCATCAGAAATCAGTGAAACTGGAGGATCTTTCATTTTCAATTCATAAGCACATGAATCTGGAGAACAGCCGACAACTCGTGCCTCTGGATGCTTCAATTGGTCATCAGGATAAATTTGAGAAGCTTGAATGTGCAACTTCAAAGGAGAGACAATTTCAGCATATATTTTAAGACATTGCTGAAAATTCTTGATTAATTGAGACTTGTTCTTTACTGGCTTTACAGCACATTCAGCCATTACATTATCGTAATAAAACTGATGACCTTCTATGGTGGTTCGGTTGTCACTATCGCCAGACAGCACTCCAATTGCAGAATAGTAATCTCCATCTTTAACCAACATAAATTCTGGATCACTTCCAAAACTAAATTTCATCGCATAGCTCCTTAATTAAATTCTCTGTGCCAATGATCAATCAAGCCTTTTGTGTGATTTTCTGAATATCCACACAAGCCGCATTTATCATGATAAGTACTAATCGGAATAATGCGTCCATTTCTATCTTTTACAGGAAAATTTTGCTTAATTTCACGATGAAAAACTTTCCTATCTCCATACCGTAAAATCCGTGAGATTGCTGACTCAGAACGACGTAAAAGAGCAGAATCGTTACTGTAAGAATCTACATGTTTTGAATTGTACGCAGCGGTTTGTGCTGCTTTTACTTTTTGAATGGTTTCTTCAAATGTGTCGCCCAAATTATGGACTAATCCCACCCGAACCAACAAAGTATACAAAGAAATCATAGGAGGAGATTTCATCCATCTCCGACTAGCTCTGGCAATAAACACTCCGTTTCGTTGATATCGTTTGGGAGGATTGCAGCATTTAATAAATTGCGTTTTTGTCATCCTCAAATGAGATTCAATTTGATTCAAAAATTGCTTGCAATTTACAGTGAGCTTTGTGGCAAAATCTTTATCCCGATAATTTGCCAGCATAATTCTGGTTTCTCCCATGTAAATGGGAGGATCGGCATAAGGATCGTAAGAAAATCCATAAATAGATCTCTTCTTTTTGTTCAAAAATGAATACAAGGCATCTTGAAGAAAGTCTTTGCACCAAACTAATTGATGGACTTGAACATAATCTTTGGAGACAAAAGCGTACTCAAGACCTTCACTGGCAACTTGAGCCAACTTTTTAACCTTAGGATGCCAAACAACTTTTCGACTTCTCATTGTTTTACCTTTCTTATTCAAGTGATTCTTAAGAGACGAAGAGTATTTAAATTTGAATTCGTCAATCGTACTATATTAAACTATGACTGTCAATGTCTAAATATTGTATTGAGGTATAACCATGACAGATTATTCAAATGCCATTTCCTTTGTTCTAACAGGAGGATCTTCTAATATCGATCCAGATAGCTCTTTGGGAGGAAATCCCTCCAACCGTTCAATTGCCAGCGGACTATTAAACAATCTTTTTTCTGATGTCAGTACAGATCAAAACGAGTCAGGTTATGAAGATTACAGATGTATTTATATTTGGAATGACAGCACAGATTCATTTGAAATTTCATTATGGACAACAGAGGAGCCTGATGTAGGCTCTAATATTACAGTAGGAATTTTGAGTCAAAATGAAATACAAAGAATTGTTATTTCTCCTATTCCGACAAGCGGATCTTTCATATTGATGTACGGTGGCGAACAAGCCGTTTGTGAATACGATATTAATTCTCTTGGGCAAAACGTTCAAAATGCTCTCAATGGCTTGTCAAGTCTCAATGGGGTCATAGTAACCCAAACAAACTCCACCTCGATTGTATTGGATGTGAAATTTGCAGGAGAAGATGGAATCAAAAGTCATCCTCTTCTTACTAGTCTGCAAGATATAAATCACTCCTTGTTTCCAGATGCAAGCATTGCTATATCTTTAATACAACAAGGATATCCAGTCAATACAATTCCAGAATTACTCAGCGAATCTACCACAGCCCCTGTAAATGTTTCTTTTACAGAAACATCTTCCACTTATCCAATAATCATTCCAAAGCTCAATCCTGAAGATGGTTTTCCTTTGTGGGTGAAAAGAAGTACAATAGCAGGAACAATTTCTAAATCTAACGATGGTTTTGTACTGAAAATTAAAGGAAGAATAATATGAAATTGGTAAAATGCCATTATTGTAAGAAATTTTGCTTTTGCACTGCACAAGTAACAGAACTTAGTGAAAATGTTATTTCTTACAGTATTTGCAAGAATTGTACAGACGATTTGTATCCAAAAGAAGTCATTAAAACCACTGAAGAATTGGTCGGTTTATTAAAAAAACCTGTTTTAAGAGAAATTACATGTATTTGCGGTTTTACAGCAGCCGATTTTGAGAAAACAGGTCGTTTTGGTTGTCCTAAATGTTATGATGTCTTTCAGTTTTATGTTAAAAAATTCGTAGAACCTTATCACAAAGCCTCAGAACATATAGGAAAGAAACCCAAAAAACAAAATGCCATGAAGGAAATTAATGATTTGAAAATCAAATTAAATCAAGCAATTGAGCTAGAACAATACGAAGTAGCATCAGAATTGAAAAAAGAATTAGAAAAAACCATTGAATTATGGAAAAATATTTTAGGATCAATTTAATGCTTCATGTAATTTTCTTGGATCAATAATCCCAAGACCTTCGTAAAATGCCCTATTTTCATTTGAGGTATCTGGAATTGGCATTGTGTAATGTCTTAAAATTTCACGATAATCATCTACACAATTAATCTTCAAATTATCTGGCTTTTTATTTCTGATATATGATAATAATAATGCGGCCACTCCAGCAGCAAATGGTGCCGCACTAGATGTCCCTGATAATGTGCCATACCAATTATTAGGGAAAGTGCTAATAATGTTAACGCCTGGAGCCATAAAATCGAGATTTTCTCCAGTATTGGAAAAACTTGCCCGATGAAAATTCTCGTCAATTGCCCCAATAGCAATTGTCTCTGGATAATTGGCTGGATAAAATATCTCCTTAGTTTCGCCTTGATTACCAGCAGCCACAAATACAGGAATATTCCTTTCATAAGCAAACTGAATCGCCTTTCTTACCTCTTGTAATTTATTGGGTGTGCCAAGAGACATACAAATTATATCTGCTTTTTGTTCTACAGCCCAACGAATACCCTTAGCAACATCTAACATATTACCAATGCCTTTATCACTTAAAGCTTTGATTGGTAATACTTTAGCCTTAGGACAAACACCTACAACTCCAAAATCATTATTGGATGCTACTAATATTCCTGAAACATGTGATCCATGAGCATTACCATCTATGGGAGGTTTTTTAGAGTCAAGTAAATTAATTCCAGGCAATAAATTATCCACAAGATCAGTATGGGTGATGTCAACACCAGTGTCGATTACGGCGATTACCACACCCTCTCCTTGAGTATGCTGCCAAGTTGTTGGAAGATCAAATGCAGTAATATTCCAGCCTGCATTTTGCTTTACGTCTTGAATTGAAATACATTCTTTTTTTTCAAATGGAAATAATTTACAAGTATATTTGCTCATATTGACCTCTAGAAATATCTAGTGATCAATGGTTGTATATTCTGGAATAATTAAATCCGCAATAAGCTTTTGATGTTCAGGAGTGGTGTTTATTTCTAAAAATTTAGCTATTCTGGAAGCTTCTTTCCAAGAATCTTTCTTGATATCTTCGTAAGTAGTAAATATTTTTTTAGGATATCTGGCCGTATTTTCTACTAATTCGAAATGAGATTTTGAAATGTTTTTAAGAGCTTCGTTGATAGTGACTTTTTGGCCATAATGATCTTGCATGTGCCTAACCCAAGAAACAGCATTATGATACACATTTCTAAACACAATGACCAAATAAGGATTGGGCAATTTTGGCACTATCAAATTAGCAAAATGATGCGATAAAGCACTCTTAAATCCCCAAATAGGACTCTTTTGATGTTTTTTAATCGCATCTTCTAAAGCTTTGCCGTATTTTTGGTTTAATTGCAAACAGGTTTTTCCAGATTTCAAATACAAATGCATGCTCGATGTGATATCGATGAAATCAGGATTTTCAAATGATCCTTTAGGATTCTGAGGAGATTGATTGGAAGTTTCTCCCATAAACACCCCTAGAGTAGAGAGAATTCCAGCAGTCATTGAAGTCCCACTGCGTGCTGTGCCTAAAACCAAAACTGTTTTTAAATTTTCTGCCATAAATCTTCCATTTGTTTTAACATCATTTCTGTGGTGACTTTGTTGATGCAATCCATTGTTTTTGCTTCACAATTATAATTGTAAGTAAATCCTGGCTTTTTATGATGACAACCCAAACAAGACAACCCCTCGGCAAATACAGGTTTTATGCTTTGTCCAACCAGTCTTGTTTTAGGATCAATCGATCCGAAAAATGCCACTCCTGGGATGTCAAATGCCTGTGCTATATGCATAGGCAAAGAATCGACCCCTATAAAATAAGCACTATTTTTAATAATATGAGCCAATTGATGGATTGTAGTCTTACCGAGCAAGTTTAAATCAGAAATGATTTCATTGTCAATAGAAGTTCCAACATTTATTACTGAAACCCCTCTTTCTCTTAAATGTTTAGAAATGATATTGAATTTTTGACTGGGCCAGCTTCTACCTACCCAAGATGAATTAGTCGAATGAATTACGACATATTTATTTGGTAGATTATCGAAAGGCTGAGTGTGAATGAACAGCTTACAATCTTTTACAGAAACTCCAACAACATCTGCGTATGCTTCTAGCATATTGATTTGGGGCCGAATTTCATAAGCCATATCTAAGTTGTAATACAAATCAAAACTACGTTCAGAAAGTTGGCTTGAATCTATAACACGATCAATATAAGGATTGTTAGTAACTATTTTACTTCTGATAGTGTTGAAGATTATTTCAACGCCAGGATATTTCATTTTTAAAGCGGGGGCAATTGCCGCAGCTATCAAAACATCTCCATCAGATACATTCCTTTTAATTACGATGCTCTTAACTTGTTTAAAAGGTTCGGGACGAGCACTAGTCACAATCGAATCAATTCTTCCAGAATCTATCCATTTGTTTTTAAAGAAATTTCTGTTGTGTTTGATGTATTTGTGACCGCCAGAACTTGTGTGTGATACTATATGATAAATCTTTGAATTGGGCTGATAAAGTATTTTGTACCCTTTTTCTCTTACAGCCATGCACAATTCAGAATCTTCCCAATAAGCAATGCGATAATTAGGATTAAACCCCCCTATTTCATCAAAAACTTTTTTACGCATCGCAATACAAGCTCCAGTCACCATTTCTCTTTCTTGAATTTCAAACAAATCTGCGGGAGCATTGTCGATTTTAAAAGGATCTTTTAAAACCTTATTTCGATAACTATTCCTTCCAATATGCATAAAAGTCATATACTCCCAATTCCATTCAGAGCCCGCACTGTCAATAGTGTTGTGAAGCGTACCTCCATGTTTAATCTGCATATTACCCACAATGCCAACTTCTGGTTTTACTAATAATTGAATTATGGGTTTGATCCAATCTGGAGTCAAAATAACATCAGCATTTAGGAAGATCAAATAATTTCCGGTTGCGTTTTTAGCTCCTATGTTACAAGAACTGCCAAAACCATAATTTTCAGCATTGTAAATGATTTTTCCAATCGGTCTTTTTATTTCTTGTTTGCGATACGACCATTCAGTAATCAATCTATCTTTAGAGTTTAAAGGACAACAATCATCCACAAAAATGATTTCTGTATTCAAAGTGTCCAATAAATCCCAGGACTTTACAAAATCTTTCAAAACGTCTTTACTTTTGAATATAGGAACAATTATGGATATTATGGCTTTATCTGTTTTGGTAAACCAAGCTGGAGTAGGATATTGAACAAATGTTTGATTGCTAATGCTTGGAATTTCTAATAGTAGATTTGATCCTCTATTGACTAAATTAGAAAAAACCTTTTTAGGTCTTGTATTTTTAGATTGACGTACTTTTTGATTAGGAGGTTTACTTTGTTCTGTTCTTGGGCTGGTTATTCTTCTAAGGTTTATTCTAGCTAATGCTTGTGATATTCTTTGATCTTTAGTTAGTTTTTTTCTATTTTCCATGCATTATTATAGCAAAAACAACATCACATTTGTCCTAAATCTGGATCAGTATTTAAATTATCACCAGTAGGAATTAACGTGGTTTTTCCTTGCTCTTCTTTATCTTTCTGAAGATCTTCCAGGGCATTTTTAATTTTGGCTGGCCAACCAATTACTTTTTCAGGACTTACTCCTAAAAGCTGTGCCATTCCATTGGAATTACTGCATAATTTGATGAAGTTTTCCCAAAATTTGCCGTCGCATAAATCTTCTCCAGTTCTGGCAATAGCAATAGTTTCAGAAGAATCTCCGCTATTCATTAGCGGAGATTTTGCCTTCTCCATTGCTTCCCATACTTGATCAAAACTAATCATTTTTAAACCTCAATTAGATTACCAATAGCATTGGATTATCAATATCGGCATATTGGGTTTTTAAATAAGTAGCCAATTGACCATAAGCCGTAATGGTGCCATCGTCATTACGAACGATATTTTGTCCCCTTAAATAACCAGGAATATATGGAGAAAATTGTGTCTGATGAACAGCAGCATTGGTGCGACCACGATCTGGGCTATTATCGTGCATATCGGGATGTAAAATTGCTGTTTCTTTGGAATTGGTAATAGGACCAATTGTTTCTTGCGTTCTGCGATTCATCAATACTTGAAATGTGATAATTGGGTGCTTAATGTTTGTGCAGCCAATTGTAGAAAGATTATCTTCATATTCTGTTGGAATAGCCATGTTTATACTCCTAATAAATAATGTCGGGACGATCTATTGAAATTGGTACGTCTCTTCTTCTATCGTCAGGCACAATACTGCCAGTACTTGTATTTATACGTCTTGCTTTTGTTTTTTTATCGATTCCATACAAACGATCTGGATTAATTTTCACATCATCATCAGATGAGGGTTTTACACGATCTTTAGTTGTATATTTCGATTGTACAGGCATATTATCATTGGTTGTGTAAGGAGTGTCAAAAACCCCTCCATGCATTCCTGTTTCAAACCAATATTTAAATCTCATGAAATATATATATCAATATGAATACTTTATTTCTTTTATGCTGTTTCGTTTTAGGAGCAGATTCTCCTGGCGAATTTCCGGTAGTTTTTCACACAAACCAATCTTTACTAAAGGTCTCTGATCCGCAGTACAAAACCACTTACACAGAACCTTATACTTGTACTGCTCCAGATCAACCATTAGAAGGAGTTCAATGCCCAATTCCTAAAGAATGCAGAGTTTTTAACAAAACTGGCATTCAATGCGTCTGGGCATCTATAGAAACACTCGGACGCTGGGCAGAATGTAAAGAATTATTAGAACCAGAAGCTTTAACAGAACGTTCTCGATGCAAAAGTTTTGCTGGACCTTCTGATGCTTCTGAAGTTTTAAACAAATATAAGGTAAGATTCGAACAATCTGCTCAAGGTCGAGAAAAAGGCATTGCCTTAATTAAAAAAGCCATGAAAGAAAAACGAGCCTGTCTTTGGTCTATCCCAGGTCATGCTATGGTTATTTGTCATTATGACGAAGAAAAAAATGAATTCATGTGGATTGACAATTCAGATCGCTCCCTGAAAATTCAAAAAGGCACAATTCAGACTTTCAATAAAAAATGGGATGGTTGGATTCTGGTGATCTATGCTAATCCAGATCGATTTGAAAGAAATATGGTCAATCAAATCCCTATTATAGATCGAAACAACCCCCAAGGCACCTATCCTCCAGATTATATTCCAACTCCAAAGGATAAACAATGAAATTTCAAACATGGAAAGAAGCAAAAGGACGATTTGATGATGTAGATCTTGGAAGGAAAAGCATTCCAAATCAAATTTTGATTTATAGACGAAATTTAGCAAATCAATTAAAAGAATTATTGGAAGAGCCAGAATTTCAAGATGTAACCCTAGTACAAGATCTGATTAATCGTCTTGAAAACAAATAAATTATCAAAGGGATCTCTTACGAAATAACACTAAAATAAATCCCAAACCAATTACTGGTATAAAAACTAAAGGTTCTGGTGTTGGAATCTCAAGCGGCTTTGAAGAACCCAATAAAGCTTTTGTATTTTCAACTCCAATACCAATAGCAAATAATGTAGTGCTTAAATCTCCTGGGCACCCAACCAGTAGATATGGATTATCTGCTTGACAAAAACATACCATTCTGCCCATTGAGCAATCGATAACTTCTGGTTTAGGACCAATGCCTGGACAAGTATTATATCCATCTCTAATAATAATGAAATCTAATTTAGAGCCTTTTAACATAGAACCATGACGAGACAAATGTACAAAATCCCCTGGAAACAAAGGATCTGATGCGGTGCGTAATCTATTGTTTAATTTATGATCTGCCTGGGCATATTTGACGTTTGTAGACACATTAGCAAAAATTAACTGAGGATTGCCCTCATTAGTTCTAAATCCAAAGGAATCATGAAAATCATTGTCTTCTCCAACAAAATAAGCCCGAACGTCATAGGATTCTGCTAATGTGATTTTATTAGATATTGGCTTCCATGTGTCTGGAATGGTTTGTTTTAGATTGTTACTTCCCACAAGATGTTTAACTGTTGATAAAAAAGGCTTAGGCTCATCGGGACCTTTATTGCTAGCACTCCAAAATGATTGGTCTAAATCCCTATTTTGAACATCATTTACTGTGGAATATCCGTAATAAGTATAGGTGTCGGCTTTTAAGATGGAAACATTGATCAGCAATGCTGCAAAAATTAATATTATTTTCATGTGGTATATAGGATTAAAAGTATGGAATTAAAATATATATAAAATACTTGAGCTTTACAATATTATAAGGAGTTTTAATGAAAACTTTTAATGAATGGGCCGAAGAAAAGCAACTTCTCAACGAACTTTCGCCTGAGTTGTTAAATCGAGCAGCAGATGCTGCTCATGAACGTGGAGATACCTTAAATATGAATCGTGCTGGCAAATTCAGCAAATTGGCCGATAAAAGAATTAATGAAAAATTTATGTTTCCAATTGTAATAAAGATGAAAGGCACAATGCAGATAACTAATTGTGTGGTTCGTCGTATTGAACCAAATCATGAGGGTTTTGTTCTTATCCTCACACAAGATCGTCCTTTGTACTTCTTCCCTGAAAGACGCTCCCTGGTTCGTGCGTCTAATGGACCTGATGGCGATGAACGCTACGAAATGGACAGACGTTCTGCAAGAGACACAATTGATAAAATTAATCAGGTATTTGGACAACAAATTGGCTATGGTGCCATGCCTCAATTCAGATAATAATTTTCAAAAAAAAAAGCGGCAAGAATTTTTGAGATTCTTGCCGCTTAAAATTTCGCACAATCTTTAGTCTTTAGGACCATTTTCTATTTTTTTAATTGCTTCGTAAACCTCCCTACGATGCACAGGAATTTCACTGGGACATCTGATTCCAATCCTGACTCGATCCTTCATCGTCTCGACAACCAAAATTTCAATGTTGTCGCCAATCATGATCGACTCGTCTTTTCTCCGTGTCAAAACCAACATCCTTCGACTCCTTCGCTCTAAAGAAACAGACACAATGTCCCAGTATACCAGAAATCTGGTAGAGAACAACGCCTTTTGTGAAAAATTTCTACTCCAAAAATGATAAATAATTCACATGAAATCTTTTAAACAATTTGTAGAAATACTGGACATTGATACGTCTAAAGACAAAATCACATTTGATGATTTTACTCATGACATCCAACATTACCCATTTACCGTAAACGGCAAACAATACGACATTTACTTTAAAAGGATGAGTAAACACGATCTGCTTCCAGGGATAACCAACCAGTACGAGATATCATTTGTGGGTCCAGAAGGTTACATGCCAACAAATTACATAATCGGATCTCCTGAAGTTTGCACCACTCTTGTTTCTGCTGTGGTAAAATTCATCCAAGAAAAACAAGTGGAAGCAATTGAATTCGAAGGAACCAATTCAAAAGTTAGCCGGATGTATCAAATATTTGCAAATAGATTAAACCAAAAATATCCCAAACATCAGCAATTTGTAAGAATAGACCAATATATTTGGATAAAACAAGATGCTCTAGATCATATGAACCCTAATGATAGATATAAAATAGAACAAATGTCTGACATGTGGGATAAAGACGCATATATGCAGGAACTGAAAAAAGGAAAACGACAACCAAGTCTTATGAATAAATTCATGCAAGGTTTCTTGGGTTGAAGTTATTTCCTGTTTTTAAATTCAGACCAAGTCCATTCATTTCTGTTAGGATACGGTCTTTCTTCCATATTAGGATTCACATTATTAACAGCAGGATCTTCTTTATCTTCAACTGAATTTGTAGGATCTAAATATCCAGCAGCTTTCATTACGTTTTTAATGTTGTTGATACAATTTGGGCAAAATTTACGCCCATCGTTGTTATCAAATGGTTTGTGACATTTCTGACAATTGTTATCCATAATACCCCTGAATATTTATGTCGTTGGCTTTAAATATTCTTTGGCAAGAGCTTCTTCAGTAGTGAATTTTCCGCTTTTATAACGTTTTTGCAACTTGCTGATGTTATGATCAATAATTTCTTGAATTGAAGAGCCAAGAACATTTCTGGCGATAAACGCAATATACCAACAAACATCGCCACATTCTGCAATCAGCCTTTGTCTGATTTCTTCTGTCATTTCCAAATTATGAAACAAAATCTTTTTAACGGTATCTGCAATTTCTCCAGATTCCCCAGCTAAACCCAAGGCTCCTGTAGTCAATTTACTCTGAAAGTCCTTCATCGATTCTGGTGAGGCCAAGGAAGTCACAAAATCTTCATAGTCCGTTAAGCATGTTATTTTTTCAAAATCCCAAGTATCATCGCACATATTGATTTCTCCTGAATTAAAAGACTACCAAACTAGCTTAATAAAGTCAATATTTTTTCAAACTTATTCAATAAATAAGTTATGAGTTTTAAAATTTGGCTAGAACAAGAAACAACAGCTTGGTGGCGAATACCTGTCGCAGATGTCATAAATTCAGGATTTAAATATCTTGGATCAGCAAACATTGGCGGTGCTAGCCAAAAATATTTTCTACAATCTAAACTAAACGGCAGAAAATACGTATTTCGACCTGGATCAAAATACGAAGAATTAAGACCGCATCAGCCTCATGCCGATACGTTAGCCTCAGATATGGCTTCTGAATTGTTGCATCCAGGAGAATATATCCCAGTCGGAACCATTCGACCTGAAAATATTCAACATATCGAAGGTTTGCCTGATAATTTAAAAAATAAATTCAGTAAGGTAGGCGGCTCAGTACAACCTTTTATTGAAGATGCAGAAAATAAAGATTATCGACGCAGATCACATCTATTATCTGACGAGGATGTGAAAAAATTACAAAAAGAACATGTTCTAGATTGGATTATCTCTAATCATGATTCTCATGGCAATCAATTCATCAGAGTAAATAACAGTTTGATTGGAATAGATAAAAGTCAAGCTATGAAATATTTTGGTTCAGACGTATTATCGCCTGATTACAGCCCTAATCAAGATTATGGCGAAGACGATCCTATTTACAATTATATTTACAGAGATGTTCAACAGGGAAAAAGGACAATCGACCCAATGATAATTAAACCATTGTTGGATAAGATTGAAAATATGCCAGAGGATCGTTTTATCAATATGTATTTGCCGTTTCTACAGGCATTAAAAACAATCAAAAAAGTAGATATAGACAATGTTGTCAATGAACTATTGAACAGAAAAAGAAATATAAAACAACATTTTTCAGAGTATTATAGTTCGATGTTAGGAGAAAAAGTTTCTTTTTAGAGGTTGCGATGGGGTTTAAAGATTTTTTAAATTTATTTGAAGCTGGATTAGAACATCGACCTTTTAATAAATTCAACACTCTTGAAAAAATACTAGCAGATCAAGTTGCTCAAGGAGTTCCAGAACAAAATATCTGGGTCCATTATTCCCATGTGCCTAAACTTGGCATCTATCCAGCAACTGCCGGAAAATCCCAAGGAACACCTCACGGATTATTTGCATATCCAATTCAATTTGTCATTAAAAACAAAGAAAAAGGAAATAACGGATATGATCTTGATTTTGGCGTAGATCGATCCTTCATGATAGTGTTTCGAGTCGAAGGCAAAGTTCATGATATTGGAGGTAAATCTGCCAATTTTAATAGAATAATTGAAAAATTTGATCAAGAAGGCAACCTCGAAAAAGCAGCGAATATAGTCTTCGACAAAATACCTGAAGAACTAATGGACAAATGGAATATTGTTATAGAAGAATTAAAAAAGAATATTTTGGCCTATGATCACTTATTCAATTATCAAAGATTTGATTTTTATCAACTCCCTGATTTATTTAATGAGATTATCGAAAATTACATGTATTATGCTTTTAAAAGATTGAAAATATCAGAGACTATTTTCGCTGATTATGCAGAAAAAGATCAAGAGGATTGGACTGGTTCTAACTTTATTTATACGAATTGTTACTATTCACACCACGCCAAAGAACCTTATGCCAATCCTCATGCTGAAATAAGATATGCAACCCAACAAATCATACTTCAACATTTTCCTGAATTGGCCACATACGCCAATAAACAATTCTTAGAAGGAAGAGAATTGTATGAATTTGACAGCAAAATAAGAACTAAAACCAAAATAAAACCTTTTGAATTTTTTCAAATTTACTCCAAAGACAAAAGCAAATTATTAAATTTATTTAACAGAATCTGTAAAGCCATTCATAAACAGTATCACTCGATCACACGAAAACAAAAAAACATGACTTTTGATTTTCCAAAAAGAAAGATCATTGACAGAATTGTACAAAAATACCATTTGGATTTACCTAGTGCGTTACATGCTGTTGCACAACAAAATCCTCAAACTGAAGGTCAATTTATCTACAAATTAACTTATGAACTGGCCAGACAATGGGCTTCTGATGATCAAAAAGAAAATTATTTTCCATTCAGATGGCGAAAATTACTAAGAGAACTCGGATATTCAAATATGGCCGATCTGCAACATACAGGGGCAATTCATAGTGGAGAACCAACCCAAGGCGTATTTTTAGATACTACAAAGAACAAACTTACAGTACTTGACGTTATTCGAAATAAGCCATATGCAACTTCTAGATTTTATCATAATTCTGAATTGTATGGCAGCGATTTAGGAATAGAAAAAATGAAATGGCCCTCACTCGATCCACATGATTACCAGCTAGACCCAAGAGAAAAAACAAAGAAGGGAATGTCGTCATATTTCATGAAATTGATATGGCCCGTAGCTGACGCTATAAGTCGTTTATGCTATCACGGCGATTTAGACAATAAATCCTACGAACAATTAGAAAATTCTGTAAACAAACTGATTAAAATGTACATGAAAACAAAAAAGCACCATCCAGATTTTTTGAAGTATCTGGATGATGCTATTGTCAACACTTTCTATCACGGTAACTTAAAAGAAATCTCTGATCGTGGACCAATTTTTGCAAAATTGTACGATACAATCAAGCACTTATTCTTAACTCCTGAACTCTAACATCAAGTCAAATCTGATGTTATGATTCTTGTCTCTAGGATGAAACAAGGGCTTTCCTTGAGCAGCCCTTTTAGCAAGAATCTCAATTTTTTCATCAGATCCAGGTGTGGCAAGTGTTGGATCGAAATCAATCTTTTCCACAAACTCAAATCGACCGTTCCGGCATTTCAATTCAATTGACATAAACGCTCCAAATTTGAAACAGAAATTGAAGAAAAATTATTAAAACAAAATGTACCAAATCCTCCGGTTTTGTCAAGGTTTTTCAAACAAAAATATCCTCTCAAATACACTACTATATAACGAGTTTACTTGCTATAATCGATCCTATGAGCACAGAATTAAAAATTGAAAACATCTACAGCCAATTAATTACAGACGATAAAGAACTAAAAGAATTTCTTCACACCAAATTGCGTTTTCGACCCAAAAATTTCTGGCACAGTTCTGCCTATAAGAAGAAGATCTGGGACGGTTGGAAGTCTTTCTATGATATCAAAACCGGACGCTTTATGACAGGTCTACTTCCAGAAGTTAGACAGGTTATTAAAAAATTCAATAAAACTCCGCAAGTTATTGATTGTCGAGAGAAAGTCAAATGGCTGTATGAATCCATTGATGATTCTTTTCTAAACCAATTTCGACCCGAAAATCCAATTAAATTACATGATTATCAACCAGATCTAGTAAACCAATGCCTAAAATATGATCGAGGCATTATTCAAGCTCCAACAGGTGCCGGTAAAACCTTTTGTTTGGTTTCTCTTCTTAAAAGCCTGCCTCCTAAAACCCCTACGCTTTTTATTACAAAAAACAGTTCTTTGGTACATCAAAACTTCTTGGAAATGCAAGAATGGGGAATCGAAAATCTAGGCAGATGGTATGGCAACTACAAAGAATTAAATTACATCATGTGCGTCACCTCTCATATCAAAACCTTTGAATCTTTAGAAAAGCTCCTTTCTAAATTCAAAGTATTACTGGTAGACGAAATACATGATTGTATGTCAGAAGTTCCTCTGGCAGCTTACAAAAAAATGAGCAGAGCCTATATTAGAGTAGGATTTTCTGCCACACCCTTCAAATGGAACAAAAAGAAAATAGACGACGTTCACAAATGGACGGTAAAGGGTAACTTTGGTCCTGTTTTTAAGACTACCACCACTGAAAGCGGGCTTTTAACTACCAAGGATCTTCAAGATCGTGGTATTCTTTCTAAAAGCAGATGCTATTTTCATCCAGTCATACATCCTGATCTAAAGTACGAACCCTATCAGGATGCTGTAAAGCTTGGCATTGAACAGAATTTTCATTTCCACAAAATGGTTGTTGATTTAGCCAAGACTTTGCCAGGACGGACCTTGATTATAGTAGAACGAATCGAGCAAGGCGAATATCTGAGTCAGTTGATTCCTGATGCCTTCTGGATTCAAGGGAAAAACAACCTCAAAGAAAGACAACCTGTCATCAATTCTCTGAAAGAAGACGAGAAATGCATTGCCATTATCATGCGTCCCATCATAACCGCAGGCATCAATATCCGATGCCACAATTTAATCAATGCCGCAGGAGGTGAAAGTGCTCACAACGTCATTCAGCAGATGGGTCGTGGTTTAAGAACTGCTAGAGACAAAGAAGGTCTAGAGTATCATGACTTCTTATTCAAAATCAATGAATATCTAGAAAAACATTCTTTGTGGCGAATGAGTGTTTTGGCGAATGAAGGACATTCGGTTAGCCAGATGGATTCTTAATTCTTTGGAAGTGGATAACCTAAAGGTCTTCCTTGAATTCCAACACTATTATCGTATGGATCTTTAACATAAACAATATTTTCTCCATCTTCATCTACAATATCAACAAAATAATGTAGATCGATATTAGTATCGACTGGGACCCAATTAAAACCATTCCACATTTGAATTCCTTGAGGAGGAATAATGCGATTAGTGTAATAATCTCCAGAAGTGCGTTCTTCAGGATCAAGAATGAATTTATTTGGATTTAAACGAAATCTAAGAACTATTGGAATCAATCCATCTTCTAAAATATCATCACTACGATCATTAGCTTGATGTTCAAGTGTTATAATCCAATATTTAACTCCATCTATATCATCTGAAAAAAAATTGCCAGACATCGAGTGTCTTTGTAGATGAGGTTTTGGAAAATTAGAACCTCCAAATTCCTGATAATCTAAGCCGCTATCAGAAATGCTGTCCAAATTACAATAATATGTAACGTGATATACCCATTTGGGAGAAACGCCTTCCAGCCAAGTTTTAAATGACATAATTGTATTTAGTCAGAAAGATGCTTAATTCGATCCCATTGATGAACAATAGAATAGGGTTTTCCAGAGGAATGATAATAAATTCCGTCTAAATATTTCACTCCATTCACATAAGGATATCCTTCACCAGTCAAGCAAAAGTTGATTATTTCTGGATCAGCGACATAATAATCTGGATCGTCTTTTAAGAAATTGTAAACATAATTTAAAACTGCTTGATCAGAATAGCCTGGAGATAAAAATTCAGGGGTAGGATATGGAGGTTTTAGACTGGCAAACCATATTATTCTGCAATGATATTTGACTGCCTCTGCATCTCCGTACAAGATCCCGCCATTCAATACGAATTCGCCATGATCTCTCAGGAATTTAAGAACAATATCTTTTTGATACATATATTGTTCTATCTTATGAAATCTGCTTTTTGCAGGAGGAATGCCTTCCGCCACAAGAACTATCTTGGATTTAAATTCATAATCAAAAGGATCTGTTTGGAAGACAACATCCCTGCAATCCGTCAACAACACTTTATCCAGTTTATTTTTTGTTAAATAATTAAAATAATGAAGATGACGATCACAGAAAATCTGATTCACTTCACTGGGACTTACAAACTCTACTTTACCTATTTGAGAAAGTTCTTTTTGAACTTTTTCTGGCATATCATGAGTAAAAAAGACAATATTGGCATTTTTAACTACATTCAAAGATTCTAAGAATTTTTTAAATCCTGCATCATCCCAGAGGCCACTTGCCCATGTCAAAATAGTGTTCAATTTAATTCCTTTCCAAACAATTTAATAAGGCTGAATCCTAGTTAAATCTTTTCTTTCGGAAGCTAAAGCTCCCATCACCAAAGAATCAATATATTCGTCATACTTGCGAACAGCTTGTCGTTTTATTCCTTCTTCCACAAATCCAGCTTTAATAGCACACTTGTAAGAAGGAATATTGGTGGATAAAATCTCGGCATTTACCCTTCTCATACCCAGGATATCGAAACAAAAGGCCAATCCAGCCCCAACAATAACCTTACCCCATCCTTTGCCTCTAAATTCCTTGAAAATATCCCAGCCTAATTCGGCAGTTTGGTTAATGTAATCAATATTCAAAATCTTCAAAATACCAAGACGTTCTATTGGACTATCAGAACCATAAGGAGGAAATATTGCCATTAAAAGTAGATTTTTAGGAGCATGAATATCATTTTTCTGCAAAGATTCAAACCATGCAGATTGATTTTCAAAATTAGCAATCATGACATTATGAGTGTTTAACCAAGTTTCTTCACGCAAAGTCAAACAATGAGCCAAATCTCTGCTGTCCAATTTTCTTAAAATTATTTTCTTATACAAAAACATCCTACCAGCCTTTCTTAATTACATCTACAATATATTCTCTATCTTCCTTTGTCAACCACCAACCTACTGGAATTGAGATATGAAATTGCTCCAAATAATCCATTCCTGGTAAAAATGACTTATATTGACTTACACAACTATGTTTATCACAACGAGCATGTACTGGATTTACATCAATCCCATTCTCTTTCATTTTTCTAGTAAATCCATCTCGATCCTGCACCTTTATAGTGTAAAGCCAATACGATGATTCAAAACCTTTAAGTTGTTCTAATAAAGTGACGCCTGAAACAGATTTCAATTGTTCATTATAAAATTCAGCATTACTTTTATGAATTGCTACAGTGTCTTTCATATGTCCAAAATTTTCAATACCAATAGTAGCAGCAATATCATTCATTTGATACTTGAAACCCGATTCAACTATGTCCTGCACACAACGGAATGATGCTCCTTTATCACGATCTAAACCAAACCAGCGTAACAATTTAGCTCGTTCATAAGTTTCACGATCAGGAAGAATGATGAATCCTCCATCAGCGGTATTGAGAAATTTTATAGCTTGAAGACTAAAGCAAGCAAAATTTCCCCAAGTTCCAATCAATTTATTGTCAATTTTGGTATTCCAACAATGAGCACAATCCTCAATAATATATAATTCTCTGCCATATTGTGAATAGTACATTTCCTTTAATAAATTGATTCTATACAAATCAACAGGAGTTCCACCCCAATGTACAAAAGAAATAGCTCGTGTATTTTTTGTCAATTTCCTTTCTGTATCTAATAAATCAATATTACAGGTATTAGGATCAGTATCTACCCAACGAACCTTGCAGCCATGTGCCATAATAGCAGAAACAGTGGCAAAACAGGTCAAGGGAGAGACAAGAATTTCATCGTTACAAGACCAACCTTCTGGAGGTTTAATCAGGTAATTGGCTAATTGTAGAGCACTGGTACAGGAATTCATAGTGAGAAGGTAATCTGTACCAAAATAATCTTTCAATAATGTTTCAAATTCTTCAACTTTTGGACCTTGACCTACGTATCCAGAGTTAAGAACAGGCTCTAAGGCTTGAGAAACTGTGTCTGCCATAAATACTTTAAACAGAGGTATATTCTTTTTTGATGTTTGCATATAAATCCTTATTCCATCCTGCTAAATTGCTTATGAATTCATTTGGATTGTCAAATAATTCTTGGTTCCATTTTCCTGGGTCTGTTTTATCTATTTCAAAAACTCTATCCCAATAATAAGCCGCACGCATGTTATATTTTCTTCCTGTTCCGCAGGCATGATGATAAAACATGTCGTAATAAACTCCGCACAATAAAGGATGTACTTCGTGTTTGTTAGAACGTAACATCACAAAAGCTTTGTCCCTTCTTTTATCTTGATATTCTCTTATTTTCACATCTCGTTCGGGATTGCCAACTAGATCTTCTCCAACACCCTCTACTCCCCATTGCAAATGATCTAATGATTTATCAGTCGCAAACAATACCGAAGAATGAAGTCTGGTTTCTAAATTTTCACATCGAAGCACTGTAGCGATTTCGTACTTCTTTTCCATTTTGTTTATCAAGATATTCATCCAGTTCTTTTTGATAGGAAAAGCATCCATGTCGATAAATAGAAAATTGCCGTAATTTTGTCTGCAACTCTTAAAATAAGCCAACAGATTATCTAGGCCCTTAACATGTCCAGGGCTGGAAAAACCAACTCTTCTGTCTGTTTTGTTAAATAAGATTTGAGTTCTTCCTTTGAATTGTTTTGGTAATTCAGGAGGCAAATCATGAACAAATGTAATGTGATCAAAAGAATCAGTTGTTTCTTCAAAATACTTCAATTGTAAATCAAGCCATTTTAAATTGTTTTCATCAATTAGATTTACAAATACTGAACCAACCAACAGCTTTTTTGATGATTTATTGTTTGAAGGTTGTGCTAATTCAGGCTTAAGAATTAATTGCTGTTTGGCTGCTACTGTTACTTCTTTTTTAAATTGAATTTGGGGCTTTACATTAACAGTTCTCTTGTTAGGCAGATTCATTCTTCCCATATAACTCCATTAATATTTAAAATAAACCTTGTTCCGCTCCTGCTGGCATCTGCATTTGAGGATTCGTAGGCATTCCAGGCTGTTGAGGCATAGGTTGTTGTTCTGGCATCGGTGTGGTTCCAGGCTGCTCTGGTGGCGGCGTGATGCTTTGTTGTTCTGGTGATGGTGGAGCACTAGCACTAGGAGGTGTGGTGGCTGGCTCTTTTTCAGTAATATGATCTTTTTTAGAGGAAAAATCCTCAATTCCAACCAAGTCATAATAATAGTCGCCAAACATCTTCTGAAACAAAGTCTTCATATCTTTGTCTACACTAGAATCATCCTTTCCAAGCCATTCGGTGGTTTTTTTGATATTGGATTTAAACTCATCCATTTCTGACATTTTGGCAAAAACGTCTCGCAATACATCTTGAACATAATCCTTAGTTCTGGTTCCTTTAGGCAAATCACGAAACACAGCATTCTTCAAGCTTTTTCCCATTGTGTCAGCGGCTTTAGATCCGCTATTCCCCAACGCCCGTAAAGCTTGATCAAAAAAATCTTTAATTTTTTCTTTTTTGTCTTTATCGATATTTTCTAGCCATAACTTGAATTTCATATTATCCACCTATACATATATATAGCAGTAGGTGAAAATAGTGCAATTTAGAAATTATTTTGAAATGGTAGATATTTTTGGATTTGATGCCAAAAGAGATACAGAAAGGGCTGATGACAATATGCTCAGCAAGCCTATCAATACATTTAATTTAGAGCTAATGATGGATTTGCTGTCTAGAAAAACAGTAGGATTGCAGGAAGCTTATGTGCCATTTGTTAATGAAATTCGCTGGGGTTATCAGCCAGGAGCTATTAAATTAGAAGTTGACACTGGATATACGTTTTACATCAAAAGATTAGGAATTGACAAACAAGGCAATCCAAGATGGGCTACCAAAAAAATGTTTCAGCTAAATCGTCAAGGATATGGTGGTCTTGAAGATTCAGTAACCCAGGAAATTTACGATCATATTGTCAGAACATATGATAGCAATTTGGATGCACCAAAAGAGAACTTTACGAATGAAGATTTGGAAAATCTAGTAATTCATTGTTACAACAAAGCAAAACGGGTCGCCAAAGAAGTCTTTATTCCTATTGGTGTTAAAAAACTTGGAGAATACAACTACGTCATCATGTTTGAGGTAAAAGGGCATGGTGTTGAAAGCCCAGGACAAAGTCGAGTTGAACAAAATCAGACCATGTTCAGCTATGACAAAGAACAGGGAACAATCAGAATGTTTAATTATAACATCGAAAGTCCCGTAGGAGGTCCGCACTCTTGGAGCCTAATGGAGAATGATTTAGATATTTATTTCTTCCCCACACAAGATCGTGATGAAATTTCTGAGTGCTTGGCGATTCATTACAAGTATTATTGACAAAAAAACTTCAAAGCTGATTCTGTTACTGGCATTCCTGCAAATTCTGCAATTTGTTTCACAGCTTTTTCTCTGTTTGCCATAATATCATTAAACTCTAAGTGTAATATTCTTCCAGGGTATTCTGAAAGATGTATTTTGTTCAAGTCACAATAATAACGAATCAAATATTTATATTCTGTACGCCCAATGGCTTTTTCTAAACTTCTACAAATATCTTCTTCAGGTCTGGTGATAGAAATCACAGAATTTTCACAAGACAAATTGCTGACAAGTGTAGAAAAGTACATGCAAAGTCTTGGGTCTTTCACTCCCCAAATAGGCAATTTCTCCCGTTTCCTGATCAGATAGAGATAGCAATCAAAATCAAAATCCGTTTCTTTATGCAATTCTTTAAAATCTAAATCCTCAAAATACCCTTTGGGATTATTCTGATTGGGGATGTCAAATCTCTTCCCCATCATTACCCCTAAATGATGAAGAATGCCAGCAACGGCACTACTGCCGGTACGGTAGCATCCCAAAACTATAATGCATTTGCTCATGTTTTAATAATAGTACAAACTAATAAAAAAAAAGGGGCCGGTCACTGACCGGCCCCCGACAAACACTACCAAAGGCAATTCCTAATTCTTTCCAGCCATACGATTGCCACTTCCATTTCCAGCCTGAATCGTTTCTGCTTTCTCAAAGAATTTCTTCAGAGTTGGAGCAAAACTCAACAGATTGGAAATGCTACTTCCAAGACTGTCACCTGACAAATATCGCTCAATCGTGCAAGCTTCAGCAAACTTGGTAGCCATTTCGTCTCGACCCAGACTAACCAGAACTTCATACAGCCCATCTTTCGCTGCTTGGAATCGCTTCACAGCAGCTTCGGTCTGACTGTTCAACAAAGCAATCGCCTCTTCTTGCTTAACCTTTTCAAAGTTAAGGAATTGCTCTGTCTTAGTCTTTGTCCGTTGCAGATCGGCTTCAAACGAGATGTTTTGGAGCAATTCATTTGCTTTCAATTGCTCTGCTTGTTTATCGATTTTCGATAGTTCAGCCTCAATCTGAGCCAATGACAAAGTCAACTGATCTTCCAGCAATTGCTTCTGGATATCAATTCGCAATTTATTGGTTTCATAAACTGCGGTTTCTTTGGCCTGAGAAATTTTCTCCTGCTCAATCGTAGTCTCCAAAGATTTTCGACTTCGATCCAAGGAGATGTTGGATTTTACGACTTCATGCTGTGCTTCATCCAATAGCTTGGAAATGGCAGCATCACCAATCGTAATGAGAGATCCCTGATCATATGGCAGAATCTCTACCTCAAACACTCTCATTCCATTGTCGAATTTGCGACCAGGGCGAGGACTGCCATCTTCTGGTTTTGGACCCAACACCACATCCCGAATCAAACTAACAGAATTAGCTTTGATTTCAGCAATGGTGTGCTGTTTGGCCATTCCGGCAATCACCGAACGGATATGATCGCAAAGATACTTGACATAGTTGTCTACTGAGAACCACTTCAGTTTATCTTCAGGAGTTTCGGCTTCAAAATTAACTCGCATCGAGATTTTGACAAAGCCACGGACATGATCTTTTGACTCAAATCCGATAATATCTCCCACCTGATTGTTGTGGACACAAAGATAACTTGTCCTCATCAACTTATCAGAATTCTTTGGCTTGCCTGTGGAAAGATTCATCTTTCCAAGCTTTTCATCATATTCCAACAGGAACATGAAATTGCCAGTTTCATTATGCTTTGGACCTTCCACAACACGCCGAGAACCTTCAGATCCTACCACCAACACAGCGTATCCAGGCCAAACCTCGATTTTTGGCACACCGCTGTATTTAACATTCAAAGTTAATTGGCGAGGCTCTGTGTAGGTGCCACTACGACTGAGAGATTGAGAAGAACCTCCTGCTTTTCCAGATTTTTCTGGCACAAAATCATCAGATAGAGCGGCATCATAATTAGCGGCATAACTTGCCAACATCATATTTTGAGGCGTCACTTTGCCTCTGAGGCTTTTACGAACATCTCCTTCAGAGATCAATCCAGAACGTCCAGAAGGACTTTCCTGCATTGTTCCTGCCAGATCAATATTGTACTGCAAGGCTTCCTGATTGCCTGGGTACATGCTTTCGCATTCATCAGGCGTAAGAACACGACGTACCAGAATTTCGGTACGAGGATCGGGCAACAGCATTTTTGGACCACGAATCAACTGGATTTCTCCAGTATTTCGATTGATCAAATAACGTCCTTCGCCCTTAGGAATAGCAGTGGAGAAATGCTTTTTGTTGTGGCCATATTCAATAATAGCCAGTTCTTCCCTTGGATAATAGATTGCCAAGGTTTTGCCGGTGACAAATAATTCTTCGCCTTCCTGATATTTACGACTTGGCCTTTTACCGTCTGCTCCAACGGGCTTTTCCAAGTCCTCACCCACGAAATCAGCAGTCACTTTCAAATGAATACCATTAATGGTGTTCAATTCGATAGGCTTAAATTTCCTGTGACCTTCAGAATCCTGATCAAATACCTGAGTGGGTCGAGGAAATACGACTTTTGGTCCTTTGGGATAATCTTTCTTGCCGGATTCATCAATTAAGCAGCAATACTCCATCTGTTCCAGAGTAACCGCTTCTCGTACATATTTGTCGGTTTCAGGATCTTTAAGAACTTCGACCCCAGTGCATGGGATAAAGAAACTTACGTCCGTTCCTTTAATGATAATACGAGTACCAACTGAAAAACTTTCAGGTCGCAGAAGCCCTTTGACTTCCACGCTTACGTCTTCGGTCTGTGCCTTAACAACCGTACCGGTCTTCCAATTCTTTTCTGCTTCCTCAGCATTATAAATAATTGCAATGAGGTACTGATTGGATCGGAGGCGATGCCCTTCGATCACATTGGCGATTTGTCCAGGCCACAGAGCTTCGCTCCAAGGACCTGGGATAACGATTTTGGAACCTTTGTTTAGGTCGATTCCATTTGAAGAGGGGCTTTCGGGAAAGCTTCTGCCACCTTTGTCCTTAGAGGGATTTTCAATTACAACGTAATCGCCTTCTCCCGCTCTCGGAAATTGCTGAACAGCATCTTCGATAGAACATTCCCGAAATGTTCTGTCTTTGGCGTTATATTTGACTGGTTTATCTTGACCAGTCTGTGTGACCACTGTGGGTCCACGACGAACGCTAATTACGCCACCTGAGCCAATATTCTGCAAGTACAGATAGGCATCTGGGGCAATTGCGAAATCACGATTCTCGGCCATTTTGGACTCCTTGCCTGAAAAAACTAGAAAACACTCTGAGCTAGTATACCACAAAAAATCAATCTAGGAAATTTTTAACCAAAATTTTGGCAAAAAAATTAGGATCTGCCTCTGAAATTACCTTTTCTTCTGTTGGTATAAGGCCGATCAAGATTTCGCCTACCGGAGCCAGAATATCTGTAAACAAACGCCAACGAGCATCCACAACTCCTTTAAAGTTCAAAACTTCACTCCCAATATGTTCTATAAATAAATCTGTTTGTCGAGTGTTTGGTTTTCGAAAGATTCGCTGGCCAATTTTGTCTTCAAGATCAATTTCGCTAGGTTTGTAGGGAACAAAATCATAAGCACAAGTTTCAAAAATTGCAGCAATTTCAGGCCCAGTAATGATTAATTCTGAACCATGAATCGACGTATTGTCTTTGAGTGAACTGCTGACTTCTGCTGTTTTGTCTAAAAGAGAATCATATTTTTCTCTAATAGTATCTCCCTCTGCTAGCATAAAATCCCATTCCACGATATTGGTTACAGATTTTCTGATTTTTTTAATTGTTTCACGATCCATTTTTTAATCCTTCTTTTAATTTTGTTGTAAATCTAGATACAATCTCCTCTACAGAGATTTCGTTGTTTTCTATTGATTTTTCAATATCACCAAGCATCAATTGTTCATCAGATTTCCTATCATAATATAGGAAATTTGCAATTAAATCATCGACGGCACCTAAGATTAAATCACGTTTACTCATAATTCTTGTTCCTCTTTAGGTTCTTCAATTCTATCACTTATAAACGTAAAATTATTATCTCTAAGTGGTTCATTAGAGCCAGTAATAACCCAAGTTCCTGAAGTACTATAGAAATGGGCTATTTCCCAATCACTCTCCTTATTAAACAGAACCTAATAAAAGCCTGTTTTTCTTTTTTTCTTTGTGCCATCAATCAAAGCTTTGATAAAAACTTCTGTGTTAAAGCTGGACAATTCCCACACTTTTTTTTGTTCTTCCAGCCATGACAAAGAATCCGTAATGAGTCTTCTATAATTTTCGCCATAAAACTTCACATATTCTTCAATTGTCATTTTAAATCACTTTCTTAAATCTTGTAATAGTTAGCATACGTTCTTTGTATCAATTCACGATAATAACTACAATAAAATTTATCAGGCTCACTACAATCTTCTATAGATTGAATAATGGCTTGATCAAGTTGTTCATCAACAGGCGTCCCTAATGTATGCAAAATGTATTTTTCAACATCTTTCTTGAATTTTTCATAAGCACCTGAAACAACTCCCATTGTAATGCTGCCAAATAAAAGAGTGCGATCTTGATACAATCGCCAATCTGTCATGTTATAATATGGTGAACCAAAAGAGCCAAAATACCATTGGTTTTTAATAACTCCTAAATACTTGCAAACATTAGAAACCACACCATCATCATGTCCATTAGAAGGCACAAAACCATCACATAATTGAAGTATTTCGGCAATTTCTGGACTAGCCATAATATAATTAGTTCCACAAAAGATATAGCTAGTTACAAAAACGTCTCTTTCTCTAAATCTATTAGCTCCAAAAAACGCATTGATGCTTACTGCGGGAATAAATCTAGATTGACTACTTTGCAATTCTTCCATAACATGGAATGTTTGCGTGGATCTTGGAGATTTTGGAGCAATACCAAGACTTGGCATGAACCCAAGCAAAGGCGATGCCACAATACCCTTCAACAAATCTCTTCGATTTAAATTACTCATTTTTTGCCCTTCCGTACCATTTTTCTCTATTTGTTACAGACTCGTTCCATGCTTCTAGACATTTTTTCAGAAACATAGCTAATATGAAATCTGGAGTGTCTGATCCATTTTCCATAGAGTGCTTGTTAATCAATTCTTTTAATTCTTTTTCAAAATCCATATCATCCACCCTTGTCTTTCCACAGAAGTTTTTTGTAGTTTCTGTACACGTTTTCTTTAAAAGTCTCGTAATCTTGACCACGTTTTTTTAAGGTCTTAACAACAGCCAAATCAAATAAACGCTCATCTAATTCGACATGAATAACTGGCACCCCTAACATAATCAAAACAAATTCTTTAATATTACCTAAATTATCATCTTTACACATCAATCAATCTCAAATTCTAAATGGGCCAATTCTATACATCCGTTTACTGCCACAGGCATTCAAAAATCGTCTTATAGGATTGGGGCCTATTACCATTATAATCCTAAAAGAAGATGGAGCAAAACCTACCTCTTTAATGATATCCTCTTCGTTCATGTTTGCTAATTCTATCATTCTCTTCAGTGCATTCTCCAGATTGTCAAACTTCTTTTTGTCAGGAGTCATACCAAATTCATAGTGGGCTCTGATAATATCCACACTATACGTCTCAGTTCGCCACCACTTCTTAAATAATTTCATTAACATTAATCAGACCAATATTCATAAGAAACCACAAGATAATTATCATCTGGAATTTCATTCCATATCAATACAATTTCCTCTGTAAATTTATCAATATGTCCACTGATACATTTTGTAGCTGGTTTGCCAATGTCAGTAAATCGAAAAATCCCTTCTTCAGAAGCTACAAAAGTTTGAATGGCATTTTTGCCAGCATAAACTGTACCAGTCATGCTATCAATAAGAATAGATTTGTGCTCTGTCCTAAAAGAATTTGAAAATGCCGTGGAATATTCTGGTGCAAACAATGGCACCAATGTTTCACTTGCAACAAATTGATATTTGTAATATACGCCTCGCACCTCTATCTCCCTAAGTTCTTCATAATGCATTCGTAATAAACTACAAGAGTACAATTGTACGGAACTTCAGCCCCATTCCACTTCAAAGTAATCTCGCCAGTTGCATTTCGGATACGACCCCAAAGACACTTTAAACTTGGTGAATCAAGATCAATAAATTCTAACACATTCTCGTCAGTTGTAAAAGACTGAATAGGAACATTCCCATTATAAACTGTTCCCATAAGAGTGCTAGACATTACTGGACTGAATTTTAGACGAAATACAGTAGTATCTGCCTCGATTAAAACCGGAAGTACTTTCTCATCAACGCCTACGAAATTATATTGAATATCTCTCATTTTTGCTCCTCTTAAATTTAATTATTCTAACATTTACAATGCCACATAATTACTTCTCAAGCTCCCATAGTTTTGAGAAGTAATTCTGAGATAACTAATATTGGATGCCGTCATGGCCATTAAAATGTGAACATTGTGGAATCTCAGGGTTTCCAAGTAATGATGCCACCGTATAACTAAAGGATGCGTTCGCTGCTGCACGACCCAAAGAAGACCATTCGAATGGGTAGTATAAACACCATTCGGCGGCAATTGACCTCCTATAAATTGCGTATATTTTGCAAATAAACTATTTGTAGATTCCAGAGTAATTGCACCGCTCTTATCAGGAATAATATTGACTGTGCAGACAGGTATGTCTGGCACAGAATGTATGTCTGGGTATAGTTCAAACAAAAAAAATGATACTTGCTTCTCTCTATGCTTTTTTAACCAGTAATTATCCATTCATCCTCTTTCAAGTATGATTTTTAGTATTTAAGTGTGCATCGGCATCATATTCATACGAAATTATAAGATGATGTTCAGTATGAACATCATTCCAAGTCAATGCGATTTCTCCTGTATCAATATTGATATAACCACTCGTGCATTTTACAGCTTTAGGAACAACATCAGTAAAACTAAAAACTCCGTCTTCAGATGCTTTAAATGTTTGAATGGTTGTGGCTTCGCCAATATTCGCCCCACATTCAGGACAATGTTTACAAATCTCACAAATTTTACCAGTTAAAGTCCCAGCAATAACAGGCTTGCGTATGGTAAAGAAAAATGAATTCCAATTTGGTTCAGTGTAATTTGCTGTTCCTTGAGATACTGGCAATAACATTTCGTCTTTAACTAATTGAGATGCATAATAAAATGTGCCCATTTTTTATTCCTTTTAATAATTTCTAAAGTGGTAAATGCAGGATTTGAACCTGCGAAGACCTGAGCCAGCAGATTTACAGTCTGCTTCCTTTGACCGGACTTGGATAATTTACCTTTTAATGTCCATAATTAAACCCATACAAGACAGTACGACGCCCAACTTTGATTTCTACGTCACAAGACTTACAATGTCCACGCCTACGCACTTCTTCGTAAATTGCTTTTTGTACTTTGTTACTTTTAAAAGCAACACGAATATTATCGATATGTTCATATATGTCCCCATCTGGATCGTTATGTTCCCACCATTTATCGATGGCTTTATGAACATCATCGCCAATGGTTTTATAAATAGTGTCCATAGCTGCATTAAGTTTTGCATCGCTAAAAGAAACGCATTCTTTTATAGACCTTGTTCCTTGTGCAGCGATTGCAGGATCATCAGCCTCGTACCATACATTTTTACCTAAATGATATCTCCATTGCGATCCATGCAAGTCAATACTTGGATGATGACCATTTCTAGCATCTTCCGCTGCTATTTGTACTAATTTAGGAATACTCTCGTTTAAATTTCTAATAATACTATTAGCTCTTTCAACAAGGGTATTCGTGGCATTTAGTTTATTTAAAAGCGAGTAAAACTTTTGAAGATTGTTCATTTTTTCACCACAATTCGGACTCCATCCCGAATTGCTTCATCTCCATCTACTAAATAACTTTTGGGTCTATCAAATAAAATAGTCAAAGCCACACATTTATTCCAGTCAACTTGCCATAATCGTCCAAGAATTTTAGTCTTTTTCCCCATGTAGCTGATTCTACATTTGGATTGACAGTCAAATCTATCAATGATTTCTTGTTGAGTTAACTCGATCATGTTAATGCCATTTCTTCATCTTCAAAAGACCTAACAAGATTGCCGTCAAAAGACCTAATAAGTTTAGTGAGTTTTACAGCATCAACAAAGACAGTAGAGGGGTGTTGTCGGAGCCAAAGTCGAATTGTTGGCACAAAACCTTCAATCAACATATTTTTCAATTTATCAACAAAATCACGACTATAGACGACAGGAATGAACAGATTATATTCTGTGGTAGGATTAAGGACTTCGCATTCCCAGATTTTATAATTATCACAGGATTGATCTTGAGCAAAGTGTAATGCCTGAGTGTAATCATCGAACACAAACAGTTTGGTTTTTTTATGTTTTGGGTATACCCAGGCATTTAATTCATATGTGACAACAAAATCTTGAGCAAGGCCGTTTTGAGAAACCGCCAAACTCTCCAGTTTGGCAGTAGTAACTTTGTAATAAATCATTCTTCACCTTGGAAAGTAACGAGTTTAGTAAGTTTTACGGTATCAGCAAAGACAGTATGGGGTGGAACGTCTTCGTCGTAAAAAAAAGAGGGCAAAGCGGGCGGGCCATATTCCAACATATCTATCAATCTACCAATAAAATCACGACTATAGACGCCATCCACGAACAAAGCATATTCTTTAGTAGGATTAAGGACTTCGCATTCCCAGATTTTATAATCATCAGGGGATTGATTTTGGGCAAAATCTAATGCACACTGGTAATCATTGAACACAAACAGTTTGGTTTGCTTGTGTTTTGGGTATACCCAGGCATTTAATTCATATGTGACAACAAAATCTTGAGCAAGGTAGTTTTGAGAAACTGCCAAGCTCTTTAGTTTGGTCGTGGTAACTTTGTAATAAGTCATTAATTTTCTTCCCTAGATCATCTTGTGATTACAATTCTAGCATAATAATCTGGATCGACCATGCTTATGCCATAAGCCAACGAATTGTCTTGCTCCAAGTGTCTTGGGGCAAATACAAGTCCAGAATCCATATAATTATCGCCTTTGTATCCGATCAGGATTTCATCAGCAGGAAAGTCATCGAATCTGTAAAGATCAATTTTATCCCCGCCATGTTGCATTCTGTACTCAAATATAAATGGCATGCACAATATTATTTCTGATTTAGCTATTATCCAATAATTTTCAGGACGCAATGTTTTCCTGCGAATTACATTACATACTTCTATAATTTTATCCCAAAGACCACAAAGTTGTGTCCCTACAGTATTACCAGTATTACCATAGGTATCGTGTAAATTCCATTCATGAACTTCCTGCACACGTTGCCGAAGGTACTCAAAGACCTCACGTTCCATATTTTCTAATTGAATTTTTTGATTGATATTTGTCGTTTCTGAGCTAATAACGGTACAATCATCAGTGTAAGGAGGAAATTGTCTTGAATTTTTAACAGTTGCGTAATACGCAGTCGCAGTGTCACCAACAGCCGTTTGTACAGAAATCACATCAAACAAACATGTTTTACTGAAGGTATCCATCAAAATCTTCGTTTTATTTGGAAGATATTTGTCTTGATTTTCCTTCAAAGACGCAAGCATCATCTCTTTTATAGTCGGCTTTTTCTTTGGCGTTTCTTTAAAAATACGCTCTGGAATTACCACACTGGGCATAAACCCAAGCAACGGAGCCGACAAACATCCCTTCAACAGATCTCTGCGATTTAAACCCATTACCAAATCCTTTCTTACAACCCAAGTTCTGTCCAATCTCCGAAAACAAAATCGTATTCTTCTCTCATTTGTTCTGAATCGAACTCTTGCAACATATCAGAATAACGTTCGTATTCTTCTTCGGTAATTTCGCCGTCAGAACATTTTTTGAACATACGGCTCTCAAGCCTATTATACATCTGTTCTCGGTTCATAACACCTTGACTCCTCGGTTCTAGGGTGAGGGTGTTCAACGATAAAAACTATATCTTCCATTAATTTATTAGCAGCGACCGTATCGCCAGTTAACTCTACGGCATACCATGGGTCCATTCCTCTGGATGTCAAATCATCATAACTTGCTTGTCTAACATTGTTTGAATTACAAGCAATACAAATGCCATATTCTGCCATCTCATTACATTCTAAACATATACCCATTATTCCCATATTTCTATTCCTTTACAATTCTACATAATTACTTCTCAAACTCCCATAGTTCAAAGAAGTAATTCTGAGGTAACTAATATTGGACACCGTCATAGCCATTAGAATTTTAACATAATGGAACATGAGGGTTTCGACGGGGCTTGCTTGCTGCATGACCCAAAGAACACCCGTCGAAAGTGTACCGTAAGAGCCATTCGGTTTTAATTGACTTCCAATAAATTGTGTGTATTTTGCAAATGCACTCGCTCTAGACTCCAGAATAATTGCACCGCTACCCTTATCAGGAATGATGTGAACTGTGCAGGAAGGTATGTCTGGATACAGTTCAAACAAAAATGAAGTCTCTTTACGCTTTTTCAGCCAATAATTCCTCATCAATATCCTTTTTACAGCCCAATAATCGTAATGCTTCCTCTAATGATAGCGAGTCATCTTCATGTTCTGCCCAATCTTCCATTAATTCTAGAACTTCTTCTTCAGAAATGGGTTCTAGACATAATTTGAAAGGTTGCCAGCCAACCATTACACAATGACCACCTTCTTGGTAGAAATATTGACCATCCTTTTCGCAGATGATGATCCAACCATTTTCTTCATAATCTGCCCAATCAGCAAAAAATAATAGGTTTACCATGAAATTCTCAAATAATGCTCGTCGTAAAAACCCCCAGCCTCTCTCATTTCGCCATCACCGTAAAATTCGTAATTTTTATGACACTCAGTAATGATTTCTGTGTCAAATCCCTCCTCTTCCAATTTTCTTCTCAATATTTTGGTGGCTTCACAGTCAGGTGCTGGTTTGAAATCCAACTCAAATTTTGCATCATACAACTCATCTCTAGATCTGTAGGTTCCTGGCTTCCAACACTTGTATTCACTGAGGAATACGGTTCTTAATTTTTGTTTATTTGCCCACCGAAGAAATTCGCCCAATTCACCGTCCAAAAGCCCATTTGCACGTTTTTGCTTTTTTGTGTAATTTTCTTCAGCCTGTTTTTTACAGGCAAGTTTATCAGCAGCTTCTTGAATTTTTTCTTGCTCGATTTGTTGTCTTCTTTCTTCCTTTAGCTGTGTTCTTGTAACCATTATTGCCTCTTAATTAATAATTAAATATCGGACACTGTTTCAAAATTTCTACTAACAATGGAATATCGGAAACCGGAAATCGAATCGACATTGAAAAATGAAAATCATTATATCCATTAAATGTAGTAATAATCTCATCTCCCACTATCGTTTCTGTCTCACCGTAATTCATCAAATGTGCGTTATATCTCCAATTGCAGCTATCTTCCCCTAGACCTGTTACTCTGCCATATAGTGTTTCTGCAAAAGGAATTGAATCATCTTGTGAATAATGATCAATGAGATTAAGGAAATTAGTGCAATCACCAGTTGAAATGAATTCAATCCATGCTATGCCAGGGCGATTTTCTTGACAAGAATTCCAAGTATTGAAGCCTAAATTCCACATTAACTGAAGCAAATCAGCCAGACCTTCATCTACTAGTACGTCATTACCTAGTCGATTTCTAATTACTTGCTTGTGTCTCATTCTCTTTCCCTAACATTACGGGCGAATAATCGAGACAATTATTGCCCTCATTTTCGTAGAATTCCAAATGATCATCAACAATTTCCACTTCTATATCTTCTGCAAGTACTTTGTAATCCTTGAAGCAAGATTTGTCTTCAAGATCGTAAACTCTGAAGAAATATCGATGCGTGATTGGATTATAAAGCAAAAATCCTTTTGTGCCTTTTGCTGGTTTGGTCATTTTTTCACCCATTTTTTTTGATTCTAGCCTTGTTTTTTGATTTTGTCAATCCGAATTTCAATTGCAAAAAAAATCCCACAACACGCAAAGGTGCGTGTTGTGGGATTTTTGAGCCTATCCTTTCATCATTTTATTGTAAATTCTTTTCTGCCTAAGCATAAAGTGCCTTAGAGGATCTCCTGGCTTTAGATTTTTCAAGCCAATCTTCTGAGCCTCTGCAATCTTTTTGCTCCATTCTTCATCGTTGTTGTTCAAAAACTTGTGCAACTCCTCAAGATCTTTAGTGGTTGCATTCCCTATAAAAGGAGAGCGATCTGCAACATATTCTTGATACACCTTATCCCATCCATGCTTGCGAATAAAATCAACAATAATACCTTTCATGCGAAGACTAGGCTTGTTCGGGTTTTTACGCCTAACAACCTCCTGAAGAAGACGCTGCTTGATTTCCTCTGTCGAGACGTTTTCCAGCATGTCCTCTTCGTATTCATCGATAATATCATCGATGATTTCGTCAATTGCTTCCGCAGATTGATGCTCCACAGGAATAGCCATGATTCGTCGCAACATGTCGTCTATCAGTTCATTTCGCATACTTCCATATACTTCTTCCAAAGTAACATATTTGATTTCATCTGTTTCATCTTCTATTTCTTCTCCCTCTTCTGTCTTCTTAGGCAAAGTTGGCATTAAAATAGGATAAAACATATCATCCAGCATAGAAGCTGCGACAACAGCATTGAATCGATCTGAAAGCTTTTCCCGAATGACCTCTGGCTTGTCATCCCATTCTCCAAAATATTCAATGTAGTTTGTCATCTTGACATCTTCTTTGCCTGGATTTCCCCGTAAGGCCCTACCTAATTTCTGAATTGGCTGCAATACATTAGCATCCAAAACAGTGTTATAAACACGAGAACATGCTGGCCAATCTGTTCCTTCTCTCCCAATGGCACAAGTTACTACAGCACAAAAATTTTGCTCTTTTTCAACAAGCTTTTTCTTGTGTGACTTTTGCTTGGATTGAGATACCAGATCAAGTACTTTATGCTCACCATAAATATCAGTAAGTCCTTTTACTAATTTCGAAACCCACTCCCATTTATTAACATGTTTGAAAAACTTTTGCCCGTCCGCAGGAACAATGATAATCGGAGGCTGGTCTGGCTCAGCAGCAACAGCTTTCAAAATCTGATCCAACAGATCATAAGCATCTGCATAACAATTATAATTCTGATGCAATTCTCGGAGACCAGTGGTCTTCCAATGTTCCAAAAACTGCACACGATATGTCGTAAACTCTTCCATATAATGATTGGCAAGAATGGCTTGTCGATCACCACGAAAGAATGTTGCTGTTGTCAGATGTAAACTGCCGTTATTATCCAAAACGAACTTGCAAAATTCCCCCAGTCGGTTAGCATCTACTCCACCTTCATCCACCCCAGAAATATGATGCACTTCATCTGGCCGAAAAGAAGTATTGGCAATTGCCCGCAACTTCTCTTGCTTGGTCATGCTATTAAACGCAATAAGCAATGCCGAATAACTTACAACAGCAGTACAGCCACCCAGCCTTTTATTGGCCAAGTACCCTTTGTAAGTCATATCTTCCAACAAGAATTTCTTGATTCTTTTAACCGATTCGCTGCTGTCTGCACAGCAATTTACAGTTACTTCCCATTCATAAATTTCTCCATTGATTTTCAGCCTTTTATGTCGAAAATCAGTAAATCCTTCTCCGATATTCAATTGCGGCACGATAAAAACTTGCTTTTGTCTATAGTTGGACTCCATAATTTCTCTAGCCGCATTAAAAACCTGTACAAGGCTTTTTCCGCTACCAGTCGGAGCGATAAAAATGGTTCTATGTTTTCCTTTAAACTTTTCAAAGCATCTAACCTGATATTTTCTTCCGCCATATCCAAGTTCTTTAGGATCATCTTCCTTGGGAACCGGAATATTGGTTTTCAAAGGCTTCCACTTAGAATCAACGTAATCAAAGTTAGCGGGATGTACATGTAATGTACGCATTTGAATTTTCCTTAAGTTAGCTTTTTAGCCAATCAGAAACTTTTTTGATTTCTTTGCGAAACTCTGGATCGTAACATCCATTTCTAGGACTGGTGTAATTTACCAATGCTTGCCCTAATTTGACTTTAAATTTTGGCCTTGGTTCTCCTCTCTTGGCCATTTCGAGCAGGAGCTTTTTGTTTTCAGCGGCTGTGTTTACAAACCAATGCGGAGCTAGATTCCTAATTTCTTCATCGAATTCTGGATCATAACTGCCACATTTTGGATTGGTATAGCTGCATAATGCCAATCCCACCTTGGATTCTTTTTGTTTTGGTCTAGGCTCTCCTTTTTTAGCCATTTCTAGCAGGAGCTTTTTGTTTTCGGTGGCTGTATCCACAAACCAATGCGGAGCTAATCTCCTGATTGCTATATTAAAGGTTAAATCACGACATCCTTTTTTTGTATAATTTGTTAAAGCAATACCCAATTTGGACTTAGCGACGGGCCTTGGTTTTCCTGCTTTGACCATTTCAAGCAGGAGCTTTTTGTTTTCAAAAGCTGTGTCTTTTTTAGACATACTATGCCTTTCTGAACCAATGTGGAGCCAATTTTCTGATTTGTTTGTCAAATTCTGGATCGTAACTGCCTGTTTTTGGATTGGTATAGTTGCATAATGCCAATCCTATCTTAGACTCTCTTTGTTTTGGTCTGGGCTCTCCTCTTCTTGCCATTTCCAATAAGAGCTTTTTGTTTTCCTCAGCCGTATCTACAAACCAATGTGGAGCTAACTTCCTGATTTGTTTGTCAAATTCAGGATCATAACTTCTGTTGTTGGTGTAGTTTATTAATGCTTGTCCTAATTTAGTTTTAGCATTTGGTCTGGGATCTCCTCTTCTTGCCATTTCCAGCAAGAGCTTTTTGTTTTCCTCAGCCGTATCTACAAACCAATGTGAAGCTAACTTCCTGATTTGTTTGTCAAATTCAGGATCATAGCATTTTTGTTTGATATTGGTATAAGAAACCAATGCTTCTCCTAATTTGTTTCCTCTTTTGCTTGGTCTGGGCTCTCCTCTTTTAGCCATTTCCAGCAGAAGTCTCTTATTTTCCTCAGCCGTATCTACGAACCAATGTGGAGCCAACTTCCTGATTTGTTTGTCAAATTCTGGATCGTAACATCCATTTTTCGGATTTGTGTAGTTGCATAAAGTTCGCCCTAATTTGACTTTTTGAGAAGGTCTAGATTCTCCTCTTTTAGCCATTTCCAGCAAGAGCTTTTTGTTTTCTGCTACTACATCTATAAACCAATTCTCCCTTAAATCTCTGATTTGTCTATCAAATTCCAAATCATAGCATTCATGGTTTGGATTGGTATAATTGCACAAAGCCAATCCTAACTTATCGCTTCTTTTAGAAGGTCTGGGCTCTCCTCTTTTTGCCATTTCGAGTAGGAGTTTTTTGTTTATAGCTGAAGACGATTCTTCGTTAGCAAATTCAAGCCAACCGGTCATTTTTTCTAGTGCTTTGAGTTGCCACTTTTTAAGCATGCGGTCCCTTTCTGAACCAATCTGGCCTTAGTTTTTTGATTTCAGTGTCGAATTCTGAATCATAACAAGTATTTTTTTTATTTGTATAATTACATAAAACCACACCTAATCTTTTGTTTGGTTTTGCTTCGCCATTTCGGGCCATTTCCAGCAAGAGTTTTTTGTTTTCATCAGCAGAATTTACAAACCAATCCGGCCTTAGTTCTCTGATTTGCCTACTGAAATCAGCATCATAACTATTTCCCTTATTGACATAATTGCACAGCAGTCGTCCTATCTTGGACCGTTTCTGTACTGGTCTGGGATCTCCTCTTCTTGCCATTTCGAGCAGGAGTTTTTTGTTCTCAGCAGGCATGTCTACGAACCAATCTGGTGTCAAATTTTTGATTTCTCTACAGAAATCTGGATCGTATGTTTGTTTTTTAGAACACATATAAGTGGTTAAAGCTTGGCCTAACTTAGTTTTACAAGTAGGTTTAGGCTCGCCTCTTTTAGCCATTTCGAGTAAGAGTTTTTTATTTTCAGTGGCTGTATTCGTAAACCAATGTGGAGCCAATCTCCTAATTTGCTGATCAAATTCAGGATCGTATCCTGCTTGATCTTTATAAATATAGGAAGTCATGGCATTGCCTATTTTGGTTTTTTGTGAGGGTTTAGGATCTCCTCTTCTAGCCATTTCGAGCAATTGTTTTTTCTTTTTCGTAGCAGTGCTTTCAAACCAATCCGGTCTTACGGATTTGATTTTGGCATCAAACTCTGGGCTATAGCATCCTCCTGTTTTTTTCAGATAGTTTTGGAGTGTTTTACCTAGTTTTGAATCATTATCAGGTCTTGGTTCTCCATTTTGAGCCATTCTGAGCAACAGGTTTCTTTTGTCGGTAGAGGTTTCGGAAAATTCGAACCAATCAGGGATATTCTCCAATGCTGTGATTTGCCATGTTTTAAGCATCTTACTTCCTAAACCAGTCAGGTCTCAAAGTTTTAATTTGTTTAGTGAATTCTGGACTAAAACACATTCCTTTATTGATGTATTTACAAAACGCTCGGTTTAAGTGCTGTAATTTGCCATTTTTTAAGCATGTTACTTCCTAAACCAATGTGGAGCCAACTTTCTGATTTTAGTGTCGAATTCTGGATCGTAAGTGTTACTTTTTTTATTTGTGTATTTACCCAAAACCAAGCCTAATTTTGTCTTCCAATTTGGTTTTGATTCTCCATTCCTTGCCATCTTCAAAAGTCGTTCTTTCTTTTCTTTAACAATATCTGATTGGCTAACAAACCAATCTAATCTTAGTTTTCTGATTTTAACATCAAATTCTAGATCATAACAATTATTATTTTTATTAACATAATTACACAAGCATGCACCTAATTTTGTACATTGAGAAGGTCTTGATTCTCCTTTTGCAGCCCTCTCCAAAAGCAGTTCTTTATTCTCATTGGCGGTATTCGCAAACCAATCCGGTCTTAAATTTCTGACTTTAATATCAAACTCTGAATCGTATGCGCTTTGACCGCTAGTAGTATAACTGCATAAAGCTACACCTAACTTATTGTGTTTGTTTGGTCTTGGTTCTCCATTCCTTGCCATCTCCAAAAGTCGTTCTTTCTTTTCATCAGCAATATCTGATTTACTAACAAACCAATCTAGCCTTAACTCTCTGATCTTGGCAGTAAATTCTGGATCGTAGGAGCCACTATTTTTATTTGTATAACTACATAAAACTACACCTAACTTATTGGGTTTGTTTGGTCTTGGTTTTCCATTTCTTGCCATCTCCAAAAGTTGTTCTTTATTTTTATCAGCAGTATTCTCAAGCCAATCTGGTCTTAACTTCCGAATTTGTTTGTCAAATTCTGGATCGTAAGAACCATTATTTTTATTTACATAACCAAACAAACGCCCATACAATTTTGTTTTAAAACTTGGTCTTGGTTTTCCATTCCTCGCCATCTCCAAAAGTTGTTCTTTATTTTTATCGGCAGTATTTGTAAACCAATCTGGCCTTAACTTCCGAATTTGTTTGTCAAATTCTGGATCGTAAGAACCTTTATTTTTATTTGTGTATTCAACTAAACATCCCCCTAATTTATTTAATTTACAACTTGGTCTTGGCTCTCCATTCCTTGCCATTTCAAGTAATAGTTTTTTATTTTCAGCAGAAGATGATAATTCTTCAACAAAATCAATCCAGCCAGGAATTTTTTCCAGTGCTGTGATTTGCCATTTTTTAAGCATAATCCCTATCCATTGTAAAAAAAATAAGTTGCCATCTCAGTTTTGCTGGCCTTATATGTATAAAAGTGATCGTACACTCCCCAACTACTTGGCTTGCGTAAATACGGCATCAAATACCCCAGAAAACTCTGAGGATCAAATTTGCGATTAGACCGACCGTCAGAAATCATTACGTTCGCAGCCACCACTGTCTCATCTGGACAAAAGTTCATGGTTCTTGCCACATACAAATGACTAGCTGGCGTTATAACGGCTCTAGTGTAATCAAAATACACCAAAGAAGGCTTAAATTGATCGTAATTCTCACTAATCATTTCGAGCCAGTCCCCTTTAAACCAATGAGCTTCTGGATGGTCCTGGCGATTTTTCTCGATCACTCCTTCCTCATATACATCATAATCCACTCCGCAAAACTGATCTTTTTTGAGAAACCCCATATTTACCAACTGAACAATTTCTGCCCCTTCACTATTGGGTTGTCGGTTGCACAACGTCCAATAGTTACGATCCAAAGGAATGGATTGGTTGCCAGTGATGTCCCGATAAGCCTGGACCAACTGCTTTCTTGCCTCGATCTTCTTGGGCTTTTCATGATATACCGGCTGATGCTGAGATTGGCGATACTTGTCAAAAGGCATGTGTAGACTCCTATTGCAAGGCCAACTGGTGTCAAATTTTGACAATTTCCTCTGTAGCAAGTCTACAACAACCGAATTTTTTTGTAAAGTTTGCAAAAAAATACCGGCATCTCTGCCGGTATTTAAGAAAAACAATGTGAGGAAAAAAATCAATCTTTCTCCGCATCCTGATTGATTTTTTTCACATCATTCAATAAAGACAGAGCCTCTTCGCTTTCAAAAACAGCCATCAAATGTGAATTTGCATTCAACTGCTCTGAAGAACCAAATTTATTCTGTCCTTCTTCTTTTTTCGTCTTATTAAAATCAATTTCCAAATACTCCTGATGAAGAATATGAGCACGACGAGCCACTTTTGTAGCCTTTTCATAAATAGAAAGCCACTTGCGATAAAGACTGGGATGCATATCATAATTAAAAGAAGCCATCTGCAAAATAGTCGTATTATTTTTATTCAAAACAAGACGACCGTTACTGTAAACGCCGAATAAATCGGGCTCAAATTCCTGATAAGCTTCATGATCAATTTCAGATGTTCTGTTCTCCATCCCTTTCTCAGAATTAGGACCGCCATGCCCTCCAGGTCGCTTCGGAATCAACACTCTAAAAGTGAAATTGTACTTGTCAACGCCAATATCACAATGATAATTCTTTTTGGGCAAATATTGCTTCAAATGCTTGTATTCGTCAACAGAAATCAAAGATTTCTTGCCATTTTCATCAATTCGAATCAATGGAGAGACACTAATAGAATAAACATTGTCATATTCAAGCCTAAAATCGACCCCAGGAGTGACATTGAAAATAGCATCCAGTACAGGTTTTCCATTGCCATATTCCAATTTCACAAAATTAACATGATCTCCAGGCTCTAAAGTTCTGATAATTTTCCAGCTTTTATTGCCTTCACTATCAGCAACTTCTTTCAAAACATTAATAGTTCGATCTACCGAAGCACCTTGATACTTAGGAATAGGAGCCAAATCATCAGTACAATCGTAAGGACAGTGGCTTTTCATCCTCTCTTTGAAATCAACCAAATTAGTCGGATTTTCATTGGCAATTTTCTGAAATACTATATTGACAAGCTTTCTGGTTTGATGAGGATCATTAGTTTGGAAAAATTCATTCAATCCTCCCAAGGCAAAAATAGATCCTGATTGCTTTGGAATTAAATTAACCCGAGCCTTGACAACAGGCAACCAATGAGCAGCTTCAGTAAATTCTGGATAAAACTGTTTAAGTTTAGAGCTAAAATCCTTTTTAGGACAGAAAATACCTAAAATAGCCAATAAATCACGAACATTAGAGGATGTGTAATATGGTTCGGTACTTGCCCTGGTTAAATCTTTATTGCAATATTCACCTTTATAATCACAGGTGACAAACAACAATTCATTAGAGTGTTTGTAGTCATTCCTTCTTAAGCCTTTTTCTTCTCCATTCAACACAATTGGACGATTAAAACCATCCAAAAGGTTTGGATAAACTACAAGCTGAATATTAACATCAAAATCATATTTCGCATCTCCTTCTTTAATGCTAAAAGATGTGTTAAAGAACTCCTGATCTACACAAAACTCTTCATCAACTTTATCAATGCTTGGAATATTGAAAGTACGGGAGCTATCTGAAAAATCGATAGTTTTGTATTTGCACAACTTTCCGTGAATTGTATTTAGCTTGGCACGCAGCCTAATCTTGCCAACCAAAGGAGTGATTTCTGATATCAGTCTTGCATAGGAAGGAACAATCAGTCCATTGTGCTCCTTGTTTTTGATCGTGTTGGCATTAGAGTATCTGTAGATGTAATAGACATTATATCTTTTATAATTGCTCCCCATTACGCTTTTGATTTCATGATTCCACTCATTGGAAACGTCCTTAACAAGGGCATCATTGAAATTTTCACAAGTCAACCTAACGCTATATTCGCAATCTGAACGATTGTGAATAACAAATTCAGCCTCCTCATTTGTCTTCGTTGTAAGAAACATATTGGACTTCATGCCGTTACCTTGAATTCCGTCTCCACCGGTAACGCTTGGTCGCATGCAGGATTTTAGGTCTTCAATGCTTTTAAAAGCATTTCCATTATGGCCAAGTACAAAATATTCTTTGCTGTCCTTTCTTAGATTGAACAGAATCATTTCGTTTGCTTTTTGAGCATAAGCATTATGAAGCACCTCCCTAACGACTAGAGCAACCCTCTTTTCTTCCGAGACATAATCGTCTCGACGGGTTAACATTGTAATTGGAAAAGTAGAATTCGGCATTATTTTTTTCTCTCTTTCTGTAAAATAGTTAGTCTTGCAAGTGAACGGCGCATTCTAATACCATAAGAGTTTATGTCAATATGAAAAGTTAAAATTCTTCATGTGAAAATTCTTTTTTAAAATAAGAACGCAACCCTTCAGTAATCTTTTCTTTAATTAAATTTAAATCAAAAAAGCAACTGTCGCACATTGCGGTTAAGTCTTTATCAGACATCAATTTAGACATATAGGGCGACAAGGCAACGTAATAACGAGATACTTTCCCTGAGACCAACCACATTTTGAATATTTTTGTATCCAAAAATTCCTTGATTTTTTCTAAAGATGGCTCTCCGTCGCATCTTTCAAATAAAAATTTCTTGGTTTTGTCAATTTCGTGAAAAAGTTTTGGATCGGTATTGTCTAAAACAGGCGTTTTGGAAGCTATTTCGTCTAATTTTCTATTGAACCATCGTTCCCAAACCTTCCAGCGAATCCAAGCTTTCTCTCCGCAAATGCAGTTGGGAGAAATATTTTCTGAATTATTCATTTTCAAAATGGTCAAATTGGCACGAATGTACAAGCTATTTTGTTCAGGTTTAAGTAAACCACGAGTTTCTCGCAACATTTTCCAGCAATGTTTAAAAAGAACCGATTTTCGAGGATCTTTTTTACTGGGCAAGGTATTACGTCGATAATCTACCCCATGAATATTTCCTTTGAAAATTTTAAGAAATTCCTCTTGATAAAGATCTGCCATTTTGTAAGCATGCACTTCCTCAGGAGTCATAGACGAGATTAAATTGATGTCTATCATGACAGAATTATATAACAAATGCTTATTTTGGTCTAGAAAAAAATTTTCTAAATTTTGTTATTGAAATTTCTAATCGAATGCGCTATATTACCCATGTCGAAGAACCTTATTTTTAATTAAATAAGTAAGTAGACAGGCTTGTCCAATTGAATGGGAGAAGATACCTCCAAGTCTTTTGGGTAGCCCAAAACTAGAGCCGAGTACATAAGTTAGTTTTATGTTGAGCCTTGGAGCCGGGCAGGTTTACAGAGACCTAGTGCCTTTCTCGACGTACCGAGGTTTGCCGTGCTTCTTACTCGCATCCAGAGCGGTGACATTTGCATTAAAAAGCTTGCGAGGGCGCAAATGAAGATGCTACACGGTTAGTAGGTACACAAAAAAGCGTATCGTCAAAAGTTACAACGAAAGCATTGCTTGTAGTATATGCAGATATATCTAGTTTTTTAGATACTTCTGTAGCAAAAGGACCCTTAAGTACAAAACATTAGGGAAAAAAAACTTCCCTCAGTACTTAAGCATTACTTTTGTATTTATTCTATATTACAAGCATTAGCCACCGCCCCCTGGTCTAGACTTATAAAGAAATTTTAGAAAAGACTAGATTTTTAAAAATTAATTTGATAAGATGCAGGGATGGATTCAAGTATCGCTGGCACACAACTTTCTGAGCAGATTTATGATTTAATGCAAGGACAAGAATCCTTGTATCTTAGAACTGAGCCCGAAGTCCCTGACTTTACGGCTAATTTACCATTTAGAATTTTTATTTATAATAAAAATCAAAAGCTAGAGATCGAGGTATTCTCCGAAAATTTGATCTTGATTTTTAATTTATTGAAAATTACAATATTTACAAATGAATTTATTAAATACTTGTACTGTTGGAACATTAAGTCTCTTTGCTCATATTTTACATTTTTTACATCAAAATTTTTGTTCTCAGATGTAAATATGGTGAATGTGATCGACCTGAAAGTTATTGAAAACTTTTTAGGTATCAGGAAGAATCACCCTGAAAGTTTACCAGAGGTGATTAACAGAACAAGGATTGTAATTCAAAATAAAAACTGGAAGACTATTTACAAACAAATACATCTTCCGTTGTCGCTTAAAGTATTACCTTTAATTGAGACAACACCATTAATTAACACTTTGACTAGAAAATCTGAATACCCTTATTATGAAATTGAAGGCCAACAAAATGGTCGAATGAATTGTGTCAAGAAATTCACCAATGGCTATCTTGCTCATAATATGAGTCCAGATATAAAACGAAATATGAAACCTAAAGGTTACAATCTAAGCTTTATTCTGCCCGATTATCGGTATTGTGAAGTCGTTGTCTTGCAATGGCTCACTAAAGACGAAGTGTTAAAAGACATTTTAGATTCAGGATTAGATGTACATAAGAGAATTTATGAGTTGATCACTAATAATCCCTGTGATACTCCAAACAAGCGAAGCATTTCTAAGAAAATGTTTTTGCCAGTTATGTTTGGTTGTGGTCCTAAAGGTCTAGCAGATAATTTAAAGATCACAGAGGATGTGGCAAAGGAATTGTATCGTAGGATTTGTATTATTTTTAAACAATCTGCAAAATGGATGTTTGAGAAACAAAAAGCAGCAGCACAAGGAGTGATTTGCGATTATTTCGGCAGACCTAGACAATATCCGCAAAATGAGAGCTATCGTGCTCGTAATGGAATGGTTCAAGGTGTTGCTGCTACAGTTTGTCAAGAAAAATTGATTCAATTAAGTGAAAAATTAAACCGTCAGGATGCCAAGATCGCTTTTAGTGTTCATGACGGTTTTGGTTTGGTGTGTGATACAGAGAAAATTAATCAGGTTAGTGTTTTGGTTAATGAAGTTTTAAGTTCTGAGTCTGTGTTATGTCCAGGGCTTAAGATGGAGGTAGAGATTAAAACAGGTACTCGTTTAGATGCTTTGGTTTAAGGGGGTCTTTTGCAAACATTAGAAACAATTGTAAATAATTTTCCTATTACTGAAAAAGAATATGAAATTTTAGATAAAAAATTTGGTGCTTTAGCTTATTATGCCGCTTGGCAACTCAAAAAGAACAACATCAACAATAATCAATTAAATGATCCAGATGATGATGTTCAAGAGCTTCGTATTGCGTTAATACGTGCTGGAAGTTATTATAAAAGACAGATTTACATCGAAAGCTGTTTTAATATTTTACATAAACATGTCAAAGATAAGTTCAACAGATGTGTTTTGAAGAGATTACAACAACTTTGGATAGATCGTCGTCGTCATGGAGCTTCTAGACAGAAGTTTGGACCATTTCAGGAAAAGCTTTTGGAAAGTATGGTAAAAAATTATTTACCATTACATTTAAGACCAAATAAAGATGAATGTTTGGTTATAGATAGTAAATTTACTACTTATTGCAAACAAATTATTTGGAATGCTCAGAAATCTTTAGGCAAAAAGATCACTAAAGAAAAAAGTTGGAGAACTGCTATGGTTTCTCTTAGTGATTTCGATTATCTTAGCTCTGTTAATTAGAGAGGTGATAAATGGATGATGAGTTGTTAAATGACCCTGAGCTAGCAGATCCTGATGGCGAAGATGGAGATGCAAAGTATTCTTGGGATGAGGATTTTCAAAAACATATCTTGTCTTTATTAATTTCAGATCGACAGTTTTTGCTTTCCTCCTTGGACATTATAAAGCCTAATTACTTTACAAATAAAGTCCATAAAAAAGTATGTCAAATCGTTTTTTCTTATTTTAAGAAATATCGAGTTATTCCTCGTAAAGACTTTATTATCCAAGAGATGAAAACCAGTCTCAAGGATAATAAAGCTTTATCTTATTATTTGGCCGAATTTAATGTGGTAGTTGATTATTTCCAGCCTGGATTGGATTCTAGAGAATATCTTCAAGACAAAATTACCTATTTTGCCAAAATTCAAGCAGTTCGCAAGGCATTTCATGATTCTTTGAAGGAGATTGATAAGAATCCTGAATCAGAGGAGACATGGCAAACAGTTTATGACAAGATGAGGGATGCGATGACTACGCATCAGAATTTTGAAGTTGGAATTGATTATTTTAATACGTTTAAAGATCGATACGTTGCCAAAGAAGAAGATGATGACAATGATCGATTTATTACAGGCATCGACAGTATTGATATACAGATTAATGGTGGTGGCTATATTCGTGGAGAAATTATTGGAGTTGTGGCGGGAAGCGGGGTGGGCAAGAGCGTTTTCCTATCTTGCTTGACAGCCATTAACATTTTAAGAGGCAAAAATGGCGTTTATATTTCTCTAGAATTGGCCGAAAAAAAGATTGCTGATCGTTTTGATTCTATCTTTACTGAATTTCCAATTCAAAAACTTTCAAGTTATAAAGAAGACGTTTTTGAAAAATTAGATAGTTTGGAAATTGACAGAACCAATAAATTCGGTTCGTTAATTATCAAAGCTTTTCCAGCAGGAACAGCTTCAGTTAACACAATTAGAGCTTATTTATCCCAATTGAGATTTCATGGTTTCAATCCAGATTTTGTGATTGTGGATTATGTAGGCGAAATGCAAGGTATTCCTGGCCTTCCCACTCATGAATCTATGGAAAAAATTGTCAGAGATTTGCGAGGTATGGGTTCTGAAGAAAAGGTGTTTGTAGCCACTGCTATGCAGCCTAATCGTGATTATAAAAACGATAAGGGCAGTAGTGGTCCTCAAAGGATTGACGATAAGCATTTGGCGGGTTCTTTTGGTCAAATTCGTCCTTTGGATGGTTGTTTTTCATTAAACCAGAACGATACAGAAAAGGAATTGGGGATTGGTCGAGGATATGTGATAAAACAGCGAGATGGCGAGAGCAGATACCAGTTTTTCTTAAAATTCAATAAAGAAAATCTTAAGATCACTGAGATGAGCAGTATAGATTATCGTAAGGCATTGAATTTAAGAAAAGAATATGCTTCTCAAGAAATCGAGATGGATCAGATTAGCGATGATAATCAATGGCCGACAGGAGATGAACAGTGAAATTAGATTTTCGTGTGATTGGTTATGCTAAGCTTGGCACAATAAACTCAGATAAAAAGTATGTGATAGAACAAATCTTGGGATATTGGGAAGCATCTGTTGATGATAAAATTTTAGCAACTGGCAATTTATATACATGTCTTGATGCTTGCAATGCACATGCTGATGAAGTTAAAAAAATGTGCGAAAGAGAAGAGTTGCTTAAAAAGATGAAGGAATATAAGAGGATTAGTGAAGAAAAAAAGAAAGAATATTACAAAGAAGAATATTACAAATACAATCCTGAATGTGGGTGTATAGTCAGAGAAGATATTATGATCATGGCAATGTTGCCACAGATGTTAAAATTAGGTATAACATTAGAAGATTTAGAAGAAAAGGAATAACAATGGAAATATTAAAGTTTGATAGGTTTGTGATAGAGATTGATCCAGAAAAACTAAGATTTGATGAAACCAGTTTATCTCATTATATCCAAACCGAATCTGGTTATTATGATAATTTTGGCGGTTACTTAGCTAAAGCAGAAAGAAATCAGCAAAACAAAGAATTGTTGTATGAACAAGTATTTCATCAGAGATACATTGAGGCTAAAGAAGAAGGAGGGACAGATAAACTTGCCGAGGCAAGAGCCAAAGCAGACCAGACTGTCAATGCTTTAAAGAATGAGATTATTGAGGCAAAGTATGTGGTAAATCGTTTAAAGCAACATTTAAAAGCTTGGGATAAAAGCCATGATAATGCCCAATCATTAGGGCATATGATGCGAAAACAAATTGATAAATTAAATTCTGATATTAAATTGGCAAGTATTGGCTCTGACGATCCTAGAATCGCTAATATGCTTGCTTCTTGGGGGGAAGATGCTTGGAATCCTCCAGTTAAAGAAAAAGAGGAAGAGGAAGAGCCAGGATTTGATGCAAATTTTGATGTAGAAGATTTGATATAATGATTGATCCGAAGAAAATTACTAATTTCAAATTAAATCCGTATCAACTTCAAGAAGTATTGTCTTTTTGGATATGTGTGGCGGGTAAATCTGCGGCTACTATTGCTCCTAGAATCGACAAGGTTATTTGGTTTGGCTATAAGATTTTAAATCATCGAGGTCCAAAAATACCTTTTAAAATTTTTCGAGAACTAGGAAAAGAACGACTTTCTGAATTATTAAAAAATTTTGGAATTGGCTGTTATAGTTTAAAAGCCGGTACTTTGGTAGATATTGCAAATTCTGATTTAAATTTGAGTATTTGCAGTAGAGAAGACTTGATTAAGATCAAGGGTATTGGCTTAAAAACAGCTAGTTGTTTTATTATGCATAGCCGCAAAAACTCTCGTTGTGCTGGTTTGGATACGCATTTAGCCAAATTTATGCATTCATTGTTTCCAAAGGAATTTGATGGAGAGATTCCCAAGAGCAAAAAGCAGTATTTTGTAATGGAAAATCGATTTTTAGCTATTTGTGATAAATTGCAACGTCCTCCAGCCAAATTAGATTTGTTAATTTGGAAACTTTATGCATATCATCAATGTCATGCCAAACGTTTTGTTGAAGTAATTGAGTCAAGAATTAATCAGTAGAACGTATATAAAGTAGGTCGTCCGTCAATCAACAGATAGACAATAGTTACGGCTAACCCTAATGATGCTGTATCTATTATCTGGTGAGAGGCAATGATTTATAGGGCTTTTGTTCAGAAATGAAAAAAGGTATCAACCTCAACGACTACACAAGTCTTGAAGCCAAATTATTGCGTGAATAGTTTGGCTTCTTTTTTTGGAGGAATATTGAGACATTTTGAACATCTAAGATCGCAAGAGGCCAGTAGTTTTCGCAGTAATTATCCTTGGGCATTGATATGTTTGACTGCTTGTCTTATGAATTTAGATAATTGTTATGGCAAATTGCAATTGCCAGTAAACGACATACAAAATGAGAGTCAGTATTTAATTCAGGGTGGCGATTATTTAAGGTTAAATCAAATCTCAGAAATTTTTAATTTTGTTGATTCGTACAAGGATCGGGTTGATTTTTTCTTATTCACTTGTAACAATGGCAATGTTTCTTCTGCAATGTCTGCTGCTTTTTCATACATATACTTTAAAAATATTGATCCAGATTTCACCAAACAAACATTTAATATTCAGGTATATCGACAGATGTTGAGGTATTATTACTCTAATATTTGATATGGATGGACAATTAGTAGAGTTTTTGAATAAAAAAATTTCTGACGGCATTTTACCAGCTAGAGCTTTAATTGCTAGAGCTAAAATATATGACGATTGTCAAAGCGGCGTATTTTCCGATAGCAAGCATTTTCCTTTTTATTATTATTTAGGAACTAAAATAGAGCCTAGTATTGTAATGCAAATTGGTCCTTATTTAGGTTTGCCTGGATTTTGTTTCATGCAAGGTTGCAAAACCGTAAAGCAATGGTTTTGTATTGGTGAATATTCTAATATTGTTATGTCAAATTTGCGTAGTTTATGTAAATGTAGCATAATTGCAGAATCAGAATCTCATCTACTTGATGGTATTATGGCAGATGCATGTTTTGTATCACAAAATTTTGATGATTTAAGCAATAAATTGGAATTTTTGTGGAAATATTTAAAGCAAGATGGATTATTAATTTGTGATTATATTTCATCTTCTAGTATTTTTGATGATTTTTGTCGTTTAAATAATCGTCAACCTTATTACTTTAACACAAGATATGGAATAGGAATTGTAGAAAAATAATATGGGTTTCGAAATAAAATATACGTTTCATACTCGTAAAGAAGATGGCACTTACATTACCGAAGAGACCAAAGAGAGGTATCAGAAAGTAGGAAAGCCTTTTGATGATACCACTTTGGACAAATGTGCGGCTGCTATTTTATCGCAGTTGGCACGCAGAGATATTTGGGTTGTAGGTGTTGAGGTTTATGAGTTAGTTAAAAAGCAAATTAGTTTTAAAGAAGCTACTGACGGCAAGGGGATTGTATTAAAGAACAAGAAATTTTCTTTAAATGGCGTAGCTCAAGCTGTAGAAGAAGAGGAAATTGAAGAGCCTGTAAAACAAAGCATTCATCCTCATCAGCAAAGCATTCATCCTCATCAGCAACGTAATATTAATACAAGGAAAACTTTATATGAGGTTTACTTTGATCCAGCGATTCAGTATGTTAATGAAGTTAAGAAATTAAAGTTTACTAGAGATCGCAAGTATCAGGTTTATGAAATAGTTCCACATCCTTCTGGAAAATTAGACGCTCAAAAGATTGTAGTTGCAGATGATGCAGGGCGAATTGTGACAGTAGATGAGAAATATTTTGTAAATGCAGGGCGAGGCTTGTTTGGCGATGAACAATTGAATTTCTCTGGCAGCAACGGCCTTAGAGAACGTCGTCCCAAATTAAGTTACGAAGATGAATTCACAGACATTCCTCAGGCTGTGCGTAACATTCCGATTGATACAGGACAAATTCCAGAAGAACTTTTACAAATTCCAGATATTAGAAAGGGATAGCAATGGCTTCAAAGCAGCAAAAACAGATGCAAAAGCGGAAGGAAAGGGAACGGGCTTCTAAAGAAAAGATTCTTAAGAAGCGTGAAATAATCAGAGGAGAAGCTCGTGACAAACGAGAAGAATTTCGCAAAGACAAAAAGATTAAGAAATTACAGAGAGATATTGTCATGCTTGGTCAATGGGCAGATCAAGTAGGCATGGAGAATATTGATAATAACACTATCAATCAATTACAAAAGAACGTTGAAATACTAAAGGGTTTAGAGTCAGAATACGAAGAAGAGATGAAGATTAAGCAAGAGAATCGTGAAAAGAATCTTAATTCTGAAGCAGCCTTAGGTGTTGCTCAGGATTTTTATGATTCTGTTCCTTTTGAAATTCCTGCTGAACAACCTACCGAACCTGTTGCAGAATATGCTGAGGTTGAGATTGTCAAGGCTAATCAAGATAATTCTGTAGAAATTAAAGAAAATTGAAAAATTCTATAGAATATATTGACACAAGTTTCGATAATATCTATAGTAGCAATTACTGTTAATTAAACATTGCTTTTACTAGAAGGAGAGCGTTATGACAGAGTTTGGAAGTTTAGATCTTGATGAAGTCGTTGGTGAGGGTTCACGTTTAAGCGAAGGTGGTCAAAGTAATTTTTTGGACCAATTCCTTCCGATGCCCGAAGTCAAGCCTGGAACTACGGGCACAGTTGCGGTTCGTATTTTGCCCCCAGCAAAGGGAGCAAAACTATTCCAATATAATCGTATTCATACGATTAATGGAAGAAAGGTTCACTGTCCAAGACCGCTGGTTAATGGTAAATGGGATCGTAATGTAAATTGCCCCATTTGTAATTATTACACCCAGCTTTGGAAAGAAGTGGATCAGTTAGACGCCCAAGGTCGAGTAGCTGATGCTAATCGTTTGAAAGCAGAAGCTCGTAATTTGAAGCCGGTAGAAAGGTATTACTACAATGCTATCGCACGGAGTGCTGTGGTTGATGGAGAAACTAAGCACAATGTTGGACCTCGTATTCTTAGCATTGGTAAGATTCTTCACACTATGATCATTCGAGCAATGGTTGGTGAAGAAGGTGATCCAGATAGCAAGCTGGGTAATATCACAGATTTGAAGAATGGATACGACTTCATTATCCGTAAGGAAGTGACAAGCGGAGATGGATTTCCTAAGTATGAAAGATCGGGTTTTGCTAGAAATCCTAGTCCTGCTGGAGAGCCAGAGGAAATTAAGAATTGGGCTGCAAGCCTACATGACTTGACCAAACTCCGAAATCCTAAGGAGCTTGAAGTTTTGGAAAAAGAACTTGCCATCCATCGTGGTTTGATCGAAGACGACGATGTCTCTTTCAATAAGGACGAGTTTGATAATAAATGGGGCAAGAAATCCAACGTAAGCACGGCTCCTCCTGTAACAGCAGAAAAGACAGAAACTGTTGTTCAAGACGTATCAAGTGTTGTGGAAAGTATGGATGCTCCCATTGAAGACGAAGAATTCATGAAGGAATTGGAAAATATGGGATAACGTTGATGTGTCTGTTTTGAAGTTTCTCTAATCACTCAAGAGTGCTCGATGTTTTTGTCGAGCACTCTTGTTTTTTTTAACAATTACATAAGGAAATAAATATGGCGAAAAAGAAAATTACAAGAGATGAAAACATGATTGATATGGATGATGGGTGTTTGAGCATTGCAAAGGAAACAGGTGGAGATGTTTTGGCTGATCTTGATCCGATCAAAGGATATATTGATACAGGCAATTTAGCTTATAATTTTGCTTGTTCTGGTCGGTTTATTGGTGGCGGTATTCCTAGAGGCAGAATTACAGAAATTTATGGTCCATCTTCTTCTGGAAAGTCTCTAGTCGGCAGTAATATCATGCACGGCTGTCAGAAAATGGGCGGTTGGGCGGTTTTGATGGATGTGGAAGATGCTGCTAATGTTCACTTTATGGAGAATGTTAGTGGAATTGATTTGAAGAAGTTGATTCGTTTTGGACCAGATAAAGTAGAAACTTTGGAAAAATGCTTTCTTATGGTTCATAATGTCACGAGAAAAATTAGATCTTATGAACAACAAAAAGGATTTAATCCTCGTCCAATTGTGATTGTATATGATTCAATTGCCGGTTCACCTTGCGAACGTGAGCTTAAAGAAACAAATTTACCATTTGATTTTACTCCTGGCGATTGGAAGAAGATTGTTGGAAGAAATGAACAGCCTGGAGAAAGAGGAAAGATTTGTAGTCGAGAATTGAGAAAATTGGTTCCTGCTGTAGCTGCAAATGACGTTTCTTTTGTTATTCTTAATCAAGTCAGAGATAAGATTGGTTTAGCATGGGGAAATCCAGAAACAACAGCAGGAGGTGGTAGATCGTTGGAGTTTTACGCCTCACTTCGTGTTCGTATGCAGGCCAATAAAAAGATTGAAAATAAGAAGTTTGAAACCTTTGCTGGCATTAATTTAACAGCAAAGAATATTAAAAATCGAAGTTTTCGACCTTTCATTACTGCAAGCGATATCAAATTGTATTTCGAGCAGGGAGTTGATCCTTTGAGCGGTGTATTGCTTTGTTTGTTTCAATCAGAAAGAATTACGGTCAAAAGTGCTGGTCGTTGGGACGTAGCCAAAGAATATCTTCCAGAAGGACAAGAAGAGTATTCTTTCCAGGCTTCTAAAGTCAAAAACACTGTGCCAAAACAAGTATTTTTAGATTGTCCAAAACTGATTGATGCCAATTCCAGAGAAGAGGTAGAGCAGTATCTATCTCAATTCAGCAAAGGATTGGAAGCTTCAGAAAGCGGCACGTTTGGTGAAAAAGCTGTTAGCTTTGAAGAAGATGGAAATCCAGTTGAATCAGATGTAGAAGAATCTGAAGAGTAATCCTCTTGAAATAAAACCCCCTTGAAAGAGGGGGTTTTTTATTTATTCAATTTTGTAATTTCCGGCACTGATTTTTACGACATTATAGCCTTTTCGTATTAAGTTTTTCCGTACTTCCGAGAAGTAATTGCACAAGGAGGTGTAGCTTACGGTTTTATATTTTGATTTTAAATTTTTCAGTTTTACGGTATTTGCTGATAATAGTTGTTTTTCAATATCTTCTTTGATGTGATTAGCTCCAACTTTACGAGGAAATATCTTTTTCACATCAGTATATTCTGGTTTGCTTTTGTAATTTTGATCACAAAAAGATGCAACTAATTTTTGGATCGTTAATAATTTGTCATTTGTATTTACTTTAAAGATTTCTGCCTGAAAGACCTTGGCAAATTCTACCAATAATGGTAAATTCTCGTTTTGGGTTAAGAAAGATCTTCCATCTTGAGTTTTGATCAATAAGCATTTAGTCATAAGTTCGCCTTTCTTTGGTGGTAGTATAAGTTCTTATAATTTAATTTACAAGTGGATTTTTAATGAATAAAGCAATTGATTGTAGAAAAGTGGTTGATTGTAAATCATTCAGAAGATTTGGAATTGAAATTGAGGTTAATCCATTAACTGGTATTGTACGTCGCCCCGACTGTTCTTTGCTGCAAATCCCCGTTGGCTCTGATTATGTGGCCAATATCATTCAAGAAGTTTGCAAGGAGCAAGTTGAAATAATGGGTTGGGACTATATCCATAATAATAGTAATTGGGTGGTAAAACCCGATAACAGTTGTGGAATTGAGATAAATACTCCTGTACTGAAGGGCTGGTTGGATCTTAAAAAATTACTGAGAGTGATAGATGCTTTGGCCAATTGTGGTGTTTGCTCGGATGATCGCTGTTCTTTGCATGTTCATGTCAATATTTCGGATTTAAATACCGATCAATTACTTTCTGTAATTGCTTGGTATATTAAGTGTGAACACATTTTTATCGATTCTGTCCCGTTAAATCGAAAAAATAATCGTTATTGTCAACCAATTGGCCTGACCGATATAGTCAGTCATGATTCTAAAATTGGCGAAGATTTGATTTGTAAAGTTTCTTCTTCGAAGTATTATTCTTTAAATGCATATCATTTTCTAAAAGGAGGAGGATTTTCTATTGATAATAGCAGGAAAAAAACCGTTGAATTTCGTTTGGCGGAAGGAGCAGGTTGTTTAGATGCTTGGTATGCCAAAAACTGGATTCGTTTATTATTACATTTTGTCGAAACAACAAAAGATATAAATATTGCAAAATACAATAAAAACAATCCCAAGTCTGGTTTGGCCTGGATTGATCTTTATGACATGTTTAAACTTTTGAAATTTGACCAGCCGCTTTCTCCAGGGATGTTGCAAGTTAAAAATTGGTTTTTGGAACGTATTGTCAATAATGGCTATAACAATGATATTTTAGGAATTTGGTCGAATGAGGGAAGGAAATTAATTCATCAGCAGGCTTTAGAGTTAATAGATAAAAATGATGTGAAGACGAGCAGAAAAGAGCGTATTTACTCTGATGATTATATTCTGTGATAACTAAATTAAATATATGTCTAATCGTAAAACTATTATGTCCCAAATGAAGAATTTGGCAGAAATTCTTGTACAACACACTTATCCAAAAGCAAATTTTGAGGAGGAGCAGACAGTTTCTATTTTAAAACAGAGAATGGTGATTGTGGATGGTTATGAAGTGTTTTTGTGCTTTAGCATCGCAGATTATGACAAATATATCTTGCATACTTTACAAATTCAGTCTGTTCACACACCGTTTTTGCCATTTAATATAGTTTGCAAGTTAGGGAGGGAATTTTTTGGATCGAAGGGGCTGTCGTATATTGAATTTTTGAGGAACGATAAAAAGATTTATTGTTGGATATTGAAATTTAAAAATGGCTCATTGATTTCTGAAAATAAAAGTAAATTAGAGGTATATGAAGATTTTGAATTTCGAATACTAAATCCAGGTTCTTTGGATTTGTTGTGATTATTATCACTAAATAGGATGTGTACATCTTGTACACTTTTCAAATTAATAAGAGGGATAATGAACGCACCAAAGAAAATTCAAAGTCTTATTATTCGTCAGTTGTTAGATCGGGGATCGGTTTGGTTGATGTTACCTGATGGGGTTCAATTAGAAATCGGGATTACTCAAGAAAATCAATTTGGTGATGTTCAAAAAACAGATAACTATTGTTATGTTAGAGCATCTAAGGAAAGACGATCTGTAATGCTAGATTCCTTTAATCTGGGATTGCAATTTGAATCAAAGGATAATACAATCATTTATGAAGATGAGGATTTTGATGAAGACGGGGTTTTGGTTAAGTCTTTAGATGTTGTTTAACCCGTATACTTCTTTTAAAGAAAAATTTCCAGATAAATCTAAATGATAAATATGTGTTCCAAACACTGATTTTTCGGATTTTGGTATTGAAAATTCTACGCAAAATTCGATAATATTAGAGTGTAGGGTAACTTTAGTAACTGTAAGTTTGAAACTGGAGGAAGCGTCTATGAGTGTGTAATTGTTGTCACGAACGTGTTCTAGTATGGTTTTAAGCAATTGCTCTTTATTAATTATTTTTGTCCAATTGGCTTTGAGCAATTGCTCCAGTTCATTTTTTAAAAAAATTTCTGATTTCATGTGAGGTAATGATGGCTAAAGATTTTGCTGGTACAATAAAAGAGTTCGCTGCAAACATTTCTGAAGAAGATCTGAGTCGATTGATTATGAAATTTGATCAACGACTTGCAGGCGACATGGCAGATGTTCTTAATTTTTATAGCGTCCATAAATCGCTTGACTATTTTTTGTCTAATTCAAAATCGTCAAGTGAACTTTTTTCTATGTGCGATCAAATAGAAAAAGCTTTAAGACAAAAATATAAAGAACAATATGCTTAGCCAAACATTGTAATTATTCTTAATTCGGAGGGGGATGAAATCCATCCCCCTCTTTTGCTAAAAAGAGAAAATATGCCAAAAGTAATATGCATCGAAGATAAACTAGAATTAGTTCCGACCTCTCAATATCCCTACGCCAAATGGGATTTTGAATACTTTAATCCTATCCAATCCCGTCTCATCGATATTTATGCCAGCAATAATAATGCGGCTATCGCTTCCAGTACAGCTTCTGGAAAGACCGTAAGTTCTGAAATGTTTATGGCTTATGAACTCAGCAAAGGCAAAAAAGTAGCTTATATTGCTCCTTTGAAAGCCCTTGCCAAAGAAAAAGAAATGAGTTGGACCGCAGAAAGTCATCATTTCAGCAAATACAACATTTCAATTCTAACTGGCGATTATCGTCTGACAGAGCGTAGAATTGCTGAATTGGAAAAGTCAAATATCATCATCATGACGCCAGAAATGTTGGCGTCCAGAACTAGAAATCACAAATCAGAAAAAAGCAGTTTTCTTAGCGATATTGGCGTTGTGACCTTTGATGAATCGCATTTGTTAACTGTTCCTAATCGAGGCGATCATATTGAGATTGCTTTGATGAAATTAGTGGAAATTAATCCAGATATTAGAATTGTCATGCTTTCTGCCACTATGCCTAATGTGGATGAAATCTGCGAATGGGTTAGTGATTTGACTGGTCGAGATACCTATTATTTGAGATCTAATTACCGTCCTTGTAGTCTTCATATTAATTATTGCCCTTACAGGGATGTTGGTAGTTATGATGAAAAAGAAGATATAAAAATTGAGGCTGCTTGCGATTTAGTTGATCAGTATCCTGATGATAGATTTTTGATTTTTGTACACACCAAAAACACCGGACGCAAAATGTTAAAACGTCTGGAGTATCATGGTGTAGAAGCAGAATTTCACAATGCAGATTTAAATCTTAAAGATCGATTGGCTTTAGAGGATCGATTTCGTAATGGAGGTCTAAGAGCAATTGTGGCAACTTCCACGTTGGCTTGGGGTGTAGAATTGCCTGCTCGTAGAGTTGTTATCACAGGCGTACATCGAGGTTTAGAAGAAGTCGAAAACTATGACATTATGCAAGAAGTTGGTCGAGCCGGTAGACCTCGATACGATCCAAGAGGCGATGCCTATATTTTCATTCCAAGTAGTGAAAAAGGCAGTTGGATTAGTCGTTTAAAAAAGCCTACTCCAATCAAATCGGTTCTTTTGAATTATGTAGGAACGGCTGAGAATCCTCATTATAAAACCCTTGCTTTCCATGTGGTAAGCGAAATTCATAAAGGAAATGTTACTACAAACGAAGGATTTAAGGAGTGGTTTAAGCGTAGTTTAGCTTATCATCAGGATATTGGTTTTGATAATACGGTAATTGAAAGAACTATTGATTCTTTGATTAAATGCAAAGCTATTTATGAGGAAGATGGAGAATACCGGTGTACTCCAGTTGGCATTATTGCTTCAATGTTTTATTTTTCCCCTTTTGACGTATCAACTTTGAAACGCAATTTTTCATTTCTTTTTGATAAAAAATTGGAAAATAACGATTACGCTCTTGCAATGGCATTGGGAAATATTGATTCTTATTATTTTGGCATTGTGAATCGTCAAGAACGAGAGGAAATGTCAAGTTTTGGATCATTAGTTGGCAAAATGTTTGGACAATATGCCTTTTCTGATTCAGCGATTAAGTTTGGATATGCTTACTATACGATGTTGAAAGGTATGAAGAATGTACCGGCATTTCAAGCATTACATGGCTCTTTGCTGGTAGATTTGGATCGAACAATGCAAGTAATTCAGGCAATTGATTCCATGTCTGCTAAATGGAACAAGAAAGAAGCATTGAAAACTTTAAGATTGAGATTGTTGTATGGGGTAGAAAGTCATTTGGTTTCTTTGTGTCAAATTAAAGGGATTGGTCAGGTACGAGCCAAACGTTTATATTCTGCTGGAATTAAAGGGATAAACGACTTTGCTTTTGCAGATATTGATTATTTGGCAGGAGTAATGAAGTGTAATAGAAACTTGGTCAAAGAGTCAGTAGAGGCAGCACAGCGTATATACATGGCAGAATGATCAGTCTATTGGGTATTCAATTTTCACAATGCCATTGCCATCAATTTTTTCGCCTTTCTCGTTTTCTACCCAAAATTTGATTTCTTTAACGTCTTCGATGAATTCATCTCCAAAAAAACAGGATTCGTGGGGATCAACAGGAAGATACACTTTCCGTCCTTCCATTAAGACAACCACTCGACAGATGCCTTCTTGAGGATCGTATAATTTACAATTATTACAGATTTTTTCTATTGCTTTGTTAGTCATAATCTATTATAGTTAACTCCATGCCAACCTATGAATATAAATGCGATGCTTGCGGACATTCTTTAGAAATTTTCCATAAAATGTCAGATCCTGACAAGAAGAAGTGTCCCAAGTGTAAAAAGAATAAGTTAAAGAAGCAATTTTCTGCTCCTCCGGTAATCTTCTTAGGAACTGGGTGGACTCCTAAAAGCCATCAAGGCGAAAATCTATGACATTAAGGGAAAGGGTAGTGAGGTCAAGATCTTAAGATAAATTTAACTTTCGAGGAATAAAAAATGAGTGATTTAAAGCAAGGAACAGAATATGAAGAGTTGGATTATCAAGAGTTTGTGAAACAAATGCGTAAAGAAATAGACGAAGGAGCTTGGAGGCAAATTAGCAGAGAAGAGTTTTTACAGTTGCCACAAGGAACAAGAGTTAAGTTTGACAATCTGGATAAAGGCACAGGCACAATCTGCGGAATTTCTTCTATTGCACAACCAGTTATTGGGTGTGGTTATATTATAAAACCTGATCGACCGATTGCAAATTACAAATATAGTCATATTGTATTGTTTGAGAGTCAATTTGAGGTAATGAAAGAAAGTTCGAAAAAACAAAGAATTCTGCAAGAACAAAATGCAGCAGAAGCATATCATTATGCCGCAACCGAAATTAAAGGTCGTTGGCCTGAGGCTGAACATTTTATAGCCAAAGATCCAGATTGGGCTTATTATTATGCTTTAGAAATAATTCGTGATCGTTGGCCTGAGGCAGAAGCAGCAATTTTAAAAGATCCATATGTTGCTTATGAATATGCTGATACATTTGGTATTAAAATGAAAGTAACTTTCGAGGAATAATATGAGTGATCCATACGCTGACCGTAATCTCCAAGATTCTGGAGAACGACAAAAATTTCAAACAGGTGCCCAGAGAGACATTCAAGAAGGTAAAGGTCGTTACGATTTGTTGCCAGCAACAGCGATTTTTGCTGTTGCTAGAGTGTTTGAAGAAGGTGCAAAAAAGTATGAAAGCAGGAATTTTGAGAAAGGCATTCCTTTGTCTCGCTATATTGATAGTGCCTTAAGACATCTTTTCAAACATTTAGAAGGACATCGAGACGAGCCACACATGGCTCAAGCTGGATGGAATATATTAGCTTATATCCATACAGCGACAATGATCGAACGAGGTTTGTTGCCAGAAGAACTGAATGATTTACCTAATCATGTGAGTGAAGGAAAGGCAACGGTGATGTGATGATTGTTGGCGATTTAGTGTTAGTTCCCATCAAGAATCGATGGGATTTGAATTGCACTGGTGAAATTCAAGAAATACACGAAGACACAGTAGATGTATTAGTGTATAATATGGGTGGTCCAGGCGATAATAAAGTTGTTACTGGAATTCCATTCAGTCAAATTAAGATTTTGGAGGATGGTGACCCAGAAATAGACGAAATTACAAGGGATATGGCTAGAGCAAGCTTACAAAAAGGAAGAAAACTATGAACCAAGAATGCGAAAACTCAGTACAATCCGTTATCACTATTCTGAATGATCAGAATCTTTCTGACACGACCAAAGTGGAATATTTTGGTTATTTTCTTCGTAGGTTGACTTTGAAATATATGAATTCAGATAACGCCAATAGCGTTGGTTTTAATTCAATTTATTTTCGCCCAGAAGCATTGGATGGGTTAGCAAAATTAGCCGATAAGATTTGTGGATTGATTAACCCATCTGATCCATCATCTTCTATTGCTAGTTTTTGTGATGTAGTGATAAAGATTTGTGCATGGTGGACAAATGAAAAGCTTGAGGTGAAAATCAACCTGTTAGGTGTAGTCGAGTCTGTAATGTCTATGGATTGGGGCAAATCAATAACTTCTAGTAATAGTGATCGGATTATGGCTTCTAGACGGTCGGTTATTGTACGGGGTGCTTTGCGACATATCAGTAATTGGATTGAAAGGACAATGAAGAATGGCTAGATGCGTTTTTGAAAATCTGACCATTGAACAGGCAAAAGCACTTGCTCAATGGTTTGAAGAACAAGGAGAACAGGATTGCATTGTCTGGTTTGAAGAAAGTGATCTAAAAAGTCCTTTTGCCAATAGAATTGAACATTATGACGATGAGATCGTGGTGTGGTGTAAATAAAAACAAGGAAAGGCCATGTACGCACCAATGAATACCAAAAGATATAAACAATGCGAATTGACTCATTATGTTGATGGTGGGGTGATCGAAAAGCTTATCACTTACATTCCTTATAAATTTGCAGTTCTTAATAAAGAACTGCATGTAGAGGATCAACCTGAGATCTGGGTCGTAACATGGGTTTCTGAGTTTGAAGTAGATATGTTGCCTGATGTTAATTCTACGATCAAAAGGTAGAGTAGTATGGGCTACAACAGTTATGACGAAGGTACTGGTTATGAGGATTGCACTGGTTTTGGTGTTGGTCATTTTGCATTTTCTGTAGGTTTAATAAATGGCACAGGTAGTGGTGGCGGTAATCCTCCAACCACTAGCATATGTTGTGGAGTTAATGTAGTTGGTCAAGGTAGAGGTGCAGGGGCTGGATGTGGCGACGGATGTCTTGATGGATATGGCGATGGGAAAGGTTGTGAAAATGAAATTTAGTCAATTAGGAATTGGACAGTGGTTTAAAACCCCACAAGATGAGGATGAAGAAATTCGTTATATAAAAATTAGCCCTCCTGTTGAAGATAAGTGGGGCAATGTCGTTGTCGCTGTTAATCGCTGTGGATTTGCTATGTACGATGCAGATATTCCAGATGATTGCGAAGTAATTCCGGTAGAGGAAAATTAAATGAACTCAAGCGAACCACCTAAACCATATTCATTTGATATTAGGAATGGCGATATTTACACTTTTTGGTGTGCTGAATGCGGATACGAGGATGGCGAATATATTGAAGATCGTGGGTTTGTTGATAATCCACATTCTTGTACACAATGTGGTGGTGGTCCTTTGATTAAAGCTAGGAAGAAACCAAGTGGATGATATTGGCGATAAATTTGTCCTTAGTGCAGGAGATTATGAGGTAATCTATGAATTGGTGGATATATGGCCCAACGGAGTCAAGGTACACGAAAATGACAGTGTTCGAATCATAGATTATCCGATAGATCCTGCTACTGGTTATGGAGAAAGTGTTATTCAAGAAAAAATCGATGATGAGTGGATTACAAAAGGTTGCGGAAGGTGGACAAATGGATGCCAATCCTGAAATGACATTTGATGAATTATTACAGAAATTTAGGAATATAGAGCAAAAGTGCGATGATCAATTTCTTAAAGAAATTAAGGAAGAATTTGGTTCTTTAGAAGATTTGGCTTTTGGGATATTAGAAAGCATACTGCACGACAGATCTAAATATTCGTATCTTTGTTTCGTCATGACTGATGAAGGCGAATATGCCATAGGAAATGGCAAGGCAAATAAACTTTTAAAGAAATTAGCTGAATTTAAGAAAGAATTTAAAAAACAAAAGCATGAATGATCAATAGGTGAATAAATGGATGCTAATCCTGAAAATGTTGGTAAATATTATCGTTGGAAAAATGGTTTTAGGGTTAAAATAGTCGGGATTGATGAGCATAAGTGGTACAGAGTTTGTAGTCCAAACAATGAAAGTCGTACTTGGATTACTAGTCCATTAAACATTGAGGATGCAGAAGAGATTACCGAATCAGAGGCAAAGGTTGAGTTTGTTGAAATTAAACACAATACACCACAAATTCCATTTTGTACTTGTGGCATGTGGCGAGTTGGCAAACCCAACATATCAATAAATATGGCATTAAAACAAGGAAGTTTGGCATCGGATGAAAGCTATAGAATTCAGGAAGAACTTGAAAAATTCTTTAGAAATTTGAATATTATTACCAGAGTAAGCAGCACTGATGACGGAATGCGTTTTGAATTTTTCGATGTAAGTGTTGGGCAAAAAGAGAGCGACGACAAGGATGTTCAAAAATGAAGTACTTTGATTATCCAGAGCATGCATCTTGGCAAAGTCATTATGTAGAACATTCTCGTGGCTGTTTCTTTTTGATTTTCAACAAACAGTTCATGGATGAAAATCTGCCGCCTAGTTTGCTTAAATATGGAGATGAAACTTTTCAAGTTGAATTGATTCTTAGGCGTATTCCTGAGGTACGATATCTAGATGAGTTGCCTCCAGCTTACGAATTATCAAAATCTATTGTATTAGACGAAGAATATAAAGAGCATGATGCCTGGACATTGCAGCATTATTTTTATAGCGAACATTATTGTCCTTGCCATAGGGTTTGGGGTGCAGAACTCCATGGAGGATATAAGCCATTAGAAGAACATTACAACCCAGGTCCAAGAGACGATTGTGGTTCGATTTTATTTGATGTCTCAAAAATATATTGCAGAAATCATCCCAATTTAATACTTTATAGCGAGACAATGTCTTATGTAGAATTAGAGGAAAAACTAAAAGAGGTATAATGTTACCAATGCATTTTCACGATAAAGACCGCAAATTAGAGATTTTGCGAAATATTATCAGTAATTTAGAAAAATCCAACAAAAGGTTGTTTGATGAAAACACTCTGTTGAAAAAAAGGATAAAACAAAATGAAAGAAAAGAATCCTAAAGATTCTAATGGCGAACCGATTAAGATCGGTGTCGGTGATGCATACACATATTGGTGTACAGAGTGCGATTATGAAAATACCTTTTGGAAGGCTTGGAATAAACATGGCACAATGAAGAAGCAGGAAAAGAGCAAATATTCCCCTTTGAATCAGCCTTGTGTTCAATGTGGTGGTGGTCCAGTAAAGTGGAAAAAATTAGGAGAAATAAATGACAATATGTGAACGTGTGGGGACATTTCAGACAGAGCTTTTTTGCAGATCTTTACTTAATATTAAGTCATATAAAACAGAATTTGTTGTTGATTGGGTTTCTAGTGGTCATTATTCTATAAAGTTTGATGTAGAACAAGAAATTGGACCCTTGGGCAATATCGATAATCTATATAAGGACTGTTACATTAATCTGGCTCCTGAATGGATACAGAAAACGCTAGAGCTTTATCCCACGGCAGAACTACAACCAAGGGATAAATGTTATAAGCCTTTTTATGAGGATTTTCATACAGATCGTTGCATGTTTGATTTTGGTTTTGATAGACTTTTTCAAGCATTCAAGTGTCAATTTGATGATAAAGTAATTTTGACTACATATCACTTTATATACGGAATTCCCACTGGAGAAGTTTCAGTGCTTTACATGGCATTTGAGGAATTCAAAAGATTTAAAGAATTTCTGGATAATGCAATAAAGCCCTTTTATTCAGGTGTACGGTTTGGCGAGACTGGAGTTGAAAAGATTTGGGCAGGAACAGACTGTGAGCCACAGCAAAGGGATAAATGGTAAACTTATGGAAGGTTTTTTTACAAATTTTGTTACAATAATGTCAATTATTGTTTTTTATGAGCTTGTTCATTCGTTGATTTATTGGTTCATGAAAAAAAAGAATTAGAAAAGGAGATAAAAATGAGTGTTTTTACTGTAAAAGAAGTTTTGATTAGTGATGCTATTTTGCGTGAAGAAGATCGTAGCCTTTATCGCAAGTTGAATGTTCAGTTGGAAGTAGAATTAGAGCCAATAAAAGACCTGAGAACACATGTACCAACAACTATTGGTGAACATGCAAAAGAATTAGGCGATGCGATTGCCAAGGCACTTTGTGATTCAATTTTTGTTGGCAATGGAGATAAAAAAGAGATAATTATTCGTCCTGTTGAGAGTGGATTTGGTTGGTATACCATAGAGGTGAAATCATGAGTCATACAGATGACAGAAGACAACAGGTATTTTCGGTCTGGGAAACAGTATTCCAAGATTTGGTTGAAGTGGTGGAAGAAAAATTTAAAAAAAATTACGGGCGTAATGATGAATGTTTGTGCAAAGATCAGATTGTTGAATGTGCTAAAATTGCTTCTAGATTGGTGGAGAAAATAGCATGAAAAAGCCTAAAACAGTAAAATCCATGAATCAGGTTTGGAATAAGCTCATGGAATATATAGGTCAAGACAAAGAACTTGAAAAAGAAGCTGCCAAAGTATTCAACATGATGTTAGACGAACTTTTAAGTAACGATTTTTTCGGTACAGAAGGACAGAACGATCCACGAGGCGATCATAGAGATTAGTAAAATGGATGTCAAAGGACACGAAGAAGAAAGTATTAAAGTTTTTGGCAAACCTTGGACAGAGGTTCATGTTCTTTTAGATCAATTCTATGATAGTTTTGGCAAGAAACATAGACACAGGCTTCATCATGAAAATGGAATTGCGTTGGTAAAGCAAATGTATGGAGATGAGGCGGCAGAGGTAGCTCGTCTCCATATTCTTTCTGATTTTCGACTTGATGGTTGGAAGGATGGCGACCCATTTCCTCAGAGTGAAGCTGATTTTATTAAAATACAAGAGGCCAAACTGCAACAGGAGATTGAGCAATTAAAGGAAGAACTCGATCAATCAAACTGTGATGTGACAGAAGCTCGTTCATTGGTGAAACATCTTTTACGAAAGATTATTGCTTGTAAGGCAAAAGTGGATGTTGATACATATCAACGTAGTTATGCATGGCTTGGAAATGGATCTTGGCGAATGTAATTATTAGCCCTGTCGGTTGACTTTAGTTTTTAGTTTTCCTAAGCCAACTTCGGTTTGTACTACGAATTGCCAACCCATATTCTGAGCGTAATTATTCATCGCTGCCCATTTGGCACGATTTTGTTCATAATGGGTCTGATTGGCAGGCTTGACCTCCCAAATCTCTGTATCGCCGTTAATATAGTCAATTCGAATATCAGGAGTGTAATCGTGCCATTTTCCAGCATGATAATAAGGCACTTTAAATGGTTCTGCGGCGAAAGAGGCTACATCTTGGTCGTTTTCTAGCAAATTGTAAAAATCCTTTTCCATTCCAGAACGATACTTTAATTCTTTGTTGCTTTTTTTGGAGACGAAAACTCCTGATTTAAAGTTGGGTTTTCTGGTGCTTTTCTTTGTGCCATTGGGCTTAAAGTCTTTCCAAACTGCTGCTTTGGTTTGTAGATTTTTGGGCATCACACGATTAGGATGTTTTAATTTGAAATGACTTTTAAGATCTCTGACGGGGCAATTGCAAGATTCTACTGGACAAAGTATATATTCTCGACCTTCTTCGTGTACTTCAAGAATATGACTTTTGAATTCTTCGTGGCAAGTATAAGTTTTGCCGCAGCAGAAACATTGCCATTTTCTGGCTTTGCTCGATCCTGCGTCCTCAAAAAGCCGAGACATATTATCACCCTCTGGCATCTTCTAAATCTTGTACAAATTGAAGGGTTTCTTTTAGCTTTTTGTCTAATTCTAACACCATGATTTCAACAATTTCGTACAATTCTTTAACTTGACTTTCTCTATCAGTGGAAGGCAGTGGCCCATCAACAAGTGTCACGCTGGTTACTGAATCTTTCTTAATATCTAAATTATATCTGTAGCTAAGATTTCCAATTTGTGTTTTGGTGATGTAGAAATCGTAAGTAACTCCACTGACTTCTTCAGTGGCTTTAAATTGTGTGCCGCCTAAATGTTCCCAGGTTAATCCTGCGGCGTTAGTTTTTTCTATAATTTCACGTACTAGAGCTTCATTATAAAGATCCTGGAGTTCAAGCAAACCTGCCACAATGCCTCCAAAAATTTAATTCTATATTATATATGTTTTGTTGTAAAAATATTAAACTTCTTCAGAGTGAGTTTTGACAACGGCTTTAATATCGCCCTTTACAACTTTCGTCAATTTTTGAATCGCCTCTTCTCTGTCAATGATTTTAATCTTATCAAGATCATTGTTGCTAAATATGTGAGTTGAAGGCTCACCTTTGGCCATTTTTTCTAAATTCTCTGCGGAGAAACTTGCATCTTCATCCCAGTTTTTTGGCAAATCATCGTTTGGCTTCTTCATTTGTGCAAATACCATACGACTTTCTTCTCCTGCTCCAAATATATTAGCATCTTTGGTGAAAAAGAAAACAAAATCCGCTGTATCAATCATGGCGGCAATTTGATCTTCTGATTCTTGAATTATTAGATATTCGTCCCAAATATCCATTAATTCTCTAAATTTAGAAAAACCTGGAGAATTCAAAGAACACCTCTTTTATATTTTCGTTCTTAACATATATAGATGTAGTATGATTAGTTTTCGTAAATTTATGGAACAAGAAGCAGCACCTCCAATGGGAATTCCTGAATCCCCCGAGGCTCCTAATTCTTTAGGTTCCGATAAAACCAACAAACATCATTTTAAGATGTTGAAAATGAATATGAACATTGAAGATGATGACTTTGATGATTCGATGGGATTAGATGTTAAACCAGCATATATTGACAAAGAATTCAATGGTGTTTGGGTAAAACCTCCCATACCGGTCACATTTAAACCTGATCCACACACAGAAGGTATTTATTTGGTTAAATTTTTATTGAGCGAAATGCCGTCAGGATCTTTTTTTTATCGGAACAAAATTAATGGAAAATATGTTTACAAAACGTACAAAGGAAAGATGAAAGACGAAATCATACCAATGTCAGAAGATAAATTAGCGGAAATTATAGCTGGCGGCTATCAAACGCCACAAACTGGCCCCATGCCTCCTTTAGGAGGTATGTAATGAAATTTAAAGAGTGGCTTGCTAAAGAAATGACAGATAGCTCTTGTGTTGCTAGTTTTGCCAGACCGACTATGTCCATGCAAACCAGAACTTGGCCAGAACCAGTTGTTCTGATGAATTATAACAAAAGAAAGCCAAAAAAGGTTAAGCAGTCTCAAAAGGATTGGTTGTAGCTAGAGATTGAACTTGCTGATAGCTGATGTGGCCATGTCCAATTTGTTTGAATTTCTTTTCTTGAATAAAGCTTAAGTTGTACAATCTATTCAATTTGTATCGGTTAATTGAATCAAGAATAAAACTCATGGATTCTACAGTTCCTTCTAGACCCCATTTTTCTAAGGAATTTAGTTTGTTTTGTATGTAATTGCTCCAGGTCTTTTGATCAATAGAAGGTACGAGAAGATAAAGTTCTGATCCTTGAGGAATTTTTGTCGTTTTATTTTTGACTCGCCATTCAAATTCATCTGAATAGGTTTCTCCTATTTTTTTCAACATAGCAACAATAATTTGGTGGGCTTCTTCTAGAGTAAGATCAATCTTCCAATGAGATTGATCTTGAGAAGCTCCTTTTTGCAGCCATCTTGCGAAATCCCAGGTGTTTTTAATCTTATTTGGCTGGGGAAAATCTCTTCCTCCATCGTAATTAAACCCATTATAAATGGCCGCACACTTCTTCTGAAAGTCAGTCAGTCTGTCATAAGCATATCTGGATGGAAAACCATAACTATCTGGCGGTTCTTTTTTTGTTAAACTTTCTGCTGCATTACGGAGATATGAGCTAAGTTTTGTTCTAATTGAGTCCCAATTTGATTTAAACTCTTCAGGTTTATGGCTCCAGAGTCTAAGTAAGGCGTTGAGATTATTATTAGTCAGGTATTCTGGATTGTTGTATTGAACTCTGGATAATTTGTTCAATTTTTCGAAATGGTAACCATCCATAACCAATAGCATTTCTCTGGCAACTCCGAAGAAATCACGAATGATATTTTCACTACTGCTTACTCCTGACATTCCAGATAACTCTAAATTTGCTAATTGCTTTGGTACATCTGGGTGATATTTAGAGAAACTGCCAGCAACAAAGTATTTGTCGGGCACATCGTCTGGAGTATAAGATGATTCTACGAATTTACCAAATCTCATGCAATTATATATTAAGCTGCTTCAGCTTCTTGAGAAAGAGTGCTTTTAGAAATAGACTTAAGAGTTTGGTAGGTGATTCCGCTTTTTACCATGCCATAACGTTCTTGATCTACAAATCTTATATTGTATATTGTATCTAAGCCGAAGTTACTAATGCCATTTTTGATTGAATTTATTTCTTCCAAGTCTCTGGCTTGAAGACTGGCATATATTGGATTGGTATTAATAGATGGAACAAGAATATACAATTCTGATCCTTTTGGTATTTTTAGTATCTTGTTTTTAATCAACCATTCTTTTTCGCCTTGAAAAGTTTCTCCATTTTCGATTAAGGCACGAACAACGACTTTGTGTGATTCTTCTAAGGTCAGGTTGATATTACAGATTTGAATTATTCCCTGTTGTAACCATCTGGCTAAATCCCAAGTATTTCTGATGTTTGTCAGTGGGGCAAAATTGGATGCCATGCTGTTTGAGGAATTTTTATCATTTTGTATGTAATTATGGATTTCAAAGCATTTGTGTTGGAATTCCATATTTCCTTGATTTGTTTTAGAAAAATCAAAAAATACTTTCCGAATGCAGTCAAAGAATGAATATCGAACATTACTCTGGTGATCATCAAGGTTTTGGCTATAATTCCAGAGTCGAAGTAATACTCTTAAATTATTACTTACCATATACTCTGGGTTGTTGTATTGAATTCTTGATATTTTATTGATGGATTCGAATTGAACTCCATTCATGGCTAGTAGTAATTTTGCTCCGTATTGGCTGAAAAAACTGCTAATAATTTGTTCGCTACTACTAACCCCTTCTATTCCTGGCAATTGAAGACCTGATAATTGTTGAAATGTATCGGGACGAAGATTGAAAGCCAAAAAATATTTATCAGGAATATCTTTTGCTCCATAAGATGCTTCAATGAATTGTCGAAATTTCATGAAAATATATATTCTTTAATTTCACAAATCATTAATTGTATTATAAGGATTTGGACCCATATGAGAGAGCTTTTCTGCTGTTTCTCTTTCTTTTTTGACTTTAGGGATGTTATGTTTAAATCTATAGTCGTGTCCTGTGCTTTCATTGTTCCATTTTCCAGTTCCTACTGGATCGGCAAAGGCAAATCCACAAGCAGAAACTAGTTTTTCTTTCTTTTTAGACTTACAATGAGGACATTTAACAGATTTGTATTTTCCTGTAGGGTCAAAACTGGTTATTTCGTCATATTGTTGGTCACAATTTTTGCATACAAATTCATAAATTGGCAAAGTATTCTCCTTAATTGTCTTCAGGAGGTGGATCATTGTAAAATTCCACATCCTCTGTAATTTGAGTTAATTTCTTGAAAATTTTCTCAATTTCTTTAAGTTTATAATCAGAACTTCTAAATCTCCATAAGAAGCTATTTTCGGCAATTTGCACGGCTGTATTCATTAGATCTGAATCAGGATTGATCTGAGACATGTTCATGTGTAATGCTTCCAGAAGCTGGTCCGGTTCAATATATCTGATTTCACCTTCGTCTTCGTCCATTTCTTCGTTGTCGTCAAATTCAAATTCGTTCTTATCATTTTCTGAATCATATGGATCGTAATCATAAAATCTCTTCATATTGAACCTCTTTATGTTAACGCATTATATAATGGACATAATTTTTGCCACATCTCAAATACCCGAGTCTCATTCACCGTCATCGGTGCATTGACAAGACCCAATGCATTTGAAAATGGGCATCCCCTTAAAGTATGTATCCATCTTCCACAACCTTTGCTATAATTAATCAACCATGACAAATCTTCAGATTCTTTAGCTTGTGGGCAAATTTGCTCGTCATATTCCCACTGATCGCCTATTAAAAAATGTTGATCTAATAAAATATCGATATCATTGTCTTGCAAAAACCAAGCATGTTGATTAATCCATGATTTCGAAAATACTTCCAAGTCAGGTGTATCCAGCACCATGGTTAGTGGAAAAACAATCATTAAGTCTTTGTTTTTAATTGATTTGCGTAATTTCCTAGCTGAATCTAAAGTATTTGCTATTGTGTCGTCTTTAGTAAGTTTGTTATGATGCACAATGGGAATGCGAAGTTTTTTTGTCCATTGAAATAACACAAATGGAGTTTTGTTATTTCTTTGACACGCTAACACAATTTGAGCATCTGGGAGATTTTTGTAAATGGAATACCATGTTCCAAAAGTTTCCCAGTCTTTCTCTGGTTCAGTTACTATTAATATTGATAAATTGTGTCCTGTTTCGCTAATCATTATTATAAAAGAGTTTAGGATGATTACAATTATTGTGGCTTATTCAAAGAATTTCGTTATTGGTAAAGATGGACAGATTCCCTGGCATATTCCAGAGGATTTGAAACATTTCAAAAAGATTACAGGGAATTCCCCTCTAATTATGGGAAGAGTCACTTGGGAAAGCCTGCCAGTAAAACCTTTGCCTAATCGTCTAAATGTAGTTGTTTCTAGAAAATTGCCGTCTCTAGGAAGAGTAGTGAATTCATTGGAACATGCGATTACTTTTTGTGATTTGATGGATGGTAGGAGAAATTATTTCATCATTGGTGGTGGCAGGATTTATCGTGAAGCTTTGAAACAGAATTTGGTAGATAAAGTAATTGCTTCAGAAGTTAAGGCATCTTACGATGGAGATACATTCTTTCCTGATCTATATAAATTAGGTTGGAAATCCAATCTACTTGAAGAACATGAGTTGTTTAATGTTGTTGAATACACGAAATAAAGCATTCACACTTGTAGAAATGATGTTAGTACTTGCCATTATTGTATTTATGGTAGGTATGGCATTGCCATTCGTATTAAAAGATATTACCAAATCCAATCTGCAAATTGCAGTTAAAAATTTAAGAAATGATCTGAAACACTATCAGTTACTGTCGAAGTCTAAAGGTAAACAGGTTATTTTCAAATACAAACCAGAAACTTCTGTTTATTATTTTGATGACGAAGAGAAGAAATTGCCTTATGAATTGAAATTTGATATAAGTGATAATCCTAAAATCATTTTTTATCCTAATGGAAGATGCGAAGATAATACAATTGTGATAATGCAGGAAGAAAGAAGAGGTATTGTTACAGTTCAGGGAATGACAGGAAGAATTTCGGTTGATTTTAAGAAAGTAGAAAAAGATGAGCAGCAAATTTGCGAAGAAGAACCAATTGAAAGCTCAGTGGGGCAAATTGCCCCATGAGTCACCTGATTTAATATTTAGTAATGGAGAAGGTACTTCTTCTGCTGATCGGTCATTGTTGTATTATATGTTTTGTTCAGATCGACAAAGATGGGATTATGAAAAAAATGGGATGGCTTTCGATCCTAGTTTTGTCAAAGAGTTGGAAAATCGAGGTTATGATATAAAGACATTAAAATTTAGCATTCAAAAAAAAGATGAACAATAACTCAAATAAGAAAGAGCTTCTGCCAGAATTAACCGTATCTATTGGTTACTTGGTGTTAAAAGGGGTATTTCAAGCGATTTGTGGTTTTTTGGGTCTAGAAGCTTTTAAAAAATACGTTTGGAAAAAAAAGGATGACAAAAAACAACATTCTGAAGATGTTTCTGAGACGTAATCATCAAAATTGCGTGAGGGTTCACTGTCTAGGTGATGCAATGATTGATGAGTATTTTTCGGTCAAGGTGGATCGAATTTCTCCAGAAACTCCTATGCCGATTATGACTTCGACTACTGATGAGCCTATTCGTAAGCCAGGAGGAGCCGCAAATGTAGCTTATCAATTCAAACATTTCAATGTGGATGCAAGTTTGATTTGTTTTTGGGATGCTTTACCCATGAAGGTGTATAAGGATCATAAATTGAAAACCATTACTGCATGGGAGGCAGATGCTTTTTTGCCAATTAAAAGAAGGTTTTTAGATGGACACACACAGATTGTAAGACATGATATTGAGCAATTTCTTTGTGGACGTTCTCAGGAACAAATCAATGAATTTGCTAGAAGAATAGTAAGTGAAATCAAAAAAGCAGAAAAGCCGGATGTGGCTATATTTTCTGATTATGATAAAGGATTTTTTAAATCAGACGTTAATTTTTTGGATCAATATCGAGATGTAGTGACCATTGTAGACCCAAAACGTGGTCCTTTGTCCAGATGGAAAGGCTGTACCATCTTTAAGCCTAATAAAATTGAAGCAGAAAATCTCAGCGGTTATAGCAGTTGGAGAAATCAAGCTCAATTTTTCATGGAAGAATTAGGTTGTGAAGCGGTGGTAATTACCTTTGGAGGCGAAAAGGTAGCTGGAATTTATAAAAATGAGCTATTTGAATTTCAACCTTGTCGTCCACATGTTCATGTAGATAGCGTGGTGGGTGCTGGAGATTGTTTTGCAGCTTGTTTTGCTATGGCAATTGGTCAGAGATTTACAGTTGCTGAGGCCGCAGAAATTGCTTGGAATGCTGGTGCTGTCTATGTTCAAAACAATATGAATCGACCCATTATTCCTGCTGAGATCCTTCCAGATGGCATTGTAGAGCCCATGGATTTAAAAGATCGAGACTTTAAGCTCGTATTCACCAATGGATGCTTCGATTTGCTCCATGAAGGTCATCTAATGACCTTAAATTATGCTAAGAGCAAGGGCGATAAGTTGGTAGTTGCTATCAATTCTGATGAGAGCGTGAAGAGGTTAAAGGGTCCAAATCGTCCAATTAAGCCTTTGGAGCAAAGGATGGCGGTGATGGCAGCATTGGAGATGGTTGATTTTGTAGTCAGTTTTGATGAAGATACACCCTTAGAGATTATTAAAGAGATATGTCCTGACGTATTAATTAAAGGGTCAGATTATAAAATTGAGGATATAGTGGGACATGACTTGGTTCCTGAGGTATATCGTGCTCCCATTATTCCTGATCTGAGCACTTCAAATTTTTTAATAAAATAAATTGAAAATGAAATAATTTTTCTCATTTATAAATGGATGAGAAAAAGGAAGATAATTGACAAAAAAGTCAAAAAAATAATTGACAAAAAGTGTTATTTTTGTTCATGTGATAAATATGAGCTTTTAGATGTTCATCGAATAGTTGAAGGAAGTCAAGGGGGCAAGTACGTAGATCATAACTCTGTATCATGTTGTGCTTTGTGTCATAGAAAAATACATGCTGGAATTATAAAGATTGATCGCAAGTATCCAACCAGTTTAGGACAATGGGTTTTACATTATTGGATAAATGGCGAAGAAAAATGGGAATAAAACCATAAATATTGTATGAAAACATTTTTAGCATGGTTAGAAACAATGGTTCCACCAATTGTGGATCAAAATCAAGAACGAAAAGCAACAGATCAGGCAGTTAAAGCGATTGCCAATGATCCGGCCACTTCCAAACTCAGATCTGATTTGGCTGCTGGCGGTCCTGATAATGTTTTAAGGGACAAATTGTTGAAGGGCACTTCTATGGCGATGCAGAAAGTGGGAAAAATTGATCCTACGATTCTGAAGCAGACCAATGCTAATAATGTTGCGGTGCCATTAGCAAAAGAAATGGGAGTCGATCTTAAGAGAGTTGCTCCTAATTTGGCAAAGGCCGCTTTATCTAAAGGGGTCAATTTCAATAATGGGGTTTAAATCTTTTATTCAAAATGAGATGAAAGGTCTTTTTGGGCAAATTAGTTCAATGAATCCTGGAACGGCAGGACATAATATTGAAATTAATTCTTTAAAGCCTAATGTTCGTAAACGAGGAACTAGTGTGCAGCGTATAATGCAAAAGAATTCAATAACTTCTGCTCCTCTTCCTAGTGTAGCTATTCCTGTACAAAGAAGCCTGGGAAGTATTTCTAATAGAAAATTTTTCTAATATTTCTAATTTTACTATTGCAATTGGTTTGAGATTGTCTTAAATTAACCAATATTAATGCAATTAAATTTAAATAGGCTACAGCCGAATTTAAGCTTGCGGACATAAGACCTCTGTTAATTTTGCGTTAAAATTAGCAAGTTGTGTGGATGAAGCAAGAATTACAAACTCAACTTTGTAGAAAGCAGAAATTACTTATGGAACAACAAAACTCTGTCTCTTCAAGCCTAATGCAGTACGCACAATTGTATGATCGTAAGGAATTTATGGCTCTTCATGAAGAAATGAGTTTCTCAGACTATGTCGAGCAACTTAAAAGCAAGCCGACTTTGGCCAGAAATTCATTTCAATATATTTACGATATGATTATTTCAAAAGGCGTGACTGCCTTCGAAAGATATCGTAAAAGCTATAATCGTTACAATTTCTTTAATGATCAAGAGATTCCAATCTTTGGTTTGGAAGAAACTTTGCAGCAGCTTGTGGATTTTATTCAAGGTGCTGCTGGAGGATATGGCACAGAACATCGTGTTTTGTTGCTACATGGACCTGTTGGTTCTTCGAAATCCACAATTTGCCGTTTGATTAAGCGTGGTTTGGAAAAATACAGCCGCACTCCAGAAGGAGCTTGGTATTCTTATAAATGGGTCAATTTGCCATGTGAAGGCATTAATGCAATGTATACTGAAGATACTTGCATGTCTCCAATGAATGAAAATCCATTGAAATTAATGCCAATGTCAATGCGTAATGTCTTTTTGAAAGAATTGAATGACATTTTCTCCAAACAACATAATGGGGATTCTCCTTATGAATTAATCTCTGAAGGAGATTTGAATCCTCGTTGTAAGTTCTTTATGAGTGAACTTTTGCGTCGATACAATGGCGATTGGTTTAAAGTTGTCACAGAACATATTCGTGTGGTACGTCGAGTCCATTCTGAAATTGATCGAGTAGGTATTGGCACTTTTCAACCAAAAGATGAGAAAAATCAGGATAGCACAGAACTGACTGGCGACATGAATTTCGCCAAAATCGGACATTTTGGGGCTGATTCTGACAGTCGAGCATTTAATTTCGATGGAGAATTTGAAGTTGGCAATCGTGGTATGGTTGAATTCATCGAAATGTTGAAATTGACCAATGAATTTCTTTATGATTTGCTGGGTGCTTCTCAAGAACACCAGATTAAACCAAAGAAATTTAGCCAAATTGTTATTGATGAATTGATTGTATCCCATACAAATGGTGCGGAATTTCAACGCCTAAAGAGCAACCAATTCATGGAAGCTTTGCGGGATCGTACTATTAAGATTGATGTGCCATATCTTTTGAGATGGTCTGATGAAATTAAGGTTTTGGAACAGGATTACGGGCCTACCAAAATCAAACAGCACATGATGCCGCATACTCTAGAAATTGCTGCTTTATTTGCGGTTTTGACACGATTATATGACGATCCTGACAAAAAGCTGGACCTTCGTGATAAAGCGAAATTGTATGATGGTCGGGCTCTGCCAGGATGGACAGAAGATTCTGTTAAGGAATTAAGAGACAAGTATACTACGGAAGGTATGGATACGGGCGTTTCTGCTCGTTATGTGCAAGATAAGCTTTCTAATTGTCTTGCAAGGCACAAGTCGTATGTTAATGTGTTCCATGTGATGTCGGAGTTGAAGGCAGGACTTTCTGCTTCATCTTTGATCACTAATGTGGAAGATATTAAGCGATATGAATATTGTGCGGAATTGGCAATCAAAGAACTGAACGAAATTCTCAAGAATGAAGTTCAGAAAGCTCTTGTGGCAGATGAGAAGGCAATTGAACGGTTGTGCAATAAATACATTGACAATGTCATTGCTTATGTAAATGAAGAGAAGATGATCAATCCGATCACAGGAGAAAAGATGGACCCAGACGAGCGTCTCATGCGAAGTATCGAAGAAAAGAATAACATTCCCGAACAGGGATGTGATGATTTTCGTAGATCTTTGTCATCGTTTATTGGGACGTTGGCTCGTCGCAAACAGGAATTTAGCTGGGATTCCAATCCTGAATTGCAACGAGCTTTGCAAGCCAAGATGTTTGAGGATGTTAGATCTACCATTAAATTGTCATCTTTAACCAGAGAAGCATCAGAAGTAGATCCAGATCTTCAGGAAAAGCTTGAAGCAGTAAAGACAAGGCTGATCAAGAATTATGGTTACAATCAGCAATCTGCCACGGATGTGCTCGATTACTGTAGCTCTTTGTTTGCAACCGGTGATGTTGCTGAAAATTAACATTTAATTATTGTCCCATGTGTACAATGTACACATGGGACAATTAAGGATTACACATGAAAAGTATAGCGAAAATTATAGATTTGCCTTTAGTTTGTCCTGATCCTAGTGAATTTGTACGGCCATTTCCTTGGCGATCTCCTTTGTGCATAGTTGAAGCTATAAAAGATATCATTACTGGCAAAACAGTTTGTGATGTTGGTTGTGGCGAAGGAGATATTATGGCACAAATGGCGAAGCATGCCAAAAGTGTGATTGGGATTGAAAAAGATCCGGCTCGTTATTCTGTAGCTATAAACAGAGGATTAGACATTTTAGTTGGGGATTTTACTACTTGTGAAATTCCCGTTGTTGAGGTATATTATACCTGGACTTATGGGGAGATGTTTTTGAAAACAGCAGATATTTTGTTTGAACGATTTAGTAGTTTTAAGTTAATTACTGGTGGCCAAGCAGATATGCCTGTAGGGTTCAACAAATACGGAAATGCTCCTGGTTATTGTCATCAGTTGATGGACAAATATGGCGGCGAATTTAGAGTGTTTCCTTATTTAGAGAATAGTGTTTTGGACAGATTTCCATCTCAAGGATTTTGGTGGCTTTTGGTTATGGAAAAGTCGGAAGAAAAAGAAATTAAGCAAATTTGTGCTGCAAGAGATGTTTTAGAACATAACGTTTGAACTTTTCGTCATCCAAGTTTACAGAAAATAGGTGCTTTATTACTAAGAGAATTCATGAAGATTGGCAAGGTTTTAGGGATGTAATCTCTGGTAGAGCTAGGAGAGAGTTAAAGCGTTTAATTAAATCCGGCTCAATTGTCCGAAATCGTCCTAAAGGTGGTAAAATGACCATCTCTATTCCTGAAATTGAAATCCCCCATTTTGCCTTTGGCACTCAGGGGAAAGGCATTGCACGAGGTCCTGGGAAGGAAGGTGATATTATCGGCAGAGATCCTCAGCCTGGAAAAGGGAATAAAGCGGGCGATCAATCGGGCGAAGGCATTGATATTACTGTAGACTTGGATGATGTTTTGAAATTTATGGAGGAAGAACTGAAGCTTCCTCGTATGGAACCTAAGCCCAATGAGACTTTTGAAGAAGTAAAGATTAAGTACAATGATATTTCCAAAACTGGTCCTGAGTCTTTAAGGCATACCCGTCGAACTATTATGGAGACTTTGAAACGATTGGCAATGACTAAAAGTCTAGAAAAGGTACATCAACTTCCTGGCATGAAGATGCCAATTCGTTTGATTGCTCCAATTAATTCTGATCGAAGATATCGTCAATATAAAGAAATTAAAATCCCTTCATCTAATGCAGTGATTTTCTTTGCCCGAGATTGTTCTGGAAGTATGGATGATTTTCGTTGCGATATTGTTTCTGACATGGCTTGGTGGATCGATTGTTGGATCAAGAGGTTTTATAAACGAGTTGATCGTTGTTATTTTGTCCATGACACACGAGCTATGGAAGTTAATGAGGATCAATTTTACAAAATGCGATACATGGGCGGAACTTTATGCTCGTCTGTGTTCAAATCCATCGCTGAACAATTAGAAAATCGTTATCCTCCAGAAGCATTTAATATTTATATATTTTATTTTACAGATGGAGATAACTGGGATGGAGACAATGAAAAGGTAGTCAATATCATCAACGAACAACTTAGTCCTAACATCGTCAATATGATTGGGATTTCTCAGATTTGCTCTTGGAATTATGAAGGTAGTGTCAAGAAGGCAATTGATGAGAATATTAAAAGCGATTATTTAAGATCGGTAGATATTGGCTCATCTGCCAGCACTGAGTCTAGTGGTAATAGTTGGAATTACAGTCCAGTTAACATGGATGATGAAACAAGAGATACGCAGATTATTGATGCGATTCGTAAATTGTTAGGTCGTTCAGACGCTAAAAATCCTGTGTGATTTTATGTTTGGGTGTATTCATTTTGAAGAAATGGAAAAATGAAATTCCACACAATCACAAGCGGCATGAAATCTCATATTTTAGCCACTTGCAATAATTATTTCTGCACCAACCAAAAAGAAAGAGCAAAACCTTTACTGGAAATGCTTTCTAGGTTATTTCCTAAGGATTTTTTGGTTAAAAATTTTGTCAGTCTTTATGAAAAGAATCTAACACAAGATCATTTTGGTGTTAATTGGACTGGACAAGATCTATCTGGAAAATCTATTGAAATTTTCTCAGATCAAGGCATGGGTGATTTAATCAACATGCTTCGCTATTTGCCTGTCATTAAAGATAGGTGGAAAAGTTGCACTATTACTTTGAATTGTTATCCTTATTATGATCAATTCGAACGATTGCTACATGGCGTAACATCTATTGATCGTTTTGTTTACAGTCATGTTCGATGCGATTATCACACTAATATTCTTAGTGTTCCAGCGATTTTAGCCGGATTGAAGTACGATGTGTATTATCCTGCTCATTTTAAAGATTTGCTGGAAAAGACAACGATTCCTCAGCAAGTATCTGTTTATCCTTACAAAAAACCTGATGATTTTAAAATAGGAATTGCTTGGGAAAGTAATCCAGAAAACAATCTGTTTAAAGACAAGTCCATTCCGTTGCCGGATTTGGTGCGTTTAGAGAAATTCAAACTACATTCTTTAATTCCTCATGAATGCAATTTGTTTTTGCCAAATAAAATAAAGGATCTTCTAGATACTGCCGAATTAATAAGTCAAATGTCTCTTGTAATTAGTGTGGATACTGTTGTATTGCATTTAGCAGGGGTGATGGGAGTGCCAACTTGGGGACTATTGCCTGTTCATGCTGATCCTCGATGGGGAAGGGAAAGTAAAACTATCTGGTATCCGTCAGTGACTTTATTTAGAAATCCTGGTAGTTGGCTGCAAATTGTTAAATTTCTTGAAAAAGAGCTTGAAAAAAAGCCAAGTTAAGTTAAATTGTGTATTAAGGAAGATTAAAAAATGTCTAAATCCAAAATGTTTAGTGGCTCTCCGATTCTACAAGGCAATAACACTATCCCAGGTGTGCCAGTACACAAGGAAGTAGTCGAAATATTGCCTCAAATTGAAGCGGCATGTAAGGGTATGGGATTGGATTATTACCCAATCATTCTGGAATTCGTTTGTTATGATGAAATGTCAGAGTTAGCTAGTTACGGAGGGTTTCCTGTACGATATCCCCATTGGAAGTGGGGTATGGAATATGAGCAATTGGCAAGAGGATATGAATTTAACCAATATCGTATATCAGAAATGGTTGTGAATACCTGTCCTTGTCGTATTTACATAATGGATTCTAACACCCTGGTGGATAATATTAATGTTATTTGTCATGCCATTGGACATAACGATTTCTTTAAAAACAACATTTTCTTCCATCCTACAGATGGAAACATGATGAACAAACTTGCGAATCACGGCACAAGAATCCGCAATTATATGGCACGTTGGGGCAGGGAAACAGTTACTGAGTTTATCGATCAGGTATTGAGAATTGAAACATTGATTAATCCTCAAGATGCCTGGAAGCAACGTAAAATTAAGAAAGCGGTAATCAAGGACGAAAGAAATTATCGTCACCCTCGTCGTTTGGATTCAACTCATAATTATATGGATGAATGGGTGAATCCTAAGGAATATATCGAAAGAGAACATGAAATTATTGAACGTAAGGATGCCAAAGAATTTCTGGATATTTTTGAAAAGCCAGAAAAAAATATTATGGGTTATTTAAAGGACCATGCCCCTTTAAAGCCTTGGCAACAAGACATTATCACTATGTTGTATGAGGAATCGATGTATTTTGATCCTCAGAGACGTACCAAAATGATAAATGAAGGTTGGGCCTCTTATGTAGATTATCATCTTCTTTGTAGAGAAGGGCTAGTGTCTTTAGGGCAACCTACCACTGATTGTGGAATTTGGGAATATTCCAAGCATAAAATGCAGGTCTTGGGCGGAAAGTATTCTATGAATCCCTATAAATTGGGATTTGAATTGCTTTTGGATATCGAGGATCGATGGAACAAAGGCAAATTTGGACGAGAATACGAAGAATGCCAGGATATGAAAGAAAAGGAAAAATGGGATAAACAATTAGGATTAGGTAAAGAAAAAGTATTTGAAGTTAGAAAATTTTACAATGATTATACATTGGTTCAAGAATTTTTCACCAGAGAATTTTGTGATCGTAAACAATTCTATGAATGGCGAAAATTCCCCAATGGAGAATACAAAATTGTGAATCGAGATTTTGATTCCATCAAGAAAAATCTGCTCAATAGGCATTTGAATGGAGGTTTTCCCGACATTCGCTTGACTGACCCTAATCATTTGGGCAAGGGTTGGTTTTTCATGCAGCATTATTGGGATGATCGTCCTTTGTATGAAAAATATGTGCGTGAAACCATGACTTCTATTCATAGAATTTGGAGGGATGTGGTGTTGTTGGGCACAAGAAATGTCGATGGAGAAGAAGTTGTGTATTATTGTGATGGGCCAGATCCTGACGAGCATATTTATTTAGTTCCTAAAGAACAATATGAAAAGGAATTTTTAAAATGAATCTAGACGACATATATTTAATTCCAAGAGTGGTTTCTAATATCATTTCCAGAGAAGCAATAAACACTTCGGTGACAATTGGCAATGCTAAACTTAAAATGCCTATCATTGCTTCTCCAATGCGAGATGTATGTGATGGAGCATTTGGTCAGAAATTGGTCAGAAATGGATGCTATGGCATTCTGCATCGTTTTTCTTCTATAGAAGAACAGCATAATGATTATTGTAGATTTCATGAAATGGCTGCTGCAATTGGTGTTAATGGTGATTTTGTAGAACGATTTGAAGCTTTATATAATGCTGGTTGCAGGGTATTTTGTGTTGATACGGCTAATGGAGCCAATATCTTAGTTAAAAAATGCATTGAAAAACTGATTGGCATACATGACGATGTTAAGTTTATTGTAGGAAATGTGGCATCGGCAGAAACTTTTGTGTGGTGTGCAAATCTTGACAATGTTATCGGGGTTCGTGTTGGAATAGCTGGAGGAAACGCTTGTACCACCAAAGACTCCACTGGCGTATATCAACCCATGGGTTCTTTGATTAAGGAATGTCGTAAAGTTAAGGATGAAGGATATCTTAAAGCTTTGATCATTGCTGATGGCGGGATTAAAAACACAGAACATTTTTGCAAAGCTTTAGCAATTGGAGCAGATGTGGTAATGTTGGGATCTGTGCTAGCTGCCGCCAGCGATAGCCCCGCAGATCTAATTAAGCGGGATGGTAGGTTTTATAAGGTCTATCATGGTTCTGCCTCATTTGAGATTCAGTCTATTTATAGAGACAAACCTAAATATATTGAGGGCAAGACGGTATTGTTGGATTTCAACAATGAAACTTTAGAACAGATTGTGGCAAGATTCTCAGATGGGCTAAGAAGCTCTATGAGCTATTTTGATGCTAAGAATCTAGAAGAATTTAGACATAAGCAGTTTTTAACTACTTAAAAGATTCAATTATGGGGAAACCCCCTCATTTGTAATGTATAAAATCCCCACATATAAACTGGTATTATAAATCATAATAATACTAAATATGTTTAATTGAGGGGTAATTGTATGTTAGCTACTACTAGTTCTTTGATTATAGCCGGTATGACAGTTAAATCCGGCACTTCATTTACAGTAATTGGATCTATATTTCAGGCTAAATTATCGATTTGGGCTATAAGATTTTTAAAATTAGCCTCTGTAATTGCATTTTCTCAATTTGGCAAGATATTTAACGTAGGTTTTCCTAAGGCTGGAACTTGTTCTATTCAATATTCTCTGCAAAGTGCTGGTATTGATTCTGTTCATTGGGCACTTAATGTGCGTAACAGGGAGTATTTGCACCATGTGAACAGATACAAAGCTTCTTTGGTGTGTGTCGGATCACTAATTCAATGGGCAAAAAAGGAAAATTTACCACTTTTGCATTATATGCCTGACTTTGAAGCTTTTACTCAAATGGACACAAGTTCCTCTGAAGAATTGTGCTATTGGCCTCAGTTAGTAGATGTACCTACTTTGGATAAGCAATATCCAAATAGCAAGTTTATTTTCAACACTCGTCCTTTGGACAAGTGGATTAGTTCTATCAATCGATGGTACAACATGAGGGGTAAGTTAATTTCTTTAGATATTCCTGGATTACCAAGAGGGGTGGGCGGTTTAGATAAAGATTTGATCAATTGGCACAATTGGCAACAGAAGAATATGGTTGACTATTTTGGTGGAGAAAATGAGAAATTTATTATTTTCGACATTGAAAAAGACAATCCCCAAAAGTTAGCCAACTTTGTGGGTATCAAGAATATGGTTTGGGAGAAAAAGAACGTTAATACAAAACGTCCTGAGAAATCTTAGTGATTGCCAAAAATCCCTGGACCTGTATTTCCATCTGCCCCTAATCCAACTGGTAGTGCATTAGGGGTTTTTTGTGCAAAATCAGCATATGGTTGGTTTTGCACATTTCCAAGTCCAGTTTCTTGATTTTGGACATTATTTGCATTTTTGATTTTTTCCCATTTTGCTTCAAAATTCTTAAATAATTTTAAGAATTTTTCTACTTTTTCGCCGCCTTTCTCAGGTAATTGATTTTTGAAATGAGCAATTCCAGAATCAATGGCTGAGATTTTGTCCTGATCCGGCTCCATTTTCATGGGTTGGGTATCTACTTGGGGCTGTAATCCGGTTTGAATTATTGCATTGGATGCAGGAGCATTCGTGTTGTTATGAGGATACATGTCTGGCATTTGGGAGCCCATGCTAGCTTCAGCTTCTAACCAAATCTTGAATTTATTCAATTTTCCCCCAATTTTGTAACTATATTAAAAAATACACCTGTACGTATTTAGTTTATTTGTGTAAAATTAATTTGGAATGAGACAATCAAAAGATCAAATTTTGTTCGATGTACATAATCATTGCATCAATTTATCCTTGAGAGATATTTATCTCCATTCTTTTTATGATAAGGAGAGCGATGGAGAACCAGGGGTAGAATATCGTATGGCTACTACATTTACTAAAAATATGTACATTTTGGATCAAAATCCATTTAAGCCAATTTTGGTTCATCTTCATTCTGTCGGAGGGTGTTGGTGGAATGGCATGGCAATTTATGATGTAATACAATATGCTACATCTTATATTACAATGCTTTGTTATGCTCAAGCGTCTTCGATGAGCGGGGTGATTTTACAGTCGGCAAGATGTCGAGTTATGATGCCAGATGCTCATTTCATGATGCATCATGGAGTTATTGGAGCAGAAAATCATCCTATGGCTGTAAAATCAGCCGTAGATTTTGAAGCAAAAATGTGCAATCGTATGTTACAGATTTTTGCTCGTAGAGCCGTAGTAGGACCTTTCTTTAAGAAAAGAAAGTCAACTACAGTTCAGGCAATCTACAATTTTTTTGATAAAAAACTTAAAGATAAAATCGATTGGTATCTAGATGCAGAAGAAACTGTATTTTTTGGATTAGCGGATTTTGTTCTAGGACATAAGCAATATCCAACAGTTGCTTCTTTAAGAGAAACATAATGACTGAATTTAATGAATTAGAAAGAAGAGAAAGACTCAGTCAATCTGATGCTGATGTCAAAAAGGCAATAAAATCATTTAAACACTATGACCTGATGCCGTTATACGAATTGTTGAAAATCAATAATCCGAAACAAGTTTGGTTCTCTGACTTGTATCATACGAAAAAGGATTTTGAAGCCGCAGATATTGCCTTGAGATATTCTGGCAGAGAAGTTTTAATACAAGACAAATCAAGACATTCTGGTAAAGGCTGCGATTTAGGAATCGAATTTGCCAGAATTTATTGTTTTATAGAGAATTACGCTGATCGTCATATGATTTTTGATGGTGGCAGAGATGTTCATTTGGTGAAACCCAGACCGATTGAAGTCTGTACTGAATTTCCATGTTCAGATTGGATTCCAGAAGATCTTCAGGGTATTTTACTGGCTAAAAGAAATTGGGATCATTCTGTTGCAAAAAATCATTTTTATTTATTGCACAAGAAAGATGATGATGCCTATTATTGGATCAAGTCTAATTCAGTGAAGATTTTAATCAAAAGTTTATTTAAACAATGGATTTCGTCTTGTTATAATCATTTAGATATGTTAAAAGCATTATTCATGCAAGCTATAAAGACGGGAAGGATTAATGAATTATGCCGTCCAGGTCTTGATGTTTATTGCAAAAGGGATGGCGATTTAAAGTCTGTTATCTTTAAAGATAAAGATAAATCCTGTCATTATTGTAAAAACATCGCTTATATTCGTTTTGAAAAATTATTTAAAGAAGGTATTGATTGGGTAAAAACCCAAAGGAGAATTTAAATGTTATCACCTGAATTATTATTGTCCGACAAGTTTGCAGAGTTTTCTGGTCAAATCACCGCTTTGCACGAACGTAAAAAGCAATTAATTGCTGAATTTAAAGCTTTATATGAAAAGCACAAGGCAGACTTGAAAGCGATTGATGAAGAAGTTATAATCTTGCAAAACAGTTTTGATGACTGGGCCGAACAACAAGCACCAAATAAAAAGCAGTAACTTATGAATCATCCGGTTTGTGGATTTGAACACCTTCATCGTCATACCTCATTTTCGCTCCTTGATGGGTTTGCTACAGTTGCCGAATATGCGGAACGGATGCCGCAATTAAATCAAAAACACCTATGTGTTACTGATCACGGAGTAATGGGAGCGGTTCCAAGCCAAATTACAGAATGTGAAAGACATAATCTGCATCCAATTTTTGCTATGGAAGCATATGTTAACGATATGCAGCCTGAAGTTCAGGTACGTCAAGAATCGGCTGATTTTCGCAAGGATTTGCCAGAACATCTGCAAAAGAAATTTGATAAGTCTTGTCACTTAACAATTCTTGCTGCAACAGATGAAGGTTATTCTAATTTAGTACAGGTTTCATCTTGGGGTTGGATTCATGGCTTTTATCGCAAACCACGAGTTACTCGGGAAGTCTTAAAAAGACACAAAAAAGGCTTGATCTTTCTAAGTGGATGTGCAAATAGCGAAATTGCCAATGCCTTAATGAATGATGGCGAAGATGCAGCAATGGATATGGTACGTTTGTACCAAGAGATGTTTTCGCCTAATTTCAGACTTGAAATTATGATGTTGGATTTTAAAGGTCAAAAAGATTACAATTCATTTTTGATCAAAGCTCATGATAAATTTGGCGTTCCTTTAGTACTGACTCAAGACACTCATTATTGCATTGGCGCACATTCTCTTAATCAACGTTTGATGTTGATGCAAAAAAACAAAAGGACCATTCAAGAAGTTGAGGCTATGATCAATGCAGAAGAAGATGCATTCGAACTGCAAGATTCTAATTTATGGATGAAAAGTGAAGATGAGCTTAACGAAAAGTGGGAAAAAGATTATCAAGATAATATAGATTACGAATTGTTCAAACAAGCCAAATTAAATTCTGTTAAGATTGCTAAATCGTGTAAAGGCGTGCAGTTAAATAGAGAAATTAAATTTCCTAAGGTAGATGCTCCTGATATGATTTTGTGGCAAGAAACTCAAAAAGGATTGAAAGCTAGAAGATGTCCTGATACTGAAGAATATAGAAATCGCATCAAGGAGGAATATGAGCTTATTTCCAAAAAAGGATTTTCTAGCTATTTTTTGATTCAAAAAGAAATGATTGATGAAGCGAGAAGTGCAGGGAAGGAAATTTTAGGTTTTGGAGATGGCTCGGAGTGTGTTGGTCCAGGGCGAGGAAGTGTTTGTGGCAGTTTAGTAGCTTATTGTTTGCGACTACATGATGTAGAACCGATCATACACAATTTAAGCTTTAGTCGATTTTTAAGTCCTGCTCGTGGCGGTCTTCAAATGAAGGTGAGATTTTCTGGCAAACCAATTAAATAAAAAAACCGCCCACGAAGGGCGGTTTTCGCAAACAATGATGCCTACCAGCGTCTCATCATCATAGCATTATTGAAATTTCTCATAGCGGGAGCTTGTGGCATTGAGGGCATGCCTCCCATTGCCGACATATCTCCTGGCATCATGCCTTGTTGCATATCTACTCCTGGCATTGGTTGTTGTGCCGCTCCAGGGAATCCTGACATAGGAGGCATTCCAGGCTGTCCTGGGGTGCCCATTGGTGCATCCATTGGCATTTCTTCCATCTCTTCTTCGCCCATGCCTTCTGGATTTTCCATGTCTTCTTCTTTGTCTCCGTCTTCATCCTCTTCGTCTTCTTCGTCGCCAATTTCTTCATCATCAAGATCATCAAAGTCTAAATCCTCGTCTTCTTCGTCTTCATTTTCTTGATCGGCGTCTTGAAGATTTTCTTGGCTTTTTTGTCCAAGATCTTGAACAAATGGAGCAGCTACTTCTTCATTCATAGCTTTTACTAGTTTGTTACAAACAACTGGTCCATATTCACGATGGGACATAACTTCTGAAATATATTGATAGGTTGCTTTGTGTTGTAGCATTTCTGCTATGACACTGGAGAGCGTTCCACTATTTTTTAGCTCATGTACCAATTGTTCTGCAAATAATGGATTGGACTTCAAATTGTCAACTACCATTTTGGAAAGTTGAATTTGCTCCATGGTATAATAGCTTTTGGATGGAATTTTGAGAACTTTGTCGCCCATATCGCCTAAACCTGTTTTGGCATTTGCTTTGTTTTTTCCTGTGGCAACATAAGGATTTTTATGTCCTTTGGGTGCTTTTGGTGGCGTTTTGGGATAAACATTATCTCCTTTAACGCTAGTTGTTACTTTGCTATCGAGAAATTCTCTATATATCTTTTTCATTCTTAACCTCTTGTGGCATTATAATTGCTAAAATGATGTAAATTACTAGAGGAAGCCCTGCTCCTAATAATGTCAATATAACTAAAAGCAGGCGAAGTCCGTTAGGATTAAGGTTGAATTGTTTTCCCAATCCCGAACACACTCCAAACAACATTGCGTTTTCCATGTCTTTTATCATATGTCCTGCCTTGTAAATTTGTGTACTTTATTTATGATTGATAATTATATTTCACAACCAAATTCCATAACCTTTTCTTGGATCGGCATTTATCCACTCATCATAAATATCGAAAATATGAGCCCCGCCAACCACACCCTGTCCTGGCTCTAAGACAATAAATTGTCTACAAGCAAAATTATCTTGAAAATATGTATATCCTAAAGGTTTAGAAATTTGCCAAATTGGTATCAATTGATTGGCACTATAAACATTTTGAGTGCCTGTTCCATTCAACTGAATGATTCCAAATCCATTCGTAGCTACACCTATGTAAGTATATTGAATATTTCTTAAATCGAAATTTCCAGCCACCTTAACAGTGCTTGTGCCCCAATAAATGCTGCCTCCAGTACAAGTTAGATTGCCAGTGATGGTAATTTGTCCTGTTTTAAAATAAGCGATTCCGCCAGTTTGAAAAGTGAAGTCTCCAGTCGTTAGATAATATCCGTTGGCATCTAAAGTGTTTGAACCAAGAGTGATACTTTCTGCAACCGCACTTCCGTTTAAAATACAAGTTGCTGTTCCTCCTCCATCAAAATATACAGCGTTGCCACTATGAGGTATTCCAGCACCTCCTATTCCATTACTTACGTCTGACCAATTCCAACCATTGTGCCAATTTGTATCAGAATCACTAATCCAATAACGATCATGTGCTGGAGAAATACTTGGACTGGCACTGGCACTTGGACTTAGGCTCGGACTGGCAGAAGGACTCTTACTGGCCGAAGGGCTTAGACTTGGACTTGTACTGGCTGAAGGACTTAATGAAGGACTTATACTTGGACTAGCAGAAGGACTCTTACTAGCAGAAGGGCTTAAACTTGGACTGACACTAGCAGAAGGGCTTAAACTTGGACTGACACTAGCAGAAGGGCTTGTTGAAGGACTTATACTTGGACTAGCAGAAGGACTCTTACTGGCAGAAGGACTTAAACTTGGACTTATACTGGCCGAAGGACTCAATGAGGGGCTGATGCTCGCAGAAGGGCTTAATGAAGGACTTTTACTAGCCGAAGGACTCAATGAAGGGCTGATGCTTGCAGAAGGGCTTAATGAAGGACTTGTACTAGCCGAAGGACTCAATGAAGGACTTGCACTAGCAGAGGGGCTTAGTGAAGGACTTGGGCTGGGACTTGTACTGGCCGAAGGGCTTGCTGAAGGACTCATACTAGAACTAGAAGATAGTTCTAATAGTTCTAAGCTGCCATCTCCACCTTTGCCTCCAAGGCCAACATTTCCTGGCATAGTTCCAGAGCCACCACCGCCACCACCACCACCACCTTCTCCGTCTGATCCGTTGGCGAAAGCTACTCCACCAGTACCACCACCTTCGAACCCTCCAGCACCACCAACCCCAGAACTGCCTGCCGATCCATTAGTTGTATTTGTTCCGCCAGATCCAGCACCACCACCACCACCACCAGAGCCTCCACCTGGATCGCCGCCATCGCCACCATGGTAGGTTCCATCGCCACCTAGACTATTATCTCCAATCGTTCCGCCACCGCCTGCTCCTATCATTTTGGAAGGATTGTCAATTCCTTGGATATCTGTTCCATTGGCCCAATTGCCAGCAGTAGCACCGGCACCAACGGTTATTGTGAATTGTTCGCCTTCTGTTACAAGCAAAATGCCGTCATTCCAACCGCCACCACCACCACCTCGTCCACCAGCACCAACTGTACCATTAGATCCGCCAGCACCAGCACCTTGGCATATGACGTAAATTGAATCAACGCCTGCGGGGACGGTATATGTGTAGGTTCCTGGTGTGTATAGCGTCATTAAATATGCCTCTTGATTATTTATGCATTTGATTTATGATTTACATTACTACATTAAAGCACTTATGCAAATCGATCCTAATATTGAATGTGTCAAAATTCATGGATTGCAACGATCTGGGACCAATTATCTAGCTCATTTGATTGCTAATAATTTTGAGGACACAAAATTGTTGGTTAATGTGGCTGGTTGGAAACATGGCCCCTATGTTGCTCCCTGGATTTTAAATAAAGAAATTCATGTTGTGGTGATTATTAAAAATCCATATTCTTGGCTTGTTTCTATGTATGATTACTGGGGGCCAAATAGGAAATTGAGGATAGGGCCAGATCTTGCTGGAATTTCCTTTGAAGATTTTGTCACACAGAGAGCGATTTTTGAAAGACAAAAGGATATTCCCTATTTAATCAGAGCGTCCAACCCCGTACAGCATTGGAACAACATGAATTATCATTGGTCTAGCATTCGTATGACACAAAAACAATTGTGTTTTGTTACTTATGAAGCATTGTTAGAAGATCCTAAGGTTACAATACATCAAATTTCTTCGGTTTTAAATCTGAAGGAAAAATCGGAGTTTGTTGGCTGTTCTCAAACCTTCAAACCTTCAGGAGAACAATTGACAATTGAAGAAGATGAATTCGACAAAAAAGATTATTATTTAAAGGAAGAGTATTTAAATAGATACACTCCTGAATTGTTAGAGTTTGTTAATTCTCAATTAGATATTGAATTGATGGTGAGTTTTGGATATAAGTTAATGTGGAAATAAAATGATATTATTTTTTAACTCAGAAGAACAAATTGCTGCTTCTCATGAAGAATATGGCTATGTCTACGAACATACATTTGATAAATTTGATGATACCACTAATACGATTTACTTCACAACTCCCTGTGATCATGATCGTCGGGTAAAATCTTTAGAAAATAAAAAAAGCAATACCAAATTAAATGTTGTTAATCCCTATTCGATTGCTAGTTTGCCTGTTTTTCCTAAAAACATTGGATTTATTGAGTTTGATGAAGTAGTGGATATTTTGTCTAAAGTGGAAAAAATTGATATTGGTATTTTGAATGCTATGTCCAATGCTATCGGGGATCATTTAATTGGAATGCAAGCTTTTGCTTATTTCCAAAATAAGCTGGCCGAGACATTTCCAGATAAAGAGATCAAGATTTCTTTGTATCAATTTAACCCCTACCACGTTCAAAGTATTACTGTTCAATGGCAAGGTAAATTTCAACATGTTTTTATGTTGCCGAATCGAGTCTCTAAATTATGTCAACATAATGCCTTTATTGATTTGGGGACTTTATTGTTAAGAGAAAACTTTGACAATCAACCAATGATTGATTTCTTTTTAGGAGCATTGTCTATTGATCCTTCAACGGTTCCTGTTGAGGCAAAACGTGTTAAATATCAGGTCAATCCACAGGCCAAGAGACAAGCACAAGATTTATTTGTTGTTTTGAAATCTTCAAAAAGACCTATTTTATTGTTTCATAATACATCTACTAGTCCAATACGTTCTATCAATACAATTGAATCAATAAGAATCATTAAGGAGATTTTAAATAAATCTGATTATTTTGTAGTAACTACATCACATTCTGATTTTCAACATCCTCGTTTCTTAAGTTTGTCTAAATATTCGCAAAGATTAGATGATTTTGCAGCGATAATTTCTCAAGTAGATGCCATTGTAACTGTAGATACTTCAACTTATCACATTGCAGATGCCTTCAATATACCTACAGTAGTATTGTTTACTAGCATTCAACCAGAGTATAGAATTAAATACTATCCTTATACACGAGCGATAATGCTAGAAGAAAAAGATGGTTTATTATGGGGAAGACACAAGATTGAAAATACAAAGTCTGAGACTCTAACACAATATGTCGATCAATTGTGTAAAAAAATTGATGTAGATCAAGTCTTACAATTAATTGAAGAGGCTAAAGTTGCCGCTTTTTAATGATTTCGGCCATCACATTTTGTGCTTCTAGATAACCGTCAATGCATTCGCCGCAATCCATCCACTTGCCTTGCAATTCTACTATCTTCAATTGTCCTTTTTGCAAAAAATGCGAATTCACATCGGTGATCTCTAATTCTCCACGAGAAGATGGAGAAAGTTGCTTGATGAAATCCCAAACCGTGCTGTCGTAGAAATACAATCCGGTTGCGATTAGATCAGAAGTGGGATTCTTTGGCTTTTCCACGATTTGTAATACTTTCCCATTTTCGTCTTGGACAATAACGCCATATTGTTCTGGGTGTTTGACATGTGTGCCAAAGATGATTGCTCCTACAGGATTTTTCTCAAAATCTTTGACTACATTTTCGAAGGTGTTTTCGAAAATGTTATCTCCCAACAACAAAGCAACAGGATCGTCTCCTGCCCACTCTTCTGCTAGTCCCAAAGCATCAGCAATGCCTCTTGGCTGGGATTGGTATCGATAGTGCAAATGCTTCAGACCAAATTCTTCGCCGTTTCCTAGCACTCTTAAAAAATCGCTAGCTGAATTTCCTCCACAAACAATCAAAATATCTGTAATGCCAGAATTAACCAACAATTCAATGGCATGATAGACCATTGGTTTGTTGTAAACTGGCAACAAATGTTTATTTGTAGGAATGGTGAGAGGTGAAAGTCGTGTTCCACTTCCGCCAGTTAGAATAATGCCCTTCATTTTACCTCCTGAATATATTTAATTAAATCATGATTTATACTATCAAACACTGAGCCCCAATCTTGGAGATTTGTTTGTCGATATAATTTAACCGAAGGATACCAAGGTGTTTGATCTCCTGATATGCCAAATCTCCAATCACAAAGATAAGGGCTTAAAACCCATACATTTTTTCCCATTGCTGCTGCTAATGGAAAAACAACTGTTTCCACAGTAATGATCAAGTCCATCGAATTAATCATCACCGCCAAATCATAAATGTCATTGATTCTTGGTCCTAATTCAATGATATTTGGGTCATAAACCGGCTCGGAATTATGCAGATTATACAGTTGTACGTTTTCATTTAATATCTTTTGAAACCATTTAGGATTCACATTTCTGCGAATATCATTAAAACTATTAGGATTGCCTTTGGCAATTATTCCAATTTTAAAGGAGTCAAGTTCCCATTTTGTCTCAATATTAAAAGTATTCGTTTGAGGTATTGGCTCAAAAATCTTGAGCAATTTAGGCAAACTCATACTGGTAGTATGAAAATCAAATTCAGGCATACAGTCTGTACTGATATGTTCTTTGGGAATGGTTTGGAATCCTTGCAAATTAAACAATTTTTCTAATTTTCCAGCACAACTTAGTACGATCTGGCAATTAAACCTTTTTTGTAATTCTTGAATGTAAGGAACGAACATGATTTGATCGCCTAAACCCTGTTCACAAAAAACCAACAATCTTTTTCCCTCTAACGAGGCTACTCCGTCCCAAGCTCGATCTTTGAAGATTCTACGATAGGCAATCATGGTATCGTATAGATCAAACCTTTTTTCATAGAATTCCCACATTTTTTCGTATTGTCTTAAATGCATAAGACATCTAAGAATACAATCAAAAGTCATACGGGAAGGAAAGTAGTCATAGGACTTCATAAACATATCCAAAGCTAATTGGATACGTTTGCCGTCTTGGAATTGCATAGCAGCATTGAAGCATTGTTCTGCTTTATCGTCATGATATTGCTCTTTGAGTATTTTAAGAGCTTTTCGCATCAATACTTCTGCTGATTCAAATTCGGATTTTTCCTGAAAATTTACCGCTTGAGTTAATAATTGAATAGCTTGCTGCATTACATATAGTAGTAATATGTTTATTGAATCAAGCTTACAAGACCTTTATTTATCAACTGTATCAGCATTTCCACAATGTGGGCTGAGACAAAACGCTACACACCCAATTATCATTAAAAACTTGACCTGGGTGCCATTTTTAGGTCTTAAAACTTTATTTGTCAAGAGTTTAGCTCAAAATGAAGAGCGTGAGTATAATCCCATTATTCTCTTTAAAAATGTCAATTATGATGGCAACGAAGTGCTTTTAAAGGCCAGTGATGGTAAACAATACAACTTTGACAGAATTTCTTTAGAAAATTCAGATGTTTTAGTGCGGTGCAATTGCAAGGATTTTTCTTATAGATTCAATTTTTACAACCATTTGGACAAATCATTGTATGGCAGAAAACGTACCAAATACGAATCAAAAGGTGGTCCTCCAGCTAATCCAAGTGAACTACCTGGAGCTTGTAAACACTTATGGAAAACCGTCCATGTTTTAAAAGAGGCTAAAATCTTTGTTGAATTTTAGTTGCTGGTTATTCTTTTAAAATATGAAAATTACTCCTATTGCTGTAAAGTCGCTTTTAGAAATTATGGACGCTAGAGGTCTAAATACTAAAGAGTGGTGCCTGGAAATACGAATTTTAGATAATGGTGTTGTAGGCATTGGGTTTAACAAGGTGGAAAGGGATTTTATTTTTGGGGATTTAGGCATTGCCATTGATGAGCGTGTGGACACAGAAGGTTTATTAATTGATTTAGGAGAAATAGATGGCAAGAAAGGATTGATATTTTCGTCGGAGCAGGAATAAATATATTTAGAGGTGTTTATGAATCAAAGAACTCTTGTTTTAATATTCTGCTTAATTGCTTGTGTTTATGGAGTTGTTGTTGGTTACGATCTGGTGAAAAAGGCTCGTGCCAAGCAGACTCAATCGGGTCAAAAGTCTAATTGGGAATGGAGTAACGATTGGAATAAGATTACTCCTGAGGCTCCTAAAGACGAAAAGCCAAAAGATCTTCCTATTCCTGAAGATCCCCAGAATCCCTCAGATATTTCTGTGAAAGATTATCAGGATGCGATCAAAAAGTCTGAAGAGTATGGAATGCCAATCTTGTTATTTTTTGAAGCAGAGTGGTGTACATGGTGCCAAAAATTGAAAAAAGAAACTCTTACTGATTCAGATGTAAAAATTGCACTTAAGAATTATTTAGTGGTCAATATTGATGCTGACAAGAACAAGGACTTAGTGAAGGAATTTGAAGTAAAATATCTTCCTTATTATGTTATCACCAATGCTCAGAAAAAGAATCTTAAGGCAGATGGCGGTTTTAAGAACGCCAAAGACTTTGTTGCTTGGTTAGACAATCCTAATTTATACAAACAACCCAAAAAATCTTTGCCTAAGAGTGAAATTCAGCCTGAATCGCCAAAACCTGAGACTCCTGATTCAGAGTCTCCAATTCAGAAAAGCCCTCGTAAGAAGCTGTTGAACTGTAGTCCTGCTCAGGTGTACTATACAGTTCCTGAAAACGCTTCATATATTATGACAGAAGAAACTCCAATTCAAGCTTCATATATTCAAGCAGAAACGTCTAACAACGTTTATTACTATGTTCCAAACACTGTTTATTATGGAGGCTTTAGATCTGGTATAAGATCTGGTTTTCGTTTTGGTGGTTGTAATATTGGCGGCTGTAATTAACTTAATATTAAACTTAAGTGAGTTTCACCAACGTCAGATAAGATAGTTAGACAACATTCTCTGGTAAAGTTGTCAAAGCTATCTATATGCCATTGATCATCATTTAATGATTGTAGGTATGTTTTAATAGAAGAGTCATCTGAAAAATATGCCAGTAGCGTGCTTTTGCTGATATTTAATCTATTAATACATGCAGTTCTTTTTAAAGTTGTAGTAGACATACTATGATTATATAGAAACTGAGGATATAACTTTGGAAGACTGTTATTTTTTTGTCGAAATAGATTCAG